TAGAATAGACATACATATATAGGTGTCTGTTTTGATAATTTGTTTGTTACATTAAATAAAAATCAGGAAAGTGGCTATTATATGCTGTTGCTATATAATAGTCGCTTGCGACTCTTTGTATTGTATAAAAAAGATTGCAGACTGCTTGCAATTTGCAAATGAATAAAATTTTTTGGAATGGTTCGGGAATGCATCTTGACAGATATTTGTTGATATAGTAAAATGATTTTTACTAAAGCAGTTGCTTACAGGGCAGCTCAGTACAACGGGGTTGTACTGGTTTCGACGGGCTCACTGAAGATGGAGAAGCTGTTCGTGGTCGGACACCACGTAAAAAGTTCGACTTAAATTTAAACGCAGAAGATAATTTTGCATTAGCTGCCTAGTTGCAGCTCATCGGTCCTCATAACCCACGATGAGGATTACCGGTGTCAACCTTGTGGGACCCTCTAATGTCAAAGCTTTGAGACATTAGAACATTTATGAAGCTACCAAAAGCTGCAGCTTGTTAGTGGGCGTCAGCCGGAGGGAATGTTAAATCACTGACTATAACAGTAGAAGTACATTGAATCTGGGTTCGGACCGGGGTTCGACTCCCCGCAGCTCCACTGCCTCAAAGCATTGAAAATACGATGTTTTGGGGCTTTATTTATATTAAATATCAAGAAAAATATCGTTTTAAACCATTTCAGACCGTTTTAAACCATTTCAAACCGAAATTTTTGTGGTCAAAATTGTGGTCAAAATAATACAACAACACAAGGATAATATAGAAATTAGAAATAAAAGAATTTAAAAAATTTAACATAAACATATTGACAATATTAATAAAAAGGTTATATGCTATCTGTATAATTATATACAGGGAGGTAACTATATGAGAAAAATTTTAAAAGGTTTATCAATTTGTTTATGTTTAGCATTGGTTAATGTTTCAAGTTTACCTAACGTTACAATTAACAAAGCTGAAGCAAAAGTTAAAAAACCAAAATTATCAAAAACAAGTTTAGAATTAAAGGAAGGGGATAGTACAACGTTACGTCTCAATAATGCTGTTGTTAAAAAAGTAAAGTGGTATTCTAGTAATAAAAAAGTTGCTACTGTTAGTAGCAAAGGAAAAATAAAAGCTATATCATTTGGAAATGTTATTATCACAGCTAAATATAAAAACAAATCATATAAATGTAAAATAACTGTTGATAAAGCAGTAGTCAAAAAACAATTAGATATAAAATATATTAGTTCAGAGATTATAGCTCATACAGAAGATAATTGTGATGTAATAAAATATACAAATAACAATGATTATGATATTGATATGACATTATCTATAGAGCAATATGATTCAGATGGTAACGTAATTTCTACACGTAGTAAAATAATAAAGTGTCAGAAAAATAGTGTTACATATTCATATTGTATACCTCATGAAAAGCAAAATGTGATATCTATAGAAGAAACACAAGATATCACCGATATTAGCTCGTTAGAGACAAAATATGAAATTGAAAAATATCCAAATCATGATGATTATTATAAGTTATCTTATTATGTAATCAATCCAGATAGTAAAAATGTTTCATGTAATATGATTATGATATATTACGACAAAGATATGAATGCACTGGGTATAGATGGTATAGATTCAGCTTTAATTCCAGCGAAGAGTAATATTCAATCATCATTTGATATAAACAAAAGAGTAACACACTTTGAAATATTGTTAATACCTTGTGGAATACAAAAATAGAAAATTTGAATCAAAATCGTAAAAAATAGGGAATAGAAGAGTAATTAAACTCAACTATTCCCTATTTGAATGAAAATAGCTTCTATGTATTATGTATGGGAGAAAATACATAGAGAGCATATAGTTATAATAACATAATTTTAAATTCTATGTCAAGAATCTGTGACAGTGTCAACTTTGTATAAAAAACGATCGGTTGAAATTTTATAATCATTATTATAAATATAATTAGCATAATATATCTCATTTCCAATTTTATAATACATATTTTTTTGTATCATTTGATCGGTATATATCATATCTTTAATCATAAAATCGTAATGGGTTGTTAATAGTGGAATTTTATTATATCCTTTTCCAATTCCATAAAATTGATCGTATGAATCATATTTTAAAGAATTAGAGTCATAAGATGATAATGTAGGTAATGAACAATTATAAGAATAAGTAATATTATATAAATTGTCTTTTTCTATAAAATAATTTTGATAAGCTGCATATAGGTTTACCATAAAATATTCTCTTTTTGTTGCTATATGAATAGCTTTGGCTAAAAATATAACACCATATGTACGCTCTGAATCAGTTTCACTAAAAGCATCTATACATATTATATTTTCTGATCCACGTAAGGTTAAAGTAAAATTATAATCTGTTTGTGTTTTATTTGAAGTAAGATACCAAGAAGGATTATAATATTGTATCATCTGAGTAGTACCATGTATTACAATTCCTGGCTGAACACAATTAGACATATAACCCGTACCAGGTGTTCCTAACACATAAAACTTAAATCCATCTAACACAGTAATAGAATAATCAGCTTCATTTAATATTGGTTTATAACCACCATCTAATAATATCTGATAAATTGCTTCCAAAAATACTTTTGACCACAATGGAAGATGAGTAAAATTATAAGTTTCAGTTTCTAATTTAACTGGTAGTGCGATAGTTTCTGTAGTCGAACCTTTCAAATCTTCTGTTTCAGTAATATTTCCCGAAAAATTTGCTCGTATAACCATTTATAACCTCCTATTCTAAGTGTAAATATATTCTTTAATATCAATCTGTGATTTATCTAACAACTCAAACTCAGTAGTGTATTCTATATCATTTTCATCAATACTATAATACACATTGCCCAAATCATACCATGGACAAAATGTGGGTTTCTGATGAGTTTTAATATCACGAATTTTATCTCCATAATCATTTAAAGGCACAGAGTCAGCACACTCTACGCCTTTTTCAATAATAGCAGCCTGTATATCATCGACTGCTTTTTTGGTATATGTTAATTTATCTATAATCGTACCCATAATCACACAACCTTTCTATTGATTAAATCAACCAATTCTCCAACATCGCCTATAATTTCCATAATCACACGACCTTGATTAGCAGAAAGAGCAGAAGAGGTACTTGTACTTGTGCAATTGTCTATAACTCCAATTTCAGCTTCGGCAGATCTCCATGCAGGATTTCCATTTTCGTCAGTCTTCCAAATTTGATTAGGATGTCCCTTGCCTTTTTGAACATAACCTTCACTGTCTGCTGTATTAGCTTTCCAGGTGTCGGTGTCTGTGGTGATATAACCACTATCATTAGTTAATTCAGATAATTTTGTTGGAATTGTCGGCTTGCTTGTAATTTCACTCCATGTATAGGTTGGTTTACTTGCCGCTTTTGACCATAAAGGAAAATCTTTAATGTCGGCTACAACATGAGTATGTTTTTCTGTAGATATACCAAGAGCACCAATATCATCCGCAGTTACAGCACTCGTAGAATTAACATGACCCATATTATCTACACTGATTTTATATAAACCACTTATAGCAGGTGTATATGTTGGATGAATATATTTTGTGGCACCTTCAGCTATTCCATTGAGTTTCTTTTTGTCTTCTTTAGACATTAAACCATCCATCAAGACTGTAGCGAGAGGAGTATCAGTATCAATTGTGACGATTGTTTTATTTTTATCTATCCATAAAATCATAGTGTATTTTACTCCTTTCTGGTTTACGACTGTTTGATTAAATAAACTTTTTTAATCTGCAATTCATATGCTTGTAGAGATGACATCATACAACCTATTACCATATAGCCATTATCTTTTGAGACAAGTTTATCTTGATTAACTATATCAATTTTATTAAGTGATGAAATGGGATTAAATTCAACTCTATTTAATACCGTACCGCTAAATCCCGCCGAGCCTATCCCGTTATTTATCAGAATACTTATTTGATTGCTTTGTTCGTTAGAATCTGAAACATTATTTGGAGAATAAATATATTCAATAACAAGATATGAAGGAGATGTTTTACCAAGAATAGAAGACCAATTATTTGTGGATTGTATTTCAATATAATCATAACCACTATGGGTACCGCTTTCTGTTCGACAAATAGTTAAGCTTGTACTTTGTTTATTGAATTGTAAAATATTAGAACTAACATCTTGATCTGTACCTGATTGAGACAATATGAAAAATTGCCATCCACCAGATAAAGAGTTGCATTCATCTCCCTCATTATACAAGTAAATCTTTTCACCATCAGGAATAACTACTTCATTTTCTGATACTTCAACAGTTGTAGAAGGACTTGCTTTTAACTCATCCGTTTCTTTATATCTAACATAATAAGTTCCTGCTTCTACCGTTGTATTACCATCAGAACAATCCTTCCATGTAATATTATCACTTGAATACTCCATAGCTGTAGTAGTACCATTGATTTTACCAACTCCACCACTTACTGTCGGAGCAGATTGTTCACCTTTTTCTTCTTCCTGCTTAGATGGAGCAATCAATGTTATCTCAGTATTTTTGGTTGGACTACCAGATATGGTAATTTGATTTTCATTATTTCTAGCAATAACAATGCCATTGACAGTTCCAACACACTCATAATCATCGGGGAAATAATAACCCGAATTTGCATTAATTATTATTTCATCAATTGTTTTTGAGCCTTTTATATACTGTTTTAGACTACCAGATGTTTCAACTCGTGTCATATTGTTTGCAAGGGTCACATTTACACAATAAGGATTAGTGGCATTACCGTTGTCACTTTCGCCACCCTCCGCAATTAAAACTAAAGTTCTAGGTGTAATTTTCTCAGCATTATAATCTTTTTCAAAACTTGCATAATCTGTATAATATAAAATTTGTTCAAGATGCTGATCGAATAATTCCTTAATTATATTATAATAATACTGTGTATTTTGAATATCTTCATTCTTTCTAGTTCCAGTACCACCTACAGCATATGATTTTGCTTCAGTTGCATATTTCTTTGCATTATTTTCGCTGTCCTTTGCATTTAACTCACTGATTTTAGCATTTGTTTCACTATCCTTGGCATTCTTTGCCGATTCTTTAGCTTCTTGTGCCGATGCCGCTGCCTCCGCAACATATTCACTAATTTTCTTTAAAACAGACACGGGTAATGTTCCTTCAGCATCTGAAACACTTTTTATAATAAAAGGAAATGCTGATTTCCTCTGATTGTTTCTTGTATCAAAAAACGATACTACAAAACGAGTATCTCCTGATTCAAATAACATTTCTTTTGTTAAAGGAAAAGAAATACGATGTTTATCAGAATCAATAGTTACATGATTATATACAATAGTATTTCCGTTTTCAGTAACTCCATTAAGCACAGCTTGGTTAGCATCAATAGTATAAAGAGTATTTCCATCATAAAGGGTAGCAATAACAATTTCAGAATCATAATCACTCTGCATTGCATAAACATATTCAAAATTATTTGGCTGAGTCATGTTTAAATTTATTTCATGTGTTAATTGTTTCAAATTATCACCTCCAAAAATAATAAGAAAGCAGATGTTACTCTGCCTTCTTATTTGTTGTATTATTCTTTAAACTATCTTCATATGTCCTTTTTGCCTGTTCATATTGCTGTTTCTCAAGAGCAATGCATTGTTCATAAATATCTTTTAGAATAGGTGTTACAAAACAGGCAGGTAGTTTAGTATCGTTTATATCTTTAGCAATAGTTTCTCTTAAATCTTCAATTACAATCTGAATAGGTTTTTCCATTATTAATTTAATCCTTTCTTTAATTCTACAATTTCATTTTTTAAACTTATTATTTCATCATACAAAGCTTGTATAGCAGCAACCATAGGGGCTTCGAATTCATCATATTTTAATCCCCATGATAATTTTTCGTCATCTATACCTTCACGATAATATTCTTCATCAGAACCTTCTTTAACAACGGCTTCATATACAGATAAATCACCCATATGTAATTTTTTTGCTGTTTCGGCTACATGTTGTGCTCCAAATCCCATATGAATACGTTTATTTTTACTATTTTTAAAAGTATAATTTAATGGTTTTAAGTCGTTTATAAAATTCAACGCTTCTTGTTTATTTATTACACCAATCACTTCTTTAACTTTTAAATCGGATGTTTTAACACCATTCGTTGAGTAAATTGTATCCCAAGGGAAAGTAGTAGTTCCTACACTACCATAGCCAACCGTTGCATCAGTAGCTTTACCATTATCACATCTGATAACGGCACGATGGTCTGTTCCATTTTCACCATAGAATGAAATATGATGCCCCATATCAGAACCAGTACCACCAACGGAACAAAAGACAGACATTGCTAATCCTGAACCCAAATTCGTTACATATAAAGCAGGTGTACTTGTTGTGCTTCCTGTAATGCTCACGCAATCTTTTTTGTTGTCTACTTTAAATAAATAATCTTTTCGTGTAGATTGTGAACCAATAATACTTCGAGCGTATATACCATCAATACTAACATCAACATAACCTGAATTCTGATTATAACCATTCGTAGAATCATAACTTCCAAAAACAAATTTTCCATCAAGTAATCTTGCAGCTTTATTATTACTTCGTGACCATATATATCCGTCAGAATTAATTTCCATATATGAAGTGGAAGATGTGTCATTATATAAACTTTTTTCATTTATTTTCCAACCACCAATCGAACCTGTTGTACTATTAATATCTCCAGCAGTTAAACTACCATCTATATTTGCAGCTTTAACTTTTAAATTTTCGGCAATAACATTTGTAGTTTTAAGAGTATCTTCTGTAATAGATGTAACATTTTCATTACCATCACTGATATTAGCCCATTTTATCTCAACACCAGAACCAAGAGTTAATTTCCTTTGTCCATCTGTATTAAAGTCCAATAATCTAGCACCATTTGCGTTTATTGCCATTGAGCCATTTGAATATAAATGTACACCTGTATTGTCATTGCCAACAAGCACATCGCCACTAAACGTACCATAAGCACCAGTTACATCACCTTTAAAATATCCATTGTTAGCATAAATATCACCTGTAAATTCTCCGTTTCCTTTAATATACAAGCCACCATTAGGAGTGTATTTTAACAAATCAGAATTATTTTTAGATATAATAAATGAGGGGTCGTTTGCATTTAAAGAAATTTTATTATTTCCGTTTACAATCGTAAAACCATTATCATCAATAGTATATGTTCCTGAATTATTACCGATTTCCAGTCTTTCTCCAATTATCATTTTACCAATAAGGCATTGTGTTAAAACGCCATATCTCCATTTACCATTGTAATAAATTTTGCCAACAGCGGTATTAATCGTATTCCAATTATCATTCGTAAACACCAAAACATTATTGATAAGACGATATTGTTCGTCTTCATAGTCATTTAAATCATCATTCCACTTTCGTCCCAAAATTCCATGAGAGTCGATAGTAGTTACAATATTTTGTGCATTTTGTACCATCTCATTAACTGCAGCTAAACCTTGATCAATAAGTTTTCCAACTACAGTCTTTATATCTTTGTTATTTTTATCACTTTGTTTAACGACATATTGGTACGATGTTGCCATGGATTTTGCAGCATTGATAATACTTTGATAATCACGAATTGTAGTATCACCAACTAATGCGTCAGAAAACGTTACAGGTAAGTTTTCGATATCATCGTCAAATTTAAAGGTCATTTGAATAATACGAATTTTTACAGGAGTATCATCAATTGACAATCTTATAAAATTACCAAGGGCAAATTTTTCATAAATCTTATCATAGTCAAAATTTTTATCAAGTAGAAGATTACCTAAACTAACTGTACAAGAATATTGCAATTGGCAAGCTTTAGCAATTTCTTCTTTTGCATCAAGAATAAATTCATCTATATCTGATAATAAATCAGTGTCGTTATCTGACATTTCAGAAGTAAAATTTTCATTTTTATATACATCTTCTCGCTTAAAAGACAATAACTCAAAATATAATTCTTCTCCCAGATAGTTACGAAGATTACATGTTGTATTGATTTGTATAATTTCATCATTTACGACTTCAATCTTACGATTATAATCGTCTATATAACCTTGATATTCCTTAATTATAGTAGATATATAATCTGCGTAATCTTGATACTTTTTCAATAATTTATTTGTAATACTTAAACTTGACACGCTACCATTTTCAAGCAAATATTTTGTAGTTGGATCTATTGTTGAATTTAACTGATTTAAAATAACAGAGCATGAATTATATGCATCATAATAAGATTGAAGAGAAGTAACATTATACTCTTTGAAGAAATTCTTATAATAATCTTTATCATTTAAATGATTTGATACATTATCTGTATAATCACTATCGTGTTTTACCTTTAGATATGCTTGAGACTTAGCAAGGGCATAATCTAATTGACGTTTTAGATAATAATAATAGTCATTTGTATAAGCGTTTGATGCATTTGGTGTACTCTGATAACCTTTCTTAACAGGCAAAGTCCATGCACCAGTTCTTACATAATCTAAATCATTTCCGTTATCATCTGTATAATTATATCTATAAACATATAAATTGCCTGTCCACAATGTAATTACATTATATCCATCATCATTAGTTGTAGTGCATGATGTCTTATCGTTACCGCTTGAATCAAGCTCAAATTTAACTCCATAATCAGCAGGTAGAAGTAATTTAGCATAGTATAAAATACTCTTAGATAAAGTTGATAAAACGGTATTTTTATTAGCTATACAACCATATGTAATTTCTTTTTTTATAAGATTCCATGCTTCAGTAGCAGAAGTGATGGTTGTTTCTGCTTGTGGGAATTTGTTGTCTTTATAGTAAGAAACTTTGTTCGTGTACTCATTAAAATTATTCCAAAGAGTATTAAATCTACTTTGATAACTTTCAACAAGTTTAGTATAAGCAATATATTTTTCTCGAAGTTCATCGGACATATCATTTAACATTTCATTAGAAAAAGTCCAAATATAATTTGTACCGCCTATCAAACGCTGACCAACCATTTCAGTCATTGTGTCATCACCAGCTTCAAGCTTAAAACAGTTTTTTACACTATCTTTATCACCAGTTAATGTCATTTCTGTAGCAAGATTTTCAGTGTCAACATAGACAGAAGAATTATAACCATATCCTTGTTCAATATTATTGGATGGGGATGGTCTACCTTTTGTTTTACAATCTTGACATTCTGTACCAATAATATGATGTGAGCCACAAGTCATACAATGATCTTTTAAGTCATAAGCACTAATACTTCGTTTAAACTTATTAAAGATAAAAATACATCCAAATGCTTCAGAAACATCACCTGTCAAAAAGTCATAAATTGCACTATCAGTGCAAGATAACTCTCGATTCATTCTCCACAAACTATCATCAACATGATCTATAGTATAATGTGGAGCATAAGAGAGTATACGATGCAACAATGAATGTGCTGTATCATTTTCATTATAGAATAAAGTAGGTTTAACATCGGATAGGGCAGGAATAACAGTAGAAGTATAGTCCTCTTCAGTATTTATCTCAAGCCTACAGTTACTTTGTCCTAATTCAACTGAACATAAATCTTGTCCATGAATCTTTTTAATACTTGTATCTGTGTCAGTAATAGGTGCTTCAATTTCAAAAATACCAAAACCTTCAACACTTATTAAAGCTGTTTCTTTAATATGTTTCCATAAAGAATTTTTTCTACCGTTAATATATTTATGAGTGGTGAAAGAAATCTCATTTGGTTCATTTAATGCCACTACAATTTGAAGTTCTGTGACATCTTCAATTTGTCCTATTTTTTTTAATCTACGGTTTAATATATAAATGTTTGGAATGTTAATAGAGTTGTCAAGATTTTTGTTATAATGAAAAGAAAGGTTGCTATCTTTAAACACATTAGGCATAAATTACATCACCACCTTTCTAATAGTACGATAAGTTAAATGAACTATTGCATTACACCCCGAAACCGTAATTATATTTCTTCTCATATTATCCATATTTATCAGACGTATAGGCTTGTAATTATAATCATCTACGATTGTTTTTTCATGTGTTGCATTGTCAGTGTAGATTTGTTTGGTTAAACCGCTAACAACGATATTCTCGCCTGATTTACAGTTATTTATCTTCATATTCGAGTATGTACCCATCGAATATATATTCTCTAAATTGTTGCTGATTTCTAAATTACCAGCAGATGAAATACCGATTTCAATCTCATCAGGGATGATATACCCCAAGTCATCAGAGTCATTGTAAAGATTAAAAGGATTATTTGTTACTATGTCTGCTGTTTGAATATCTGAATACCCCCAAGGAGCATCGCAAGTCAATGTGAGAGTAGCACCAACAATTTTCCCACCAATTTTATACCATTGTAGTGCAACTTGTGCATTATAATAAACATCTTCATATCCATCAAACATAAATCTAAATAATTTATATCCGTCAGATCTCACTAACCATGAGTGAATAAAAGCTTGTTCTCTTGTAGATATTTCTCCAACTTCATGAGGGCATTTAAATTTCATGATTTGAACTGGGAAAGAGTATTGTGTATCATATTTTCGCCCCACATAATTCCAACGTTTTCCATTTATTGCCTTCGATGTATTGAAAGTAACTTCGCCACCACCAGCAACTTCATTATCATCACTATTGTTAAAATTGACAATTCTCCAATTCACATCCGTTAATTTTGTTCCATTAAATTCAAAATCTGTTGCCACCATTGGCAAAGTCCCTCCTTGTTTTATTTATTTTTTGAAAAATTTTCTTTTAGATTTCCTAACTTCCCCCATAAACCTCTTCATTTCTTTCTCATAACCTTCCCTTACATCTTCAAGCTCATCAATCAACTTATGGTATTTTTCCTTCAACTCTATAATTTCGTCTAAATTGTCCTGAGTTTCTTTTATATATTCATCTGAGATTTCCTGTGCTTTCTTAGCAATCTCTTTTGCATCACGGTCTTTAAGCATGTTATTCTCTCTGCGTAAGCGTTCAACTTCGGCAGTTAAAATCTCTATTTTTCTATCTTTACTAAACATTGATTTCTCCTTTTTTCTTAATTTTTTGCATAGAAAAACAGCCTAGCGATTATCTCACTAGACTGCCTTTGTGGATGGTAAATTAAATATTCTTTTTACATTTCTAATGGCATTCCCATATATTCGTCATATATCTCTTTTGCGTTATCTTCTATTGAATAATGCATAATAAATTCAGGAGATTTTTTAAGCATTTTATTAATTGTAGATTTAGCAATAATTCTTTGTGCTTCTAATTCTGTCATATTGTATTCCATAACCAATTCTTCCATTAACAGTAATTTAAACTTTTCTACATCTAATTTACTCATTAACAACATCTCCTTTCTGCTTATTTTCTACTTTAATTATAAAAATTTCTTTATATCATCCGTAATTGCACTATGGCTGTCATAAATAAATGTCACTGAATTTGCTTTACCAGCATCCAACAATACAACTTCATTTACTTTGTTCTTATTGTCTTCGATTATGTTTCCATCTTTATCCTTTATCTCACAAAGACAAAGAGCAACCATTGGTGTATCTGAAAAATCTGAATTTGCATGTACATAACCCTCATATATTTTATCAGTATACTCCATACGAACAATCATTGAATATTCTTTATCCAATAACTCATTCCAAACATATTGATTCCTGTTTTTCTGAATTTTCAAAAAATCAAGTATTTTAAGCATTGTCTGTGAACGAATAAACTTACCTATGAAATATGCCACAATTATTGATGACACTATAATACATATATTATCAGCATATGTGTTTATTGAAAATGGTATCATATGTGCTATTAAACAATAAATATATCCTATAACAAAAGACTTTAATATACTATGCTCAACATTTTCTTCATTTTTATTTAAAAGCACTAAATTCATAACATATATAAAGCAATAACCTACTACCAAATTTAAAAGAATACTTGGTATTAAAGATATTAAACTTGTCAAAATAATTTAATTCCCCCTTGTTGAATTATTTCCATCACCTGAATTTCTAACATCAGAAGGTTTGTGTAACGGTCTGGAAAATTTCAATTTTTCTGCCGTAACTTTCTTCTTATTATTTTTATTTTTATTATTTTTATTTTTATTATCTTGTGTTCCCATAACGTCCTCCTCCAATCATCAATACATCAATAATAATATTTACAATTATATACCAATATTCGACAATTATCAATGAAGAACATATGAATCAAATAATAATCATAACTTTCCTATAAACAGGAGAGTAGCACCGCCACCCTCCATAAAACTAATACTTCATTATACCAAGTTTATTCCCTTTTTTCATCTGACCAATAGCAACATCACGCAACATATCCTGCAATGAAGTATCTTGCTTAATGGCTTCTTTCATTGAAGCTGGGTCAGTCACGTTAGGAAACTCCATAGTATATGAAATATCACCAATATTTACTGAATTTCCACCATTTTGAACTTGCATATTTGCAGCCATGTCTGGTATTTTAGGCATATATTCTGACATACTCGGTAAGTAATCAGCTATATTTACAAGTTCTGGAAGGTTTTTCGTCCATTTTTCCCATAGGTTATTCTGTCTTGCTGTAAGAACCCTTTCTTTAGCTTGTACAGTAATCCAGCCATCATCTCCATTGTCTGTAGCAACTTTATTTAACTGACCTACAACACCTCCTGTTGAGAAACCAAGATGAGGATAATCTTTTTTTAATTTCTGATATACTTCATCGTTTTCACCATATCCACCACCAGAACCAACAAGTCCAACGGCTTTTGCAAACATATCAATATATTTCTGTCCATGATTACCTGTACCTGATTTAACAACAACACCATAATCAGCAGATAATTTCTTATTTAAAGCACTCTTAGAAGTCTCGCCTGGTTTGATTTTACGAAGTGGTTTATTTGTATCATTAGCACTTCCAGTGAGATTGTTTAATATCTTTTTAAGATACTTAGTCTCATTTTCTTTACTCTGTCTTTCAGCTTCAGCCTTTGCTTGTTCAGCATATGTCTTACTTTCACCAGCAGGTTTAGATTCTCCTGTAGGAGTAGTAAATCCACTTAACAAAGTCTCAATATCAGTTGAAAAATCCATATCCTGTAATTTTTCCAAAAGTGCATCTCTAAATTCCTGTGCAAGTTTCGGCTGTTTATCCAATGATGAATAAAGCATCTCTTTTGTAAGACCCTTTGGAATCTCTACACCCAACTTTTTAGCAAGATCCATTAAAGCTGAATCCTCAATAACATTACCAGTTTTATCATATACTAATTGGTTTATTTTATCAGTGCTCAGTCTGTTATACCACATATTGCCGTTTTGGTCTTTTCCTTCAACACCATGAATTTGATGTGTAGTTTCATTTGCGTTTTCATCGGCAATTTCTTTAAGTATATCTGTTAATGTCTTTTTAGTTTCGGTGTTCTTTGAATCTTCATTATTGGATTTGTTATCATCAGGTGCAGGAGGATTATATTCCTCATTCTTCTTATCCTCATCATAATGTTTATTCGCATTGTCAACAGCATTACTATCTTTGTTATCAACGGAAGAGAAGTCACCTTTTTCCATATCATTTTTAAGAATAGCACTAAGATCAATGTCCCATTTGTTTGCAAGTGATTCTAATACTTTAAGAACATCCTGTGTGTTTCCTTTTGCGCCCTCAATAAGTTTCCTGATAAGGTCGTCAACATCTTTAAGCTGTTCTTCTACAAACTTCTCATAATCATCCTGCATCTCATTAAGTATATCTTTTTGATCATTGATATACTGTTCATACTGAGTCTCATCCAAATCTTCCTGAGCTTTCTTTAAGTCAATTTGAAGTTTCTGAAGTTTTTGCCTTGCTTCCTCAGTATCATTACCCTGAAGTGCGGCAATTCTCTTCTTTATACTATCTATATTCTCTGTCTTTCCCTTGATAGACTTCTCATAATCATGAAGATTCTTTGCAGCGTCAAGTGCATCTGTATATTTTGATATTAAATCAGATAACGCATCTTTCTGAGCATTGTAACCTTCTTCAATGAGAGATTTAATAGCATCTACTTCAGAATAATAATTCTTGATCGACTCTCTCTGCTGTGATACAAGTTCTTTACGCTTTGTATAATACTCATCGTAACCGATTTCATGTTTAGCATATGAGGCATCAAGTTCTGCAATAGCTTCATTATATTTGTTATTCAAAGCTATATCATTACTCATTTTTGTCAAACTAAGTCCAAGCCTAGATTTGCCTGCGTCAGTCATATTTCCGTTGTCGTCATAAGCATCCTTATAACTAAGAATATCCTGATAAAACTCAGCTTCATCGTTTAAGTCACTAATTGCAGTACGAGCGTGTTCTTTAAGTTCTGCATTAGTTTCACGAACCTTTTGCAAGAACTGTTCCTGAGAGAGAGTAGCAGCATCAATATTCTTTTCAACACTGGATATAGCATCGACCATCTCATAATAAGAATCTGTACCTACCTGGATTGTTCCGTTATCTAAACCTTCCTGCAATTTATTCTTCAATGCTGTCAATTCATCAGTATTTTTAGCAATAGTTTCACCACTGATTTGTGCAAGTTTTTCATAATAACTAGCATTAGCTTTATATCCCTTTGTTTCCAGAATAGAGATTGCATTTTCAATATGGTCTGATTTTGCTTCAATATCAGATATACTTCTTTCAAAACCAGTTTGAATATTTGTAAACTGTGTCTTAAAGTTTTCAGCCTTATTGGTTTTATTCTCTTCAACAGACTTATTATAATCAGCTTGGTTATTTTGTAAAGCTTTGACATAACTGTTATATTTAACAGCTTCCTTATATTGCTTGGAATCTTTACCATAGATACCTTTTATTGCACTAAGTTGGTCTTTAGTAAGAAGTTTACCTGCTGTTACCTTTATCTTAGAATGTTTATTTATCCAAAGTGCAGAACTTTTTACATTCTGTTTATCCTTCTTTAAAGCAGACTTCTTTTCAGACAATTGGTCGTCAAGATTATCATTCATCTGGTCAAGAATTTTATTCTTACCATTAACAGATGTTCCATTTGATAATTTTGCCTGTAAAATATCGTATGTGGTTGAAAGCTTTTCAATTTTTGCTGTTGCTTTATCCCATGGGAGAGAAGCAAGTGACTGTGCATATTCATACAACTTAGATTCAGCGTTGAAAATACTTGTGTTAAAGTTATCAATCTGTGCTTTTGTTGTTGCATCAAAATCAGCAAGAGCAGATTTTCTTTGAGATTTAGAAACTCCACTTTTCTTTAAGCTGTTATTGAGTTGCTTTCGTGCAGACTTTCTTTCCTTATCGTATGCTTTTTTCTCAGCAATATATTTATTGATTTCAGATGATGAACTTGTAAGAAGACTCTTATATGTAGAAGCACTACCTGTTTCACCATTGTTATACAATGAATTAACTGCTTTTTGAACGGATAACTGTGCTTCAAGCTTTGATGTTGTAGATTCAATCTTTGAGATGAGAGTATCATAATGTGAAGTAATATTATCAAGCTTTTGTTTATTAAGTTCTACAATAGATGTAATATTTTCCTGAACTGCCTTCTTTGCTTCTTGAGCTTTATCATAATATGTTTGATAATTTTCAATAAAAGTTTTCAGCTTTTCATTTTTAATAGATTTTATAGCATCTTTTGTAAGAGAACCATTTTTAATCAGCTTAATATATTTATTTACTTCTGATTTCTTTAAACCTTTAACTTTAATCTGCTTTGTGGTTGTTGCGTTTGCAACTTTATTGGCTCTAACACCACCAACAAAATCATTTCTTTTAGTGATATCAGTATACTTTACGCCATATTTTTTGCCAGCAGCGTCTATCATTTTACCATTACCAGCATATACACCAACATGCTTGATAGTACCAGAACCATGATCAAAGAATACCAAATCACCTTTTTTGAGGTCTTTTTTATTGGTTATCTTTTTACCTGACGTATTAGCCCATTGTTCTCTTGATGTTCGTGGAAGATTGATTCCATACTTTTTAAATATTTGCTGTACAAATCCTGAACAGTCAGCACCGCTTGTAAGACTTGTACCACCCCAAACATATTTTAACTTTCCAACATATTTCTTAGCTGATTTTACAATTTTATCACCTACGCCAGATGAAACTTTGACAGTTTTCTTTGTGGTTTTTGTTGCAATACCTGCTAACTTGTTTGCATATGCTTGGTACTTTTCAGCAGCCTTTCTCTGTGCATTGACAAGGTTGGTAGTGTTTTTAATAGCCTTATCCAACTGATTATTTTTTGCTCCAACACTAAACAGAGCTTCCATCTTTGATTTAGCGTAATCAATAATTTTTGTAAGTTTATTGATACGTCTTTCTATAAAATCAAAGATTTGAGCTGTGGCTTTGGTTTTATCTTTGGATTTAGAGCCTGAACCTGTACCACTTCCAGATGCAGATGTAGGACTATATTTGGCAGTATAATCAGCATTTATCTTATCAAGTTTTAACTGTAACTTCTTCTTAGCTTTATCTGCCTGCTTTTTCTTCTTATCATAGTTTTGCTTACTCTTTTTAATATTATCCGCTTCAACAGCAGCCTGCGGATTCTTTAAGATTGCATTTACACCACTTTTTACACCTTTATTATCACTTACAGGTGCTTTATTATTCTCACTTTTTCCACCTTCATACGCTGTTTGCCCTGCTGACGATGCTTTGTTATATGCACTAACAAATGCATTATATGCCTTTATCTTGTCCTGAATGAGTTTAAGCCAATTATTATAATCAGTTTTATACTGTTTGCCAAGAGCATTTATTAACTCGGCATTCATCTGACTTATCTTTTTGTTCGTAATCTCATTATTTGTTCCCTTTGAATTAAGATACTTGATATAATTCTTTTCGGATGCGTTTAATAACTTTGTGTTTGTATTGTGAACCTTTTCATACTGTTTTATTAAATCATTTGCGTTTGTTATACCTGCATCTCGAAGTGCTGTAATAATCTTATCCTTTGTTTTATCCGTCAAACCACTTAAAACATGATAGGTATTAAGATATTCTGATGTAATATCATTAAACGCATTTTGTATATCACTTTTGCTTGACTTTTTATTACCAGCAATTTTAGAAAACTGTGAGTACCCCTTTAAATTCTTGAACGCATCAGACATACTATTTAAAGAAGATGATGAGACAAAACCATTCTTTTTAAAATCCTTATATGCAGTCCCTACCTTTTTAAAAGCTGTGCTCATATTACGTAACTTTTGTTCTAGTGATACAAGGTCACGAATCTTATCACATAACGATTCAACTGATAAGCCAGTCTGTTTTAGCGTTTCTGCTGAGTCACCTAACTGATTAAATGATTCTGCTGTAAGTTTTCCTGAATTAACAAGGTTTGTGAATTTCTTTTGTTCTGAATCCTTGAGGGATGACCATGCGGAATCAAACGATGATTTTTTTACTTGTGTTGAGTTAGAAGCTTCGTTCCAACCTTTAACCATTGCTTCATAATATGCTTTTCCGTATTCCTCAGCAGTTTTGTAATCAGATTGTTTTGGAGCTTTGAATTTAGGGGTGTCTTTATTAAATTTTTTAAGATCGTTGTTAGACATATAACTAACTACGGATTTAGCTTGCTTTGAAGTTAAACCCTGTTTTTGGAGTTTTTCTAAAGCAACTTGTTTTTTTTGAGATATAGATAAGGCATCGTAGGCTTCTGTTGTTTGATTGATATCATATACAAATAATAGATATTGCTCCTGCAATTTCTTTAATGAATTATATTGTTCATTATCTTGCTTATCTAATTTAACACCTGCATTAACAAGATTTTCATATGCTTCTATTGAACTATTGATTGGTTCTACATACTTATCAATATCCTTTTGTATATTCTTATATTCCTTTGAAAATTCTTTTGAAGAAATATCTTTATTATTTTTTTGGCTTTTAATTTTGTTATATTCATTTAATGCATTTTCAAACTCATGAACCAAAGATACATCTTTACCACCGTATGTACCATTTTTTTTAGAATTCCACATATCTTGTATATTTGAAATATGAGGAGTAAAATCAATACCAGTTTTTTCGTATCTCGATTCAACTTGCTGATTTAAAAGCGTTTTATTCTTCGATACAATATCTTTTTGCTTTTTAATTTCATCAGCCTGCTGTAAAGCCAGTTTTATTTTTAACTGTCTATTTGTTTCTTTTAATCTTTCAAGTTCACCTTTTTGTGTGACTGTAATTTTACCTGAATTAGATAATTTTTGCAGTTCAGCAAGACGTTCTTGACATTCCTTTAACTGAGATGTTAATTCTTTTACCTTTTCATGAGAGTTTTTCCATGCATCTACTGATTGTTCCAATGCCTCTTTTGCGTTATCAATTCTATGAACCCAATTATCATAAGCCGTAGTAATTCTTGATATAACAGCAGATATCCCCATACTTATAATAGTTCCCATAGCCATATTTAAAGCCATTGTTGCAGCTTGTAGTGCAAAAGTCTTAGCTGTCGATGCTACCAACGAAGCGGCGTACCCACGCATTGTTCCATCAACGTTGTTTAACCCTTTTAAATATGTTGCTAATTTTGGATTAGTAGATTCTAATGCACCTAAAAATGTCGTTTGGTATCTTGAACCATTCCTAACGAGATTGTTATATTCTTGAATTGCAGCACTAACACCTTTAAAACCACTAGCAGAAGAAGCAATATTAGTATACTTCTGCTGCATTATCATGTTATTGACTCTACTAGGATCAAGGTCATTAGCAGTGGTATTTACTAAATAATCTTTTAATCCTGCAACATTTTCAAGCCCATGTTCTCTTAAATATATATCAATATTAACAGGGTCATTTTCCGCTTTTCTCATTTCAATTACAAAAGCATCCCAATCATCTTTAATTACAATAGGTTTAATATTTGGTTGTACTATTGCTGATTGACCTGTTATCTTTTCAGTAATTCCCAAATTATCAAGAAACTTTCTTCCTAACAATTTTGTATTTCTTGATTCATTGTCTATAAAACGATATAATATATTATATTACATTTTATAAAGAGAGGAGACAAGTATGAGATATTGTGAAAGATGTGGACAGGTTTGGTCAGATACTTCTTCATACGCAGAAAATACTCCGTATGATAGTTGTTGGGTTCATGGGAAAAATTATGTTAAAGATGATGGAGTGTTAGGTAAAGAATATGACACTATGTCCGAAAAAGAAAAAGATAAATATGATAAACAGCTTATTTATAAAATAGAACATTCTGACAAGCTAGATTGGGATGATTATAATATGTACTCTAATCCACAAAAAACACCAAATTTTTATTTTTTTTATCGTTACGATAAATATGAAAAACTTACCGGTAAAAGAGCAGGTAGAAAACATAATAAAAAAGAACTTCATCAAATAAAAAAACAAATGGATGAAGAATTCGAGAGATTATACGGTAAAAATTCACCTGCGTATCAAGAACAATTGATGCTCAATCAAATTAAAGAGCAGAAGGAGAGACAACAACAGTTTGCTCCTAAATGCCCTACCTGTGGCTCACCTAATATTGAAAAGATTTCAGTAGGAAAGAAGATATTCGGCGGTGCAATGTTTGGATTATTTAGTTCTGATGTACGGAATAGTATGAGATGCAAAAATTGTGGATATAAGTGGTGATGAGAGAGAAGAGTAGTGAAAGACTTGTCGAAAGATGAATCTTTTGCTTTGCATAAAAGTAAAAGAGATACCAACTAGGTATCTCTTTTAATAACAAAAATAAATATCATAGTGTGGGATTATGCCATCCCAAATCAAATTAATCATAGACTCATGAGCAACTATCTCTTGAGAATAACTGTAAAGCAGATTGCCTATAGGTACAATCAGAGGTAGAAGATGAGTAAAATAAAAATACTTTTGTTGATATATAGTATATGCTATTTTCTCAAATTTGTAAAGTCTTTTTTATTCTTTTTCTTATCTCATCCATGTCGTCAACATTTATTTTGCAAATGTATCTTCCCATTCTTGCCTTTGATACACTGCGGATATCTTCACATTGTACAGCAGAATCATAATTTAATTTATTATATTTTGATTTTTTTAAAACATAATGCCATTCATATTTTAATTCTGTTTTCGTTTCATCATTTTTATATTTTATTTCTTTCGTCAATGGAATCACAATTATATTGGTTGCATTATAATTTATACGATTATTAGAAACAATAAGGCATGGTCTTGCTTCGAGTCGGCTTTTTTCATGTCCAACATTTTCACCAAGATAACAAGCATAAATTGCACCTCTTGGATATTTCACATGAATTTGATTGTTTCTATTGAATCTATCTTGGATTCTTAATTTATTTGACATCCATCTAAACATGTTTTCATATTTATTATCTTTATTTCTTGCCATATTGTACCACCAATCATTAGTATTATATTCCATTATATACCAATAATCGACAAGACACCATACGGAACGTATGTTTTGATGTGAGATGAAAGAGTAATATACATAATAAAAGACACCTTAATGGGCGTCTTTATATTTCATATATTCTTTCGATTTTTCTTCTAACAATTTATAATCACAACATAAATTATACAATCCTTTATCTTTATTTTTATCATTTAGCCTGTAAAAATAAATAATTCTTGAATCAGTACGAATTTCTTTCTCTCTACTTTTAATTATACGATATTCTGATTGAAGTAAACATTTATAATTCTGATCTGTTATTGAATTAAAATTTACTTTGTGAATTACTTCATCAATAACAGGTATCATATTATTGATTCGTAAAACAGCCATATTACCTATTTTCTTTAGGCTCTTAGATTCATACATATTATCATATGTTTTAGGCTTATATGATGAAAGCGGTATAAAATATTTACGATCATGATTATGCATCATAATTCCGATATATTTCCTTGAATACTTTCTATTTCCATCTTTAGTAGATAATATCTTATTATCAAACTGTCTTAAATAATCAATATAATCATCATCAATTTCATAAAAAGAAATCATTTTTTCTCCTTTGTGTACAAAAATAGGAGAGATATATTTCAATCTCTCCGTTTTATCATTCTCACTTACGGCTGAGATACACCAAGTTTTAACATTCGCATTAAGCAGCGAAACACTCAAGTTTGTTTATTCTCATTTAATGGCTGAGATACACCAACAATCGAAATCATTTCTGATTTCTTACTTATATTATACACAATTATGAGAAAAAGAGTAGTAGAAAAAATACCAATATTTACAACTAAATTTGTGCAAAATTACCAATTCTATAAGTTTTCCACAATATTTTTCCAATATTGAAATCTACCGTTTACGTTTTCTTGACTACCAGTTCCTGATTGAACATATTGTTTATATTCATCATTAGAATCATAGCTTTCCAAAAATTCTTTGATGATTTCAACTAATGCATCAAAATCTTTATCTTTTTCTAACACTTCATAAACTGCATACAATATCATTGGAATAGAAGTGATAGGAATTTTAATCTTTTCTTTAAAAACTCCATCCAGCATATCAAGTGAATTGGATATATCTTTTAGTTTGTCAAGATACTGATCTGCATAATTCATAACAAAGTTATCAATATCTTTTGTCCTAAAAGATGTAAAATTATTATCTTCAGAAGTTACCAATAACATTAAAGTTTGAATAATTAAATCTCTGTCAGTTCCATTTTTATGCTGTGCAGGGGTAGTTACCTTTGATATAAAAGGATGGTCAATGAGAGAATAAACTTCATCACTTAATTCGTTTGACTCATATACCACACGCATAAGTTTATTGGTGAGTGGCTTTCCAGCATTTTGTCTACGAAACATCTCTCGAATATCTTTTTCAGTATAATCAAATAATTTATAAATATATAATTCTGCATCAAGAAGCTCTCTCTGAGTCTCTTCGTCCAATTTATCAAACTTTAATCCCGATAAATTCTTAGTTGACCCATTTATTATAATATCATCCATATCCTTTGAAAAAGCAAATTTATTGTCAAGATAGTCTCGAATAGTTGATAATCTTTGAACACCATCAATAATTGCTAAAGTGCCATTTTCTTCAACAATTGAATAAGTTGGGTTTACAGGATATTTTCGTAATAATGAATCTAATAACTCTGATTTTTTCTTGCGATCCCACTGATTTTCAGGTCGTTGTAATTTATGTGATAAAGAAATTTTTTTTCTTTTTAAATCACCTACAAGAGACTGAAGTGAACGTGTTTTTAACGTACTGTCCATTTTTACCTCCAAAATGTTAAAATTTTCATATTTTGAAGATAACATAAATCAAAATTTTTGTAAAGGCATTGTTCGAAATACGAACAGTTTATATTCTATTGACATAAAACAGATGTTCTGACTGTTATTCTGTATCAAATATGATAATATATAATTATATTATTTTACAAGGAGATGAATATAATGAATAAATTAACTGAAAGCCAAATAGAACAAACAGTAGATGAAGCATTCTCAAAAATTATATACAATCAAGAAGATATAGCTTCTCAATTTGCAAACAATTATGAAAGATACGAAGAAGCATTAAAAGATAAGGATGATATTATAAAAAATAATATCCCTTATCTTGCCTGTATCAAAACCGCACAAGATAATATGCTTACAACAATAAAAGAAATATTAAAAGAACTACTTCTTAATAGCTGAAAGTGTAACTTCACTTATTTTATTTTTTAAAGAAATATCTTCTTTTATATCTTGTAAACTTGTTAAACATTCACTCGAATGTCGTAAAAATAGATATTCGTATAATAAGTTTAATAATTCATCCGTAAATATTGGATTTATTGTACGAATATTTTTCTTTATAGTTTCTGAATTATCCATATTATCAATCCTTTCAAAAATAAGAAAAATTTATTAACATTTTCATTATATATATAAAAGGTATGTCATCACGACAGTTCCTTCTATTATATTATTCTCTGTTTATGCATTTTCTTTTTCATATAATTGGTTATTTATTATACCTCTCTTTTAATATAATAAATAATGATGTAAGTATCCCAATTTTAATACTTTATTTAGAGTACATCACTCTATCTCCCCTGAGCACACTTTTACAATCATAATTGACCATACAACCCTTATGCTCGATGAACATAGATCGTGCAATGCTATATTGTTTAGATCTGTCGGCTGCGAATCTCTGCCTTTGTATATAATCTTTTTACTATACCTCATGCTTTCACATTTGCCACTATAACCTTTCGTATTATAGCTTAGTAATTATATACCAGGGTAAGGCTTCCTCGACCTAAGTTTTCTCATGCCCTGTCATTTCTTAGGTGCTGATGACATTACTCATCAACCATTATCTGTTGTTTTACAATTAGAGTCCTTGTTTGTTTTAACAAACTCGTACACCTCACGGCTAAACTCTACGGAGGCTATAGGAAAGGAGAGTATTGTTAATAAAAGTTTATTTTATCAACCTTATCAAACCACCGCTATTTTTCTGTTGCATAATAGCAAATATTGCGCCAAGAGCAACTTTAAGTGTATATGTTTTATCTGTTAGATTTGCTACAGCATCAACAAGTTTATTTGTTAATGATAAAGCATTTGTTATTGCATCTGAGTTAGCAAAATTTGATACTAATTTTGTCCAACTATTAGAGAGTTTATTAAGGTTACCTGTCCAGTTACTGGCTGACTTATTTGCCTCATCCATAGCTGAACCTGATCCTTCAGCATAATCGTTAAGCATCTTAGAATATTGTGACCATCCGTCCAATGTAGAACCTAATATATTACTATAATATTTTCCGCCAATATTTCTAGTTATTTCAGATCTAAGAGGGTCTTTTTTATCAAGTGAATTATAAGTCTTTGCTAAATCTTTAAGGATAGCAACAGGCGAACGAAGCTGTTCAACTCCATTTTTAATTTCAGTCATAGAAGTGCCAGCTTTTTCCAACGTACTAATAATTTTACTAGACGAAGTATTTTGCAAATTTACAAATATTGTTTTGAATGCAGTACCAATTTCGTTTCCATCCTTTTTCGTAGTAGCAACAGCAGTACCAACAATTGCAGACAATTCATTAACTTTTACACCAGCATTAGCTGCATTAGAACCTACAATTGTCATAGCGTTTGCCATATCCGTAAGATTTACGCTATTACGATTAGTTATTTGGTTAGTTCCATCTAATACATCGTTTAATTTTTTAGCTTCAGCAGAAAGTTTATATGCTGAATTTGTTGCTAACATCCACTTTTGAGCATCTTCTGAAGTCATGTCGCCAGCAGATACCGCAAGTGTAGATACATCAGCTAATTGATTACCCTTTTCTCCATAAAAACCACTTCGATTCATTTCCTGAACAGATGTTAACCAATCTGATGCTTTAACACCATATTTACTTGCTCGATCAAAACTTTCTTTTCCAAGAGAACTTAATTGTTCTTTTGTTCTATCAGAGGTTTTACTAATTTCAGTAAGAATGTTATCAACTTCTTTTAACTCATTCAATGACTCTCTTACTTTTGTAATTCCTGACATAACTGCTGTACTGGCAGATAACCAAGTTCCAAAAGAACCAATTGCTTGTTTCCACTGATCCTTGAATTTAAGACCAAGTTTTCCAAGTGTTCTCATATGTGTTTCAGTTTGGCTTAAAGATTGATTTATTTGATTCCATCTACTAACTGAAACATTACCCCCACTTAATTCATTTACATATAATTCTAATTGAGTTTTCGCTTCTTTTGTAATATTCGTATTTTTGCTCAGAAAATTCTGGATTCTAAGTAGAAGAGAAGTGATTTTTTCATCTGATACAGGTTGAACAAATTTATCATAAGATAATTTTGCTTGGTTTAACTGGACTTTTAATTTTCCAACTTCACTTTCAAACTTATTAAAAGTTGAAACTAATTCACTTCCAGACATGTTTTGCATACCCGCAAGAGTTTGTCTCAAAGAAATAACTTTGGCTTGTGTTTCATCTGAATAAGCATTTATTTTTTGAAAATCAGATACTAGTTTATTTAAATCATAATCATATCCACCATTGAGTATTTTTGCATATTTTGCTTGTGGAATAGACGTAGATGATAGTTTTTGTACAGATTTTAATACTTCATCAGTTTCAGCCTTAACTCCTTTTAATTCTGCTCTCCAAGTAGTTAATTCTGTCTGAGTGTTTACTTTCGAAAGAGAAGAGAACATTTGTTGAATTTTATCTTTTACTTCACCAGACATTACATCAGCTTGTTTCAATTCGTTTACATATACTTGGAGCTGTTTTTTTTCTGCTTCGATATTTGTTCGTAATTTAGTATCTTTTTCAAGTGTCTTTGCCTGTGCATCAACTGACTTAAATTTAGATTCTAAATTACTCATTCCATTTAAATAATTTGTCAACGAATTTGCATCAAAAACTGAACTAAGTGTATTTCTTAATGTAGAAACTTCTGTTTTTAATTCGTCAGTATAATGCCCTGACTGTTTCATTTTTTCTACAAAAGTATCAAGTTTATTAGTTTCATCAATTTTAACTGTTCCAATATCTTTTGTACGAAGAGAGGTAGCAGCATACTCAGCATTTTTTAATCGTGTAATTAAATCGTTCAATTCTGAAATTGATTTTGCTACTTCATTGTTTGTATCTGTGAATGTTGCCTTTGTGGAATTCCCAAGTGCTTTAATTGCATTTTCAGCTTTAGAAATAGCTGCTGTTAATCCATTTGCATCAAAATCAGTGTTTGCTAAAGTACGATTTGCTCCTTTATCTGTTAATCCATTTCGTATGGAATTAAGTGTGTTTTCTGCTTTACTAACAGCAGTTTTTTGTTTCTCAATGAATGTATCAGTTTTTTGATTAATAGTATCTAACGCTTTAGAATATTGACCTGCAACTTCAACAAATCCCCTAATCGGAATTTCATTACCTTTTTCATCTACAGAAGTTCCAATTTGTCTCCAAGCAATTGTTTTTTTTATTACTTCATCGAGGTCATTTTTATATGTAACTGTAGCCTGATGAAGCATTTCAATATTCGCTTGAGTATCTTTATCATAAACAGTCTTAGTATCAACTTTTATATCAGTAAGTTTACCTTTTCCATTTGTCCACTGTTTAACCAACTTTTTCATTTCTGAATTAAACTGATTAGACGTAGAAGAGTCTATTTTAAAATATTTTCCAATATTATTAGAAGTTACGTTACCAATTGCTTTTTGAGCTTCATTAGACATAATCTGACCAATTTGCTGACCTGTTTGTTTAGCATTATGAGTAATTCCACTGCTGTTTAGATTATCGCCTAAATTAATAGTAATTCCATTTAACGCAGAGTTAATCTGACTTACCATCTTATTAATAGCAGCTTGGTCAATATTTACATTGCTTAATATAATCTGAGTAGAATTTAACTGTTTAGTAAGATTGGCAACAGCATTTTTCCCAAGTTTTGCTTGAATTTCTACGTTATCTAATTGTCTCTTTAATGTTTCAATATCCTGATTAAGCTTTTCTTTTGATTTAGTTCCATCTAAACCAGCAATCAAACCAATTTGAAAATCATTTAAAGCCATGTATATATTCTCCTTCCTGAGTCTTATTTTTGTGCATAAAAATAACGCTCCACGAAAAGAGCGTTAATAGAATAGGAGAGTAAGCTGTGACACTTACAATCCTTGTATTATTTAATTGGTAATCCAACACGTTTACAATTTTGCTTGAATAAGTTCACAATACCACCATAAGATGATTGAATTTCCATGAGTGCTTCATCCCAATAATCATGTGATCCTTTGACAATACCACCATGACTTACAGAATTCATCCAATTTAATACATCTGAACCTGTTACGTTATTATAAGTGTCCCCATATTTTTTTGTTACAAATCCAGAAGGATAATGAAATTGCAGATATGAATCATCCCATCCAACAGTAAAAGAATATTCATTTCCAACTTTTGTTATATTTGAAGCGGTAAGTTCTTCTAACAATTTTCCAGTTCTATTATAATAAGAAGGTGTTGTTGGATCTAACGAATTAGCAAATACGGGTTCATTATAATAATCTATAATCTTTTGAGATACAACTTCAAATATTGTATCTTTAGTAAGCTTCATAGCTTTTTCAATATAAGGCTGTAAAACCTTATTCAAGTCATTTATGTTGTTAATCATTGTTTTCTTCCGTGTGTAATGTCTCGACCTGTGAGCTAACAATAATCTTTTGAATATCTTCCTTACTAAGAGTTGCAATATACTGCATAATCTCAAATAGTCTCGATTCATCAGTTTCAAACTTGTCTGCAAGTATTTTTATAGTGTCATTGATAATTTCCTGTAATTTATTAGCAAGTTCCTCACTACCAAGACTATTGCATTCTTCCATAACATGTGTTGCAAAATTTACAAATTTAAGTGCATTAGCTGTAGTCTTTGATACAAGTGGGAGAGTGTTAGATGCGATTGCAACCAGTTCTCTTTTAACTGCCTTTTTATTCTTTCTATACTCTCTATATTCTTTGATTTTATTAAACATATTATTTTCTATCCTTTCTTTCTATAATGTTTATTTCTGTACGTGGATTTTCTTTGTCTACATGACATCTAATAGTAAGACTATGTAAATGTTCTCTATCATCATCAACTAAAAAGCCAGATTCTACAAATCCATCATGAATAAATTTAGGACTATAATTATCGGTATCTGTTCTTCTTTTTGTTGGATGATAAATATCATATTCAATATTGATATTATCTAATTTCATATTTTCATATCCTAAATCTTTAATCCACCAGATAATAAATGCCTTCCATGATTGTTTTAAAGCATTCATTTGTATTCTTGGTTTAATAGCCCAAATATTTATAGATGGATGGTAGGGATGTTCAATCTGTTTCTTTTTTGCTTTGGGGTGCTGAGAAAAATAGTATTCATTATATCTATTTACCACATTGACGTCTAAGATAAGCTTTATATCACTCATTGGAATCACTTCCTTTTAAAGAAGCAATCTCTTTTGTCTTTGCGGCACGAATTCCACCACTTATTCGTTTTTCAAGAGTGGTTCTATCAAGAATGACTTTTTCTTTTAATTTTCTAATGTTATAGCAATCACCAACATTAGAAATGTCTTCCTTTGCAAGTCTATCATGTAACTGCTGTAAACCTTTTTCTACAGATTTATATCTTGCTAATCTATCTGAAGATTTATACTTATACTCAGAGTCTACATATTCTTTAAACTCATCATACAGTTTTTTAATTTCACTTACATCAGCATTGGCGAATGTTTTAATAGTTCTTTTCTGGCTAAATTTAAGTTCGTTTAATACATATTTATCATCTACATTTTCGCTATCTGCAATAAATGCACCATGTTTCCTAATTGATGGAATAACCTCAGTTGCAAGCCACATTTGGAATTTTCTAGCAGAATCATTTGAAGCTTTCATACCAAGTAAATAAAATAATGATTCTGGTATAAAATCATCGTGACCACAAGTGGTCACGCCAAATTCTTTTAAATATCCTTCAACTCTAGCCCATCTAATTACTTGATTCCCGCTATTAGCAATTTTTGTCCAACCAAAACCAATAGCTGTATCGCTTAATTTCATTGAAATGCTTCCATCTTCATTCTGGATACATCTAATCTTTAGCCCTAATTTCTCATTAACAAATTCCTGAATTTCGTTTTTCATTTAATTTCCTCCAATAATTTTATTCCTCAAAAAATAATAAAAGAGTAGTGAACGCAATTGAGGAGATTGCTCGATGGTTAATTACTCCATCTATTCACTACTCGTAACAGGTCTAATGACTTCCTGTTTTGTGTAAAAATACACATATCAAAACATTAGAATTTCATATGAATATTTTTACAACAAAAGAGCAGCTTCCGAAGAAACTGCTCTTTCTTGTTGATAATATTAAATTTAGTTTACATTTTACAAGAGTATGGTAGTAATATCCATTTTGCACCTTGATGTTTTTCAAAGTTTTGTGCCACAAATTCATGAACACTTTCTAAATCGCTATGATTTGAATCCTCCAAAACTTGATATTCAAAAGGATTATCTTCATCAATACATACCACTTTAAAAAAATGCTGCTCTTTTTTCATATAACCACTCCTTTACATCATATTTTTATACAAAACAATTCGTACAAATCTACATGTAAAGCTTTTGATAAAGCAATTGCGTTGCTTAACAAAATGTCATGAGTATTGTCATTCTCAATTTTATCAAGATTGGCAACTGATATACCTGTCTTTCGTGACAATTCTCTTAATGAGATATTTTGTTTCATCCTATAAAACCATACTTTATTTTCCATGATATATAGTATTTGTAGAATTTTTATGTATATACATATTATAATGTAAGTAGTGTTTCATGTGTGAAACATTTATTATACGAAAATATTTATACAATAATTATTATTTTATTGCTTTTTTTAACTTATTATATGTGCCTTTTCCATAAACTCCATCTGAAGCAATTTTTTGTTTTTTCTGAAATTCTGCAACTGCTTTATAAGTAGCATCACCATAGATACCATCAATAGTTAATCCTGTTTTAATAGCCTTGTTTAAACATTTTTGTAAAGCTTTAACAGCAGCACCGCTAACCCCTTTTTTTAATATAGGCTTTGGAGCAGATAATTTTATAGACGCAGAACTTGTTGAAGCAGTAGAAGATGAAGTATTATTATCATAAGAAGGTTTACCATAACCAAGGATTTTTTCATATCCAATAGGATAACTCTTATACGCTACACCACCACCATTATCAACGACTGTCGAACCACCTGATGTATTTCCTTCTATTGTATAAACTCGTCCACCCTCAACCTTATATACAAGACCTATATGATTTGCTCCATTATGACGAGAACCTACAAAGAAAATAATATATCCCTTTTTTGGAGTGGTTTTACCACCTACATATTTACCTGCTTTAATAAACTGTTGCCTAAGAGTCTCACAACTTGCAGAAAAATTTCCACATAAAAGTTTTTTTGCTTTTGTTTTCCCAAATGCTTTATTAAAAATCCAGCTTATGAATATGGCACACCAAAAAACACCATTCATGCCAAACCACTTACCATACTTTGTGTAATTGTTTGAACCTGCGTTTTTAGTTTTACTACTAAGCCATGCATTTGTTCTCTTTTCTAAGTAGCCAACTTCTTTTTTGGCTACCTCAATTACTTTACTTGCTGTATTAGCCATTTTATCACCTCATTTTACAAAATAAAAAATAATAGATATAAAGTTTTGTTTATTTCCTCTCAATAAGACTTTCATGATACTTTTCTCGAATATAAGATATACTCTGCTCAACTAATCCATTTGTCATATCATTTTCTTTTAACATTTTTTCGTATTTATCGTATAGTTTGAAAACATAATCATAATATTCACTAGAAAATTGTTTCCCATTAGATAAGTCAGAACAAAAACTAAGAATATTCCAACGGATATCTTGTATCTCTAAATCTATAAACATTTTTGATAACTTTTGAATATTATCTTTAATATGTTCATCATGACGAATTGACTGTTTTACATCATTCTCCTGCTTCTCCTGTAAAGACTTTAAACCTTGTGCAGTATTTATTAACAATTCATATTTTTCACGAGATTGTCTCATTTTTTTTGTTTCTAATCCTAAATAAGACACAAACCATGTGAAAAATTCACATATTACTTTAAAAGCACCTGCTACAACTGCAACACCTATTATTAATGTACTATAATCTAGCTTAGTTAGTTGTTTAATTACATCCATTCATAAGTACCTCTTTCTTTAAGCGTCATGAATCTTATCTAACAATTTCTGAACATCTTCTATAAGTAATTCACCATTTTTAATAGCATCAGTAATATCTTGTGCTTTTTGACTAGCAATAGTAATATTGCGATTTTTATATACATTATATAAAGTTGTAACAATTAAAAATATAGTAGAAACAACTTCTGATACATCATTATCAGCAATTGGAATAGTATTAATTCCAAACATCTGAAAAATTGCATTTACCAATGCTACAAATAAAATAACAACTCCAGTTACTGCTTCGGTTGTTACTCCTTTCAAATTAATTTTATTCATAAAATTATACCTCCATTATCATTTGCTATATACTTCATTGTAAAAATCTGCCAAAGTTGAAAATAGTTCAAAATTTTTCTTAAATTTCCATACAGTTACACCATCAACATTTTTTACAAAGGTATATTTAATTCCATGTTGAGTTAAATAATTAAATTCATCTACCCAAACACAACTATATTCTTTATCTATTTTAATAATTTTCACCTCTTAAAATTAGCGTAAAAAATAGGGTAAATAAAATATACGATATTAGCATAATTTATTTACCCTATAAAACACTAATATCTTATTCAAAATTTTTACATCCCATTTTTTGATTGTAAGGGATATATTTATCTTTTTCAGAACAATATCTTTGACATACACAAAGACTATCTATTTCTGAATCATTATTTTTATTTTCTAACAATTTACAAACTAACATTACTCGTTCTGTACGAGAAATAAGTTTTTCGTAACAATGCTTGCACATTATCATCACCTATTTAATGTAAAGAGAGAGAGAGATTGATATCTCCCTCTTTATTTTTAATCAGCTACAATTACCTTAACAACGTCAGTTGCATCACCATATTTAATAGTAACAATTGCAGAACCAGCAGCGACAGCCTTTACAGTTCCTTTTGTATCTACAGTAGCAGTAGCCTTTGTATCTGAATCAAATGTACAATCAGACGCATCAATTTCAACATTGCTATATAATCCACCCTTAATACCAATAATATTAAGTTTTGCTGTTCCACCTTTCTTAAGAGAAATTATAGTAGGTGTAACGGCAATGTCTGTAACAGCTACGTTAGAAGCTTCGCTAGGTACTTCTGTAATATATGCATAAACATTTCCGTCTTCGCAAGATGTACCATCTACTGCAAGAGCTGAACCATCAAGCTTAGTAGTCGTATTTCCACTTGCCTCAAGAGAAATATCAAAAGTACCTGAGAGCTGGAATGAAGGAACATCAATCTGAACTTCTCCAATCTTACCTTTCTTATTATTATGTTTATCCGCAGTAAGAATAAGTTCTCCTACAAGTGGTGTAGATTCTGCATCAATTGTGAGTCTCTTAATTGCTGCATTGTATTGATATGTAACATTTACTACATCGTCAGTATTACCAACAGTGATAGTAGAACCTGAACCAGATGGTGTAACTTTTACCGTAGAACCATCTCCTTTTTCTACAAATACATCACCTACAGCCTTATGCTTTAACGTACCAACACCATTAGTAAGAGTTACGCATTCAGCAACAGCAAATACATCTTTTAACCCCTCAAAGATTGTTGTACCAACATTTGCAGCAATATAGGCAAGATTCCACTCTGCCATCTCGATAGAAGGTTCAACCTTTCTACCATATTTGTACTTGTACAGTGTCTTATTTCCCTTACCACCTGTAATTTCCTGATCTTCCATAGAAACGGAAATAGATGTATTTAAAGAAGTAGTACCTGTAAACGCTAACATTCCATTATGAATAAACGCAACATCAGCAGTTGATACCAAAAAGTCTTTAGATTTCTTAGTCATTATAAATTCCTCCTTAATAAAATCATTTTTTGTATAAAAATAAGAGAGTATCGTTATCCGATTTTCTCTCTCAATTCACCCTCATCAGTTTTAAGGTTTTCATATTTGTCTTTTATTTCAATGCTTGTCATCCAATGTTCAATAGGTTCTTTAAATGTTGCCATTCCACTCATTTGTCCATTTAAACAAGCTTCATATTGTTCGTGTTTATTTACACGTTTTATATATCTCCAAAATTTTCTGACCGTTAAATTCATTACATAGTCATTTGTAGTACTCAATTCTATAACCAATGAATCTATATAATCTTCAATATCAGAAGTTTCCTTATTTTTCTTTGCTTCAAATTCCCTAGCTTTTTCTAATGCTTTTACAGTGTCGATATTCATAAACTCATCAATATCAAAATTAATATCATTCTGAAGAATAATAATTCTGCGCATATCATCAAATATTTCATTTGTGATAAGTTCCCCATTGATAGATATATCCAAAGTAAATGTGTTACACTTAATATCCGCATCTTTTCCGCATATCTTCGGTAGCATTGTAAGAATAAAGGAATGATAAAGTGATACTGAAGGCAAATCTTTGTTTTGAAAATTGTCTGGATTTATCGCAGTCTCTTTGATGAAATCCCAATATCCCATCTTAATAACATCTTTTCTTTGAAATATAGAATTCTTTCTTGCTGTAATCGCAAGCTGAAAAACTTGAAAATCCAAATAATCTTTCATTTTTATAGGATAAAGAGTAATATAATCATCATAGGTTACAGGTAAATCAAAAATAAGATTTTGTTGCAAAAGCTTCTTGTTAATTTCCACACTCATCACCACCTGGATTATAGTTTGTAATATTGTATTTCAAACATTTTCCATAATAATTACTATTTGGAAGATAAGTAGTCATATGATTTCTTGAGGCTGGTTTTACATCTCCAATTCCATTGATTCGGTTTGAACCATTAAGAATACGATCAACACAATCACACAAGGCATCTATACGATTACCATGAGATGTCGTGGCAAAATATCCCATATTCTTGACTTCTTTTACCGTAGGAGAAGATGATTTATTTAACCTTACAAGGTCTTTTGAAGTAAAGATACATACATATAAATTGAAATCAGTGAAGATATTGTCACGAATTGTTTCAATATCTGTCTCAACAAATACAAAAGTTTTCTTTTCAGTCGTTGTTTCATTTACAAAATTGTAATCAAAAACATGACCTTGTTCTTCCCATTTCTTTCCATTAATAACCCATGTTCCACCATTAAGAACATCAATTATATCCAACTCTGGGCATTCACTTGGAATCGGATTTATCAGTTTAATAAAATTATCACTTCGGTATAGAAGATTGATAACATCGCTTTTATATTTGCTTGAAACATATAAATTTGACACGCTATCACCTCCTAAAATCCTTCTATGATACTAATTTCTTTTTCAGTCAAAACAGTTTCGTCATTACTCAAAATCTGCAATAAAAAAGACTCATCTACTAATGAGTCGTCGTCTTGAGCAGTTATTTTGATTTCCAAATCTGATTCTTGTGTATCAAGTTTAAATGTGTCAAAATCTGCCTTGATATTCCATTTCCAATTAGCAACTTCTACGTTATTTCCATCTTTATCCTTAAATTCAACTGTCCAAGTTTTTGGCTTATCAATTCTAAGAGTGTCAGAACCGACAATTGAAACTACCATTTCTCCAGTTGGAGTTGTTGGTGTATCAGGAGTTGATGGGGTAGATCGGTAGTCGCAGATCCACACTTGTTTTCCATCTTCTAATGTAACTTTTTTATCTAAGTTAGCATTAAAAGAATCAAAACTAAAAGATAATTGGATTATTCCTTCATCAAGGTTAATCTTTCTGTTTGATAACATATAAATGTCTGGATTATCAGTGTCATCAAAATCAAATGAAAAACGCATTTCTCTGTTCAATTTCTTTGTAACCTCGTCAATAGGCACTAATAAACCATACTGATTGTCGGCTACCATGATAGTAGAATTTCCTGTTTGACCATTTGAATATTTAGTCTGATCACATGTAACAGCTTTTCTTTCAATAATATTTCCATCTGAATCTTGCCATCTAAGAGTATATATACACTTCATCATTTTCCCTTCAAATTGAATATCATTAACATTATACGATTCTGTTGCAATCCAATAAGTATCATCTTTTGTATCGTGAAAATACATTCCTTTTTTTATCGGATTATCAAATGTGGAAACAAAATTTTGTACTTCTCCATATGTAGAATCTTTTTTCCGATTGTATATACGGAGATTGGCACATTCACCATCTAAACTTTTGTTATAACTGTATAAATAAAACAAAAGTGTAGGAGAGTAAGATGAGTCATGTTCAAATTCCTCTTTTAAAAGATTTTGTCCATCATGAATCATTTCTTCTCTTGGTGTAATTCCACGACAATTTATACGCTCTTTCATAAGTTGAAGGCTCATATTACACCTTCTTCCTATTTGTAACAATATCATATAACTCGGATTTCTTATATGATTTATTTATAGCTAATTGGTCGTTTTCAGATTTTAATGTGGCTCTAATTTCTAATGCTTTTGCCAACATATCTTTTTGTCCTAATGCATGAAAATCAGATGAAGAAAGGCGAGCTTTTAACGCCTGTGATGTAGTAATGTAATTGCTTGTCAGCCATTCAATTACCATATAATTCACAAGCATAACTTGATTGTTTCTTGTCAATTCAAAGTCAAATTCTTTCAGCGTATCATCTCTTTTGTCTAAATCTTGATTACAAGACTCAAATTGATTACAAGCAGCATCAATATAGCCAATAGCAATTTCGTAAGCTGTGTCTTCAGTCATTCCATTTGCAAAATTGTAATCAAGAATTTTATTGAAAAATTTATCAGCAAGTTCTTCATACTTAGTATTAGCCATATTGTATACCTACTTTCTGTCATTCACTTTCTGATAAGTCGAAACTGAGTTTATCTTCCAATAAACGAATAATGTTAATATCAACTAACTTCTTGTTTTTGTACATCTGCCGTACCTTAGAAATGAGAATATCACGCATATTTACACGTAACGCATCGTCAATGACATTTTCAATAGTTGCAAGATCAGAATTAAATACTGCTGTGAGATTATTGATTTTTGCAACATTCTCATAAACAGGTGTTAACCTAAACTTTTTGATTGCACGTTCATCCATAAGGATTACAAGTGGCTTTCTAAGGAAATCAGTTTTGTAATTATTCATCTCGTTAATTTCTGCAATAGTCATTGGTTGAACAGCACCAATCTGATTCCATCTGAAAATTGCATTTGTAGAACGAGACTTATATGTTAATCCACCAAATGTAATAGATTTAACATTGATCACCGTATCCATTGGTAAATCTACAATAGATTCAATCTCTCCACCAGTAGAATCTTCAAGATCGTCAATAGCAGAATTGATAGAATCCAATAATGAGTCAGCTTTTGTATCCTGTTCTACAGGTTTTGAATCTTCTTCCTTTTTATCATCTAAGTCTGTATCGTCAATTACTGCTTCGATTGAAGACTTGTTATTTTCATGTTCTTTAATTTTTTCGATAAGTTTGTCTTTTCCGATTTTTCCAAATGTAATGCCAAGTGACTTTGCATACTCCTTTAACTCATCGAGTTCCATAGTTTCATAATTCATTAAAAATTCCTCCAATTTTAATCATCGAATTGTTCATAAAAAGACGAAAGACACTTGTATAATTCAGATGTCTTTTTATATTTGTATATTGTTATTCCGTTTACTTCTTTGACAAAAGCATATCTGATTCCACATTTATCAAGATATTGTTTCTCTTTTATATATGTGGTTGAATACTCTTTATCAAATTTTTTCTTATTACTCATATGTTTGTTCCAAAACTATATCAGCACCTAAAATAAGCATAAAAATAACACCTATTTAGGTGCTGAATAATTATTATTTATTTATAGTACAATTGATTAGACAAGCGTATACTTTCCAATCAAATTAGAAACTACGATTCCTACGCCTGCTTTCGTTTGGATTTGTGAGTCAATACTCTGGTCATTTGTATCCTGTGCGCCTAAATCTCTTGCACGAGTATCGCCCTCAAAGTAAAGTTTAATAAACTTCTCATTATCAGGAAGTACAAAGATAGACTTGTTATCAACCTTGAAGTCATAAGAACCACGTATAAAAGTCTGAGGAATCTCAATAGCCTGAACACCAAGACCTGTCATGTCAAATAAAGCACCCTTTGTAGCAAGTTCTTCCTTCTGTCTCTCAGACATACGGTTTGCTTCAACACCATCAACGATATTCGCCAGAGCTGCCTTTGTACCAGCAAGAATAACATTCTTCTGAGAACCAATCTGTACTCTCTGGATTAAATCAGCCATAGTGTCCTTATCGTAAGAACCTGACTCCTGAAACTTAGCAGGAAGATATGTACCGATACCATTAAAAGAAGTATATACACGAGTATCAATTTCGTTTGTAAATCCCCTCTGTAATTTAGCAATCATCTCAGGAAGAGTGACAGTACCCTTTAAGAATCTTTCTAATTCATCATAAACACGAATATAAATCCATTCAGTAGCAACAGAGAAACCTTTCTTGCCCTGTAATTTCTGACGGTCTGTATCCCAGTGATTACCAGAGAATCTTGAAGCAACAAGAATAGAATTGTCCTCAACAACGTACTCGTTAGAATCACCAAGCGCACCATTCTTTACATCTACGAACTGATCATAAAATGAACTGTTTTCCCATGCAAGAGGGAGATTAGTAGTAAGTACATTTTCCATTACAGTATAAATCTCATTCTTGTGGTTACGGAAATTCTGCCATGTAAGTTTGTCCTCACCAAGAATTTCAAAGAAAGCTTCTCTAATAGCCTGATCTGTATACTTTTCTGCTCCATCTGCAAAAAGACCTACTTTCTTAGACAGAGAATCATTCATTAAGTTTGTTAATTCACCAATATAACTCATAATATTTTATTCCTCCTTTATAATTACGCTGTGACTTCAATGGTATATTTAATTGTTTTTGCCCCTGTTGCATAACCATACTTATTGTCAGAGTCACCAACAACCTTTACACCAATAGAACCAATGCAGTAAGGGAATCCAACTTCCTCTTTTGCAACAACCTTCAAACCTGTGCTTGTGCCAGACTTATATTTACCTGTTGCGGAATCATATTCGATTTCATCACCAACATTAAATGTCTCAGCAATATTAGAAATCTTAAACTTCATATCCTTTTCAAGTCTGTATGCTCTGAAAGCAACACCAGCCTCATTGATAAAATTCTCTTCGTTCTGATCTGTCAGTCTGTACTCTTCATAAGACCATGCAGGATTAAGAACAAGATATTTGTCACCTGTTGCATAATCATCAGCTACATATACACTTGTTTCACCTGTTACTAAATCGCCCTTTGATACAATTGCACCATTCTGTAAGTCTTTTGTTGACTGTAAACTAAAAATTCTAGCACCTGTTAAGTTTGTAGACTCTGCTACCATATAAGAATTTGCCATAATTTATATTTCCTCCTTATTTCATATACTTACTCAGAAGATTTCCATATCTTTTCTGAACTTCATTATGTTCTTTGTTTGTTACCTTTGTTTCTTGTGGCTGATAAGAAAAATTTGCTTTAGTTCCTGTAGATTCCATTGCAAATTTCCCAGCCATAAGTGTCAGTTTTTCTGTTACTTCTTCTAATGTGACATCAGCAGGATGAACTTTTGCCTTATAAACTAAAAACTCTGCACATTTAGAAAGCTTTGTTGCAAATTTCTCAAATACTGCATTGACATCTTCCTCATGTTTCTGTGCTTTTGCTTTTGCCTCTACAACTTCAAATTTCTCAAGTTTTTCAAGTGCAATCTTGTGTGCAACAGACAAATCTTCATAACTCTGTTTTAATTCATCAACTTTCTTATTGAATTCTCCTTGTAAAATTTCTGTCTGATTATGTACTTCTGCATCAATACCAGCTTTTACATTGGCATCAATTACATTCTGAATATTGAATTCATTAAAACCTTCTTCTATAATTTTTTCTGTTGCAGATAAACTCATTTCTACCTTTGAATCAAAATCGACTACTAAGTTCTCTGCATCATTTTCCGTTGTAATAGCATAATTAAAACCATATGGTTTATAATCTGTCATATCTAATGCAAAAACCTTATCATCATCTACAGAAAGCAAAGTATACTGTGCATTTTCTGTTCCTTCGATTTTTGGGATTGAAAGAGCTTCTGTGAATTTTGATAATTCCATATGTGCCTTTTCCTCCTTATTTGATTTATTAGTTGTGTTATTATTTGGTTCAGCATTAGAACTGAACTTTTTATATTCATCAAGCATAAAAGAAAACTCCTGCTTGAAAGAATCTAATTCATAATGTCTACCAATACATGCAGATTCAAAACATGGGACAACATCAGTTCCAAGAATACAAGCTGCTGAGAATGTCATTTCTTCAACAATATAATAATCATCAGAATCATATTTTCCTTTAGAGATAGATATTTCCATTGATTGAGGTCTATTTTCATCTAGTAAAGTACATACTTCTTCATAACGATCTTTCCAAACAATTGCACCTTTCAAAGATAAATACTCATGTTGTGTAAAACCATCTTTTTCAGTTACCGTTACCCATGATGCGGTTTCAACGGCTTCTTTTGTAATAAAACCAAATGGTTTTGTTGTTTGTTCATATCGAAATCCTTTGTCATCAATAATTATTCGACCGCCATGTGTTCCAAAATCTTCTGACTTGTCGTCTTTTGTAATCCATTCACCGATAATTGGGATACCATATAAAGATGGTAGTGCGTTTTCAATAACTTCCTTAGAAATAGAAGTACGATTACGATTACGACCATGATAACAAAGTAAAATATCAACCAATGCGAATTGCTTATTCAATGTTTTCATTGAATTAGGAACTAACTGAATCTGAGTTTCATATCGCATAGATTTGCTTTCGTTTCCCATTTATTTCTCCTTTCTTAAAAATTCTAAAAACAAACATTTTTCTGTACAAAAAAAGAACTTGAGTCATAATTTTGACTAAGTTCTTTCATAAGCTCAGGCGTTTGTAAAAATACATATGCATTTTTATTATCAATTTTTCTTTCTTTATATCTAAAACCAAGTGATAGAAGAGTATTAGCTTTGGCTTTATCCAATAAAATTATTTCACCCATGTTTTACCTCTATATCCTGTTTTCTGTTTTATTGCTTTCATTAGCTCTTTGCTGCTCTGTGCCTTCTGTAATTTCCGTGTCACCCATCGTAGGTCTACCACCTTCATCACTAGAATCACTTGTCTGAGTATAAGACGTAGCCATTGGTTTCCAAGCAGAATAAATATCATCAAATAATTGTTCATGCATTGTAGCACCAATCATCTTTGCTGGATTGACACCTCTTGCAGCCATAACTTCATCCTTAACAGGGAAAGAAGCCTGTGCCAATTTTAATTGACTATCTATATAATCATCTACATCAAAGATAGTGGTAGGTAATATACGATATATAAAATCATAACTATCATATATAAATCCACGTAATTTCATCTGTAGATTCATCCATGCTTCAATCTGATGATATAATCTATATACATCTGAGCTATCCACTTTCATAGAAAGTTTTAATTCAGAACCAGAAGACGCAGAAGATATAACAGCACGAGAAATCCCTGCTTCACTGTAATAATTATTTTCTGCCTGATCTACCTTATTTTTGTCATCTGTAACAGTAGATTTTGATTCAATAAGTGAAGCATCCATTGGTGCAGGAACAACCCCCCAAGATTCAGGGAGTATGGATTTTGCCATTTCTACGAATGGGATTATCAGATTATCGCCCATTGTAATTTTTCCGTCTTCTGTAGGAATTTTGAAATAAAGCAATTTATAGGCATCTGCTTCAGTTTTTGCTTTGCTCAACTCTTTATAATCTTCAATATTTAGAATGTCACTTATAATACCAAAGAACGGTGGATATAAATAAGTAAATTCATTATGATATTTCAAGCATAAAGAATTTTCATAAGGTATCATCACACGATTATCAAGAGAAATTGATTTTGATTTTTCAAGCAAGTCTTGTAACTGGGCAGGTAATGTTTCGATATAAGCATCAGACATAAGACTTCTATTTACTGAAAACTCATATACATTTCCATTAACTAAACGTTCTATTTGGCAATATTTTGGCTCTATATAAAAAATAGAGCATTGAACATCATCTTCCGTTACAAATGCGTAACATACATCATCGACATAAAGACGATATAAAATATCTCTTACACATACATCAAGTTTAAATTTATTTACTTGATTCACATATTTAAGATAATTCTTCCTGTATGTATTTTTATTGATCTTCAAGAATTTTTCATTTTTAATTTCTTTGTCAACAGTCCAATTTATGATTGCAGAATTTATAAAATATTCGACCAATCGCTTATAATAGCCGCTTTTTAACATCATAAATTCTGACAATTTTATAATTGAATTACCATATTGTTCAGGTGATTGTGTAATATTTTGAATCTGCCTTCTTGTGAATCCACAAATTCTCTGATATTTAAATGCTTTATTATATGATAATTCAGACAATACTAATCGCCTTAGTGACGCATAATTAAAAGTAGGAGATTTACCGCTTAAAAAATCCTCTATATTCTTTTTATCCGTATTGTACTGAAATTGTACTTTTTCTGTATTTACAGATTCGTTTTCTATTTTACTCACCGCCTTTCAGTTTATATTTTTATTTGTTGGAGTTTATTTAATGAGAATATAGTTTTGGTCTACGTGCTAGAGAAGTAAGAGATGAGACATTGGATACATTATTATCTTTTGGTACGATAACTTGTCCTCTGCGAAGTTCATAGAGCCTATGTGCAAGCATAATCAACACATAGAATCTATCATCATGTATACTATTTTCTTTATCTTTTGCTAAAGCATAAGTTTTAGTTGTCTTTTCCGAATTCTCATATTTATATATAGATGTTGTTTCTGTTTTCATTAAGTCGATATTGACCAATGAAGCAATTTCATCATCAGTTAATTGATAATGACCGATTTCTTCCCCATTATCACTTTTTTCAGTAACAGAAATAAATTCTTGCTTATACTCATATGGAAATTTTATAACTCCAAGATTCATAAGTTCAATAAATTCATCCACCATTTGAGTTCTATATTTTCTTGGACTGATCAATCTTAATTTATCAACTGCATTTGGATATCTACTTCTATAACCAGTGTAAATCTCATGGGAAGCATCTATGAGTCCTCGATGAGTTCTTCCATCATCTCCAACCCAATCATTTAATAAACCGTCAGCATATGTACTGACACCGCCTCCACCAGCTCCTTGATCCACCAATAGGCTATCAATATTGACATAATCGTTATGTTGTCCATTGTACAGTGCAAGATAATTTCTAATTTCCTTCAACTGCCTATTGGAGTCTAATTTATATCCTTTTTTACTTGCTCTATCAAACATATTGACGCAATTCACAATTTCACCAATATATCCATAGTCAGGATCATTTACAATTCTCATTGCACCTAAAATAGAATTATCAAAAGTACGAGCAGGATCTAATGCAAGACAGATTGTTGTATCTTTTTTATATGAAAGCTGTGGTAAATAGAATGTTTCATTTCTACGAATAGTTCCCCATTTTACAATCTGATTAACCCCACCATCACGAGTAGGTTGATTGTAATATTCTCTTAACGCCTTTTCTCTGTTCGCTTTCATAGCAGCATCAACTTTACCCTGAGTAAGAAGAGGAGTATACGGTTTGCCATTCATAAATGTTTTAATGGCAGTATCACATATCATATCTGCAACAAAATAATCTCTATCACCAGCAATCATCTTTTTAGCAAAATTCTTATAATGTGTATAGAACATTTTGCTCATATCATCCTGAGATGAAGCATAGACTAGCTGTGTAGGACATTTTCTTTTTAATGTATCAGGATTAAATCCATCATCAACAGAAGTGACGAATTCTGTATTCTGTGTTGCAAACGCTTCACAGACTGCAATTAATTCATCAGAAGAAAACGCCGCCTCATCAAAGAAAACCAATGTTGCACGACGACTTCTGTTATTATCCGGCTTGCCATTCAATGTAAAAATTTCACTACCGTTATAAAATTCTACATGAAAAGATTCAGGATTGTGCTGGAATCCTGTTTTATTATTAGGAGATTTCTTCGTTTCTTTTTCAACAATATCCTTTAAAGAACGAATAGAAGCTGCGGTTTTACCGATTCTAAGAACAATCTCTTCAATTTTTGAGAATGTTTCCTTAGACTGATTACCAACAGAAGATACGATATAGATTGCCTGGTTCTCATAAAGAATGGCTTTAAGAACCATAAAAATAGCACCAAGAAATGATTTACCGAAGTTTCGGCTACAACACCAAAGAACATGAGGTTTGTTCCAACTCTGTTGTAGTATATATTTCTGAGAATCAATTAGCTTTATTCCAAGCAGTTCCTCACAGGCTATACAAGGATTACGCCTATAGAATGCTATTGATTCAGCGTCTAATTCACAAATTCGCCTTTTGCGTTCAGACATTAATTTATGATATGCCACTATTTATTCTCCAAATTTCTGATAGTAGCATTTAACTCATCAATCTTCATTAAGAGTTGGCGAATCTCCTCTTTTTTATCATCTAATGTTTGATTCAAGTCGTCAATAAGCTTTAATTGTGTTTCATATATTTCCTTTTTGTCATTTTCGTCAAATATGCAATGATCTAAGATTGCCTTTTGAGAAATCTCAACAGCCCACCTAGTTCCTTCACTTTTTAATTGATCATAATAATCAGCTTCGGCTTTATCAAAATCCCTTTCTCGTAAATCTCGCATAAGATATGTGAGAGTAGATTTACCAGCATCTTTATTAGATCTATTCTTGACAGAAATTTCATTTTCCTTTGCGATTTTGTCGTTACTCTGAACAAGCTTGTTTTTAATATCACTCAATGTCTTAATACTTTCAGCATCCTTTAATGGATCAAGCTGAGACATTTTTTTATCACAAGTGTCAATCTGAAAGTTATTTTTGATAATTTGTAATATCTGAGACAATTTATATGCATCGTCTACATTATCATCGTCTTCGAGATATGGCGATAATGAGTTAAACAGAAATTTTCTATTTTCATCAGGATAATCTTCAAATGGATCATACCCAATTACTTCGATAGCATACTTCATATTCTGTTTATCTTCTTTTGACCATTTAACAGGTTTTGTCTTTTCTTCATTGGAAATATCTTCTATGGAAGAATCAATATTATTTTCAAATAAAGGTTTATACTTTTGGATTATTTCTTTTTTTTCTTTAGCTGTTCTGTTATTATTCTGATGAATAAAAGAATCGTTCTCAGCATCCTGATATGATCTCGCACGATCCTGTCTCATAACAACTAATGTAAAATATTTCTGAAGAATATCTTTTCCACGATATTTTAAGGCTTCATCATCTATATAACCATCCTCGTTTTTGATACTTTTTTCAGCAGACCAGAGCAAATCATAGTACAAAGGTTTGTCGATATTTCTAAGAAGCACCTTAAACTTTCCATAGTTTATAGTTCCGTCATTATTCAAAACAGATGTTTTACAACAGTCTTTACATACAGGGACTCTTTTATCAAGAGAGTACATGGGAGAGTATGATAAATAATAATCTGTTAAATTCCTTTCTTCATGGCAACAAGTGCATATCTTCTTGCCTTTTTGTTTGTTGGCTGGCGTAGTACCAGTTTTTTTACTTGTAGGCAATTACGCCACCTCCTTTTATTTCAATAAAATAGGAGAGTAGCAGCAACCACTCTCCTTAAAAATGAGCATAAAAATAACAGCTATGATTAAGCTGTTTTCATCAATTCATTGTTTCTAAATTTTACTTGATGCATTTTAGTTAGCATATTCTTTCGTTCAGTAAATCCCATATCCATCAAAAGTAATACCTGATTCTGTTCCTCCAAGAACAATAACTCTTCATTATGTTCTTTCTTCAAATAATCACGAATTAACTCATTGGTTGCAACACCATATTCAGACTTTAATTGCTGAGAAGTTTTACCAGAGACAATAACATTTAACATGTCTGCTTCAACTGCATATTCTGAACGACTTGCATGATGTTCCCATATGCGATAGCACCAAGCGTCAATCTCTTTCGACATTTTCTTGTATTCAACTTTCTCAGGATCACGTATTGCAAGCCAATTTTTATTATCAGATACAATCTGTTCCATAAGTATAAAATAGCGTCTGCATAACGAACCTGACTCCGTGTTTTCCATCATTGAAACATTCTTTGCACAATCTATTGTCAGAAGATATTCTTTGGTTGTAATGTTAGTATTTTCGGCTTCGACAGTTTTGGCGAAGCTAGTAAAATCAATGGTTTCGGTAAATAATTTTTGCTTATTGCCATCAGATGTCTTAACTACCTTATTAATAATTTTTCGATTAATCCAATGCGAAAAATCTCCTTGTGGCTTATCTAATTGTTCCCACAATAAACGAGCATCAATAGAAAACTGTTCAACATTATTGTTCTCAATTAATACAGGTAGTTTCTTTTGGTATTTCATTACCAATTCAATTTCTTCTTCGTTACGACAAATACGTTCCAATTCTTTTCTGCTAAATTTAGTAATCATTTAATTCTCCTTATATGTTTGTAAAGCGTCTCACCTTTACTTCTTCCTCTCTGTCGTACACGCATCTCACCGTGTAACTCATTCGCTGTCATATAAGGTAGAGGACTATTCTCACTTTCCTCAAATTTTCTCTGTCGCTCATTTTTTCAAACAATACAAAAAGAAGCCACTTCATACGAAATGACTTCTCATAATTTCCAATATTAACTTTCCAATGAAAGTGCAATTTACTTCACTTAGCACACCTTCTACGATTTGAACATAGACCTGACGATTTTGGAGATCGTTGCTCTACCAATTAAGCTAAAGGTGTATATAACAAAAGAGCCACCTCCAAAGGAAATGACTCTTTCATAATTAAAAAATATACAATTTGAAAGTGGAAGAGTAGCAACTTACTCAGTTATAATACAATCAGTATAGCCATCCTGTTCAAGAATCATATCGACATCTGCTTGATAACGTTTATATATTCTTGCAGCATTTTTCTTTACAAAGTAAGCTCTATACATAGCCTGACCCTTTTCTAATGAAATATCTCTTGCGTTCTCAATTTGTATTGACATAAATGTTACCATAATAATCCTCCTTGTGTAATTCATAAATATCATTAATAATTAAATCTCTATTCATCTGCCCCAACAATTAATGAAGGGATAATATCTGTAAGAATCTCGTTAACAGTATTACTTGTCACTTCTTGACTTGCATTGATGCTATCAGTTTTCTCTTCAAGAGCAAGCAGACGAAGTTCTACTTCTGTACTCTCTCTAAGAGAAATTGTAACAACATAAATAACTTTCGTTAATGGAGTTGAATTAGTTTCATCAGATTCTGCTACGGCTGAAGCTTCTTTATTTAATGCCTCAGTAGATGTTTCATTTGCAGATGTATCTTCAGAAGCAAGCTCTGAAATATCTTTTGTTACTTCACTTTCAGAAGTTGAGCTATCTATATCAGAAACAATGTCGTTACTATCCTTTGATGTTGAATCTTCACTTATATCAACAGTTTTCTGAACAAAAGAAATGTTCTGACGAATAAGATTTGTATAATTTCCTGTTACGTTGTCATTAACCTTGAACTGAACTTCTTTAAGATTATCCGTTGAAAACTTCTCATCAATTTCTTTAATTTTGTCGAATTCATCAACTTCTATTTTGATGTTATCAATACTAGCACCTTCGAGTATTTCATACTCAGTACCATCTTTTAAAACGATTTTATCCATTTAAGACCTCATTTCTTAATTAAACATACATTGCTAGTTTACTACTTTCTGAACTTGGTAAGGTAATAGAAGATACATTTTTATATGATTTTGTTTCTTTTGAGGAAATTATATATATATCCACATCAAAAGTCCCTAATGAGTTTGTAGTGTCATGACCACCATGGTCAACAAAATTATAAAATATATAATTACCCCATCGAGTTGTTTTATGATTTTTACTTATTAAATACCATGCATTTATTAAAGTTGAGCTGCTATCAAATGGAGCACCTTTAGGATAACCTGCATTAATAATAGTGTTTACAGATGATCCCATTATACCTGGGTTATATGAACAATTTTTTGACAACTCAATTATATCACTTGTGCTTACTCCGGTACTAATATTCTTTATATTACTAGCCATAGTAGCAAATGAGGCATCCGATGCTGTGCTAACTCCTTTAGTAGTGATGGCGGATGCAATAGCACTTTTCCCATCACTGACAGATTTTTTTAATGATGTTATTGCATCGTTTAATGCTTTACCTTGTCGTGCATCTAAAACAAAATTAACACCTGTAGTAGTGAGATTATTTGCAACACCACTTATTGATGTTCCTGATGCTATAGTTATTCGTGAACCTATACTAACATTTGAACCAATTTTATTGAGTTTAGTTTTATCAGCAGGAGACATCAGTCCATGAGCCGATGTTGTTGCATCTGAATATGTAGTATCCGTAAATACAGCATTAGCTGGAACATTACTATTCACTGTATGTCCATTAACTGTTGTGGAATTACCACCATTAGCAGGAAGTGAAGATGGTATTGTCGGAATAGTTGCAGAACTATATGCCAAAGAACCTAAGCCTAACCATGATTTCAAAGCATCTTTTGAAACATCTTTAATTTTTGCACTTATATCAGAACCATTACCTGTCGTATATCCTGCAATATATTTAATAGCATCGCCACTAATTCCACCTCCACCATAACCAATCTGAATAGTCTTTGCAGTTGCACCATAATCAACAATTCCTGTGGATTTTGTTGCACTACCAGCACTCGTGGCATATTTAACACTCTTATTTGCATCCGCTGTGTTGTCTACATTTCCTAATCCAACTTCTGATTTTGTATAACTTGGTTTTGTACTTGACTTAGCCCAAGATGATACGTCCGAAGCTGGCATTGCTGTGGGAAAGTCTGTAATCTGGGATTTTGTATGAGTATGATTTTTCAATGCAAATTTATTTTCTAAAGACTTTAAGAAGGTTTTTAGTCTCCTTAAAGTTACGTTACTTGTTTCCATAAAGTAAAAACCTCCTTAAAAAATATTCAGTTATTTACTATAACTAAGAGAAAAGAGCTTCTATTTCTGCATCTGTAGCTTCAACAAAAGTTGTATTTTCAAGTGTCTCAACTCTTTTTTCAAGGTTACTTACTGCTATCTGAGCATCTGTTCCTGCTTTTTTTGCATCGGCAATTGCTTCACTAAAATCAACTGAATCAATTTTAGAATCAATATATTCTATTATTGTTTTTGTTTCCTCTCCTTCTGGAAGAGTACCTATAAGTTTTACAAGGTTAGCAATATCAGTTTTATTAGTCTGAATTGACTGATTCATTGCAGATGCATCATTTTCATGAGTTGAAATCCATGTAGCAATTTCCTTTAAAGTATCATATGATTCAGGTGCATCGGCAACAATTTTAGCAACAGCATCAGTTACCTTTTTATCAACAGAGCCATCGCCTGTACCATTAAGAACACCAATAGCATCAGTATTAGCCTTAATAGTTTTCTTGATTTCTGTATCATCATACTCTGAGGATGTAATCTGACCCTCAAGATCTGTTTTAAGTGCTTTAATCTGAGCCTTTACTGAACCCTCAACAGTATCTTCTCCATCAAGTTTATTAACCACCGCCTGAAGATTTCCAATTATAGAATTAATTGTCGATAAATCAGTTTCAGGAATAGTTATTTCTTTAACTGCAACTGAATCTTCCGTTGGTGTTTCTTCTTTATAAAATTTAAGAGTTCGTCCAACAATACTAACTGTTTTAATAGCTTTTGCATCGGCATCGTCTATATATTTTTTGAATAAAGTATTATTTTTTCCTAATTTATCAAGTGTAATTATTTTAATTTCTGTAGCCATTTAATTCATCTCCTTAAAAAGATTTTCAATATCATCATCTGTTGCTATATTACTGTCGTTAATTGTTACGTCAGAATTAGATTTAATCGGGTTACCGTCAAACAATAAATCTCCATTATTATCTAACGAGAATTTATTTATTATATTTGCAACTTCGTCTGATGGAATTTGTTTACACAATTCATTAATTGCATTAACAATATTCTTATCATTTGTAATTAGATTTTTATCTTCTTTTTTTTGATATAAAGAGAGGTCAGCAACTCCACCATTTTCCTCTAAATTTGTTAGCCTATTTTCAACATCAACAAACCAATTGGGAACATCAATAACCATATCTGTTGCATCTAATGTGTCAGCAGGATTGAAAGAAAATGTAGTTGTTTTTAAAGAATATGGATAACCTTCATCATTTTTTCCGTAAAATTCAATAGCTGCGGTTACAGCTCCGCTATGTGTATCAGCATAACTTAAAATCCATGAAAATCTAATATGTTTATCACTATATTGAAGATTAACCGCTTCTTCGGTATAAATACCTAAACTATTTTTAATAATAAATCTAATATTTTTACCATAAACATCTTCACCATCATAATAGCGATTTATTTCAAAAGTAAGAATATTAGAATTTGTATCTCCACGAACAATTTTTCCAATATTGGTTAATTCAGGTGTTTTCTCAGTGATTTTAATTAAACTATGTTCATCGACCATACTTGATTTTTTAATTTTACCGTCTGAATCAATAAACACTTCATCCATTTTATTTATAACCTCCTCTCTAATTTAACTAAGAGAGAAGATTATCTCTCTTTATTATTCATTCTTTTTATCAGCATCCCAAATCAAATCTGTCGAATACTTTAGCGTATCAATAGGTAAAAATTCAGTTGCTTTATAACTGTTCAATAACTCAATACACTTCTTTTCAAGTTCATCACGTTCTTTTGTTTCAAAAGGTACAGTTTCATATTTACCTGTACCGACTTCTGTGGTAACTTCTTTTACTTCGTGCGTACTTTCATCTTCAACAGTTTCCTTATGTTCTTCCATAATTTCCTGTTTTACAGTAAGAAAACGAAACATACCCGTTTTAGAATCTTTTATCAAAATAGAATACATAATTTTCCTCCAACATCAATTATATAATTGCTTCAGTTTCACCTTCAAATGAAGTATAAAGCGACCTGATTTCTGTCAACTTTTTAGCTATTTCAGCCTGTATTTTAGCAATAAAAAGCTGCGCACGAGCCTTTCCTAATTTTTCAACAGTATCAAACGGAACAGCTAAATCAGACTTAGGTATTTTATTTACATCAATTGAAAGAGTGATAGATAAGTTTTCATCTATTAGATATTCTTTATTAATTAGTTCCAACTCGACTTCTGCGATAGTAGAACCATCGGGAGAACTCTCTGTAATAATAGGATCTCCATCTTCTAATTTCATATTTGCTTTAAATTCAATATCTCTGTATGCTATCTTCCTTGGGAAATCATGAAGCTGAGATAACTCTTCCTGAGCATCAATAGAATTTGTGCCAAGTTCTGCCACATCAATATTTACAGTAATAATATTTTCTTCAATAGTTTTATTAATATTTAATTTCATTTATTTGTTTCCTCGCTTTCTAACTGATTATAAAATGTTTTTAAATTTACAATTAAGTCCTTTATTGTATCTTTTTTTAAATTACATTCTAAACTTGGCAAATTGATATCTGTATCATTAACTTTAAAAGCAACACAATTTTTATCTTTATCAAGACTCATAATAGCTTTTGTCTGATTGCCTATTAACATCTGTAATGCTTTTAATGTTTTACCGTTATCTGTTGTAATACTTAGCACATCACCAATTTCCAAATCATTCTCTGTTACTTGCAAAAAACCCATATTTTCACTCCTTTCTTATTATATTTTCCTTTTATTCATTAACTGGGCATACTGGATTCGAACCAGTAAATGATGGGATCAAAACCCATTACCTTGCCTTTTGGTGAATGCCCAATATAAAAAGTAGGAGAGTAACGACCCTCCTACAAAACTGTAAAGATTATATCATTTTATCAAATTTTTTAAGATTGTATTTATTTACAATCCAAGTTGCATTTTTATAATAATTACCTACAGGTACACAATAACCACCATTTAAAATTTTTCTAATTTGGCTAGAAGAATTTTTGGTAAATGGGGCAGTACCATAACAACCATTATTAATAACACGAAGATATGCATATACTCCATTTTCTAAACTGCTATATCTTACACTACCACTTTCAATTCCCCATAGATTATAACCTCGACAATGTTTTCCTAATGTACTTTCAACCATAGCCTGAGAAATTGCTGTTGATGGTAGTACACCATATCGTTTCCACTCTTTAATACAGATGTTTGCAATAGTATATGCTCTGTTTTTCTGAACTTGCGATAATCCAATCAGTTTTACAGATTTAACCTTAATTATTTTTGGCTTTTTAGAGCAAATGTATTTACTATTTACATATGCAAATTTTCCTTTGTATTCAACCTTTGTCCATTTTTTCTTTTTGCCATTAACAACAGTAATCTTTTTTCCTAACGGAAGAATAGCAATAGATTTACTCTTTTTGGTTGGCTTCTTTCTGATATGCACACAAGCTTTTACATACATTTTTTTAGTTGTATATGCTTTTAATCCTTTAACTTTTGTTTCAAGGACAGATTCTTTCTCAGAATTTTTGTCAACATCAAAACGTTCTGCTACAAAATCTTTAAGATTATCAATATTCGAAGTGTATTCAGATTTTGAAATCACTGAACCTGATGCTATTGAAATTGGTGGAGTAGTAATGACTGTATTTGCTGTTACTTTCGTTGTATTATTACAAGTTATTAAAAATAAGCCTGCAACAATTAAAAATTTTCTTCTCATAATTTCCTTTCTTTTGCAGTTTTCTTGTTACATATATTTATTCTCTGTTTGAGATTGGATTATGATGAATAATCTATAGGAGATTTGAACTCCTGTTACCACCGTGAAGGGGTGATGTCCTAGACCACTAGACGAATAGATTTTGTAAGGGGTCAGCATTAAGCACTAACTAGCTGACCTTGGACTGTACACATCCAGTTATTTAGAATAAATCAGCATCTACTAATTGTCTGCATTCATTATTCATGCTTCCTGGTTATTCTCATTCCTAACTCGTGTGTCTTACACATTAATTGCATGATATGTATATGAGCAACCGTTTACTTTAAAGATTCTCGTTAATATAGAGAACACGATCACTTCTATGGCTGATATTGACCGTTTTAGGACTTACAATGCCATGTAAATTAAACGACAAATGCCAAGAAATTCTCACTTTAGCTTTTGGTATGAGAAAAGAATAGCTTTGCCTTCTATAACCAGTCGAAACCTTGTCTTTATATAGCGTAGGACGACATCAACGCTGTTTATAAAATCTATCAATGAATAATAGACTGCCCTTACTCTTGTGAAAAGTGTAAGCAGCTTATGTTATATTATTCGCTTATTTGGAATATTTTTGACAAATATTGTCGTGATATGGTATAATAAATGGAACAAGCAATTGTTCAACATTTTAGTTATGGCTAGATTGAGATGGTTAATAGCGGTTATAGAGTCACATCTGAATAGTGATATTCAGTTCATATAAATATCCTCGTGACATCATGTAGGAAATACTTACAAAGGAGGATGTTAAGTGACAGAAGTTGTAGAATTTATTATTGGAATTCTTGGCAGAATTGTAAGTGGATTGTTTACCACATACATAGTACGTCTCGTAGATAAATTGGTACGCAAAAATGACCGCCATTGCAAGTAGCGATCATTTTGTGTTAATATTCTAAATATATTAGCCAAATAGTGTTCAATATTTGACTCTAAACCGTCTAATGGATAATTGCTTGTTTCTTTATTTGTATTGTAACACATAAAACTGTGTGGTGCAAGAGGAAATTAGACGAAGTGTTAGACGAAGGCTTCATCGGCATTGTCTATAAATCAGAAAGTGATTTTTGTTCAACCTTTTTAATTTCTCCATCTGCAAAATATTTTGCAAATTGCTCATCAGCATCAATATCCTTGTACACTGCCACCATATCTAACGAATTCCAACCGACTAGCATTTGAATTACATCGTCGGGAAGACCGCTTCGAGAACAAGAAGTTGTAAAGAAATGACGAAGACTGTGAAAATAGAAGTCTTCTCCTAAATGTTTACTAAATGTATCAGCCCAACTATCAAGCGTTCCTGAATCCATAGGTTCATCTATATATTCTCCATTTACCTTCTTTGGGAATAGCCATTCTGATTCAATTCCATGTTCTTTTCTATAATTCATCCATAAATCAAAATATGGTTTAAATGGCTTTGCCAGTGTATATACTGTCAACATTTTGCCCCTAGATCCTCTTCCTTTTGTTTGGATCTTTTCAGGTGTTTTATATAAAGAACCATATATAATATTTTCGTCATCAAAATAAGACACTTTAAATCGTGGCAGCTCGCTTTTACGTCTACCACTAAAAGCAGCTAACGCTAAAATGCAAGCCTTGTCATACTTACCTTTTTCAACCCAATAATCAAGCATACTCTGTACTTGTTCATCAGACAGTACAGTTTTTGTAAATACTTTCTCATTTGCAGGATTTTCAATTTTGCGTATAATCGGTTTGAAATTCTCGTATTCATCATCCAATATGGCTTCTACATAATTTGAAAGCGATGAGAGAGTAGATTTTACTCTACGCATTCTAGCTGGCGACCACTTATATTCTGTAAGACAAAAACTTTGATAACGTGCAATATCCCTCTTTGATAAATCTATAAAGAATTTGTTGTCGCAATGCTGAAGTAGATATACCCAAAAAATGAAAAGATCACGCCTATACGCATTGATTGTATTTGGGGATCTATCAACTGAACGAAGATAATCCAAAAAATCATTTCCTAATTCTATATTTTCTTTATTACACTGAGCCAATAATTCATCAGTAACAATATTATTGTGTTGTATTTTTCTACCCATTAAATCTCACTTCCTTTCACATATAAAAAGAAGCGAGATAGTAGTGAACTAAATCGCTTCTCTAGTTTATTTACTATGTATTGTGTTAATTTGATCCAATACTTCATCAATTTCTGCTTCAAATAATTTGGTGCAACATGAATATAAATCATCAATATATCCAAATTTTTCAGCATACTTAACAATAGATAATTGATCTTTCTTTTTAATCTGTTTCATATTGTATCCTTCACATCTTGCCTCTAAATCAATATGAAAGTTTTCTTTAAAACATTTATACAACTCTTTATATCTATTGGCATAATTGCCACTTCTGCGTCTACAAATTCTATTGATAACATCTTTCTTTTTGTAAATATCAACATCGTCTGTAAGACCATTAATAACTTCCTGTTTATGATTATTATCAGCTAATAATTTTTCATTTTCTTCTACTTGTTCAACCAACTGTAATAATGCTTCTTTATATGTTGTCGGTAATTTATACTGATTCTGAATCGTACGCTCCATTTCATCAAAACGTTTTACATATTTTGCTGTAAACAATATTCCTTTTTCACCTGTGAATTTATTAGCAAGAAAATCGCATCCAAGTTTTGTGACAAGATAACAAGGTCTATCTTCACCTTTTGCGTCAACATATGACGATTTAATAAAATAATCAACGACCACGAAATCGTGGGCGTTAAGAATTTCAATAATTCCTTTGGTTTTTCTATCTTTTGTGCCATCTAGTTTTTCAAGTACCTTATAATGTTTCATTCCTAGCATTTCAGCAATTTCAAGTGTGGTAATAGTTTGTTTTTGTATTTCATTAATCTTTAATTCGCTCGTTTGTAAAATCCTCCTATTATAATTATTATTAGTAATAGGAGAGCGGCAGGGAATTATCCTGCAAACTCTCCGCTAGTTAGTGCGATAGGAGTATACCCTATACATGCGTTTCACTAACGAAGGTAGAGATAGAAGAGCAATGCCATTCTATAAACTCTTTATTGAACTACCCGTTCAGCCTATATTTATATTCTCTGTTTCCAAATTCAAAAACCTCGAAAAGTCCTCCCACTTGGTAACGCTCCAAGCCGATCCGAAGATGACAGATTTACAGTCTGCCCCACATCTTTAGTGGTCTATGAGAGGATACAAAAAGAGTGTGCAGCATACACCACACACTCTTGTCAATATTTATGAAAATCAGCAAATTTGTCTCTTAAACACTTACACACTGATTTTCTATAACACAAAATATGTTATAATTTAAAATCCAAAAGTCTTTAGCATCTTCTGAATATCCTCATGACTTAACTCATCACTAGAGTAGTAAGAATAACTCATATAAGAATTACCATCTGATTTACTAGCAGTAAATCCGTGAGTATTTTCATCTTCGTCTTCAGAAGTATGTAAACAACTCTGATCATGACAATCACAATTCTTACAATCTCCATCGCAGTCATCGTATTCATTGCTGATCTTTACTTCGTATACCTCATCAGCTTCAATTTTAGGAATAATCTTAGAATTGCAATTATCAAAAATATATACGACATCGGCTTCAACAAAGATATAACCATCTTTTCGCTTAACAGGTTCACACCAGATTTCATCATCTAATAAGCTGATAACGAAAGCGTCATCGTAACCATCCCATTCAGGATTGCCAAAGCCATCAATAAACGCAATACCATAACCCATTTCAATAAGTTCACGAATAATCTCTTTTGCATCTTCATATTTAGCAACAACATCTACTGAATTATATTCATCATCAGACTTTACTCTGTCATATATATCTGACATAACACAAGCAAAATCTTCATAGTATTCAAAATGTAATGTTTTAATAATAATCACGACCTTTCAGATTAAGCATTCTTTACAGCATCTTTGAACGCTTTTCCTGCTTTAAATTTTGGGGACTTGGACTCTGGAATAGAGATGTTTTCTCCTGTCTGTGGGTTTCTTCCAACTCTAGCGGCTCTTGTAGTTGTCTCAAATGTACCGAACCCTACGATCTGTACCTTATCACCATTTACAACTGCGTCCTGAATAGCCTTAATAGTAGCATCTACGAATACGGCAGTATCCTTTGCAGTTACGCCTTCTAATGTCTCTGATACTGTCTCTTTTACAACTTTTACTAAATCGGTCTTGTTCATTTTTAAATTTCTCCTTTTTCTCAATTAATATTTTTTTTGTAATATAAAAGAGGGTAGCTGCTATAATAGTCAACTCCCTCATATACGATTTTACGGTAATCAAAAACCTGTTTGTATCAAACGATTTTATAAGGATAATCGTGAACCAAAGTTTGTTTTTCTTTAACAATATGTTATAATATATAATATTCTCCCACCTACTGATCATATTTTGTGAAAGGTTGGTGATTCTCATGAACAAATGTGTTTACCCATATCTTGTCCATGTTAGTGCTTACATTCGTGTAAGATTCGGAAGAATCGAGCATGTTTGTAGACATTGGCGTAGATTTCCTACGAGATAGCTTGTCTGTTGTTAATCATTGCGCCATTTTTATGTGAGTTTAGAACTACTCGACAACAGACGGGTGGGAGAGTATTTGTCTTAGAATTGGTAATTTGTTAGTCTAATTGAATATCATATAAACAAATTAACCCTTTGTCACCTATAACTGACACTGTTTGCTCAGGTCTATTAACTTTTCTTATTGAAGTCGCAAATTGATCGCTACCTGATACACATCCTGACTGTATTACTTTTGTATCATATACTGTTTCCATAGCATTAGTGTGTCTATGCCCTAACAACACAATATCTGGCTTTACATTGAACATCATTGTAAAATTCTGTACAACATTACTTGGCGAATCCTTATGTCCATGTGCTGCAAACACATTATTCCCACGGATATTGAACATTGCAATTTCAGGTTCAATATTGTTGCTACCAATAGTAATATTCTCAAAATTCTGCATTCTGGCTTTTAAATAGAACGGCAAGAGTACGTCCATATTTTCGCCATCTAAACCATCTTCCTTTTTAGGGGATATCCTAGAATGATTACCAGGCGTTGTATATACATAGATATGATTAAAATGATTTGCTAATCTAGTTAGCATAGCAGAAATCAGCTCTGAAACATATTTAAACTGTTCCATTAAGTCCATATTGTTCTGTAATCGAAGATTATTATGAATAATTCCACTAAGAATCTCGCCAATTACAAGATAACAGTTTTCAGATTGATGCATACCACGAATATCTAAAATATCAGAAGTAAATTTTTCAATTCGTTTCTTTAAAATATCTTCATCAAAATCATTCTTCCAATTATGTATCTCAATACCGCAATGGACATCGGTGAGATGGCATAGTAAATCCGTCGAACTATTAAACAAAGTATAATGTACTGGAATATTTATTGGCTCAACATTCTCACAAATAATACGCTTCACCATATCAGCATAAGACTCTTTACGAGCTTCCTGTCTAATGAGTCGATTGTACTCAACTCTTGCATCAGAAAGTTTAATCTTTTCTTTACGCATTTTAATTAACTCAGCATTATCTGAATTATTTTCTGTTTCTACTGGTTCATTAACCCATCCAGCGTCAATATACTCATATAATAATTTACTACCTTTGCGTACTGTATCTCTGTGTTCTAAATCACCATTAAATTCAGAACGAAAGTCAGCAACATCTTGCCACTCTAAATTTTCGTCTGTTCTTTTTCTCTTGAGTAAGTCTAATTGTTCTCTAAGAAATTCATTCTTCTCGATGTCGTCCACCTACTTTCTATTCTTCATTAGATTCAGTAGGTTCATCGAGTTCACTTTCCTCTTTCACCTTCACGTTTATTTCAACATCGTTACCGTTAAATACCGATAGAAGAGTAGCAAGCTTCTTTTCTTCGCCATCTACTTCAACAATCATATTATCTGTGTCAATGATACCTGCAATTTTCATAGATTTCTGCTTTGTTTCCTTAAATACAAAGTTTGCCATTTATCCTTTTCCTCCATAAAATTAAAAATTCCCACCAGATTTATATCTGCTAGGATTATAATAATTATCTTTCTTACCTTTTTGTTTTCGAGTGTCTAATATTTTCTGAATTTTATCACGATACTCCTTGCTATCACTTAACCGATACATACTTATAAGTGTATGATTTTGTGAATTTAATGGGATTTTATCATAACAAATATTATGTATAACAGTCTTTGCTAACTGCTTTGATAACATATGTGTGTGATAGTCACCCTCAATATCAATTCTTGTCACTCGAAAACTACCATCTTTAATTTTCTCAATTTTAAAATCTTTTTCAGTCATAGGCGTTACCCAACTGACTGAATTTTTCGTATTTTTTCTAAAGCATTTATATTATACATTCTTTCACAAAGATAATATTTTCGATTCTTAGTATATGTATGAGATATTCCATTTTCACCATAGCGAATTTTATAATCTCTATTAAGAATCATCGCTTCTTGTTTCGTAATCTGAACTATTTTAATTCACTCCTTTTGAGTTATTTCTTCCATATAACAGTGGAAGAGTAATTGCAGGTAGACGAATTGCACGTCTTCCATGAGATTATGACTCTCATATGCTTCTTTTACAATAACCTGCGTTGAAAATAAAATAGCTAGTGAAAGCACCGACTTTCAGTGCAACCACCAGCGTAAAAAGTAATACAAACAAAATAAATACTTTATTATGACAGCAATAATCCCTTCGGATTGCCTCCACAAACGCACTCATATTCAGCCACGATATAATGAAATCTGAGCATATGAACCGTCATCCATATACTTTTTCACCAACAGGAATACACCTGTCTCTGTATCGGTTCGAGTGGTTACGAACAATTTTCACCCGTCATTCAGAAGTAAATTATATACCAATCTCAAATATTGTACTGTATAATTTGATAATTTATATAAAATAGAGTGTTATTCTATTGCCTTGGGCTACTCAATCACTTGACTTGTCTTATACGATTTGTTTCCAAATCATCACGGCAAATTGACTTATTTTGGTATTCCCCTACTTATATCCTATAGATTACCAGTCTACAGGCATCAGGGTTAAGCGTTACAGTGTAACTCTCTATTACGTCAACGACAAGATAGCAGCTTTTAATTACGTTTGCTCTCAGTACATACGCTTATCTTTAAGGATTTTCCTAATATCCTAATACACCTCACAGTGTTTTGGAGTAAATTATTACAAAGTATCCCATATAATAATTTACCGATATTCACGTATTCTCAGCACAGTGACTAAACTGATCTACACTGAGTTCATTGCAATCATAGTAAAGTATTTATTTTGTTTGTTTCTATTTTGATTTTCAGCTAGGAAAAGCTGATTTCATTGTTTTCTCTTATTACTATACATAATAAGAAAAATGGACATAGTGCCTGTAACCCTAGTAAAATCAAGGGTTGTAGGGCTTTTATAAAACTCGACAAATTAATTTCTAATTTTATTTTTATATGATAAATCCCATTCTAACTGTTTTTCTTTTTTACATTTTAAACAATATTTATCTCTTTTTCCCTTTTTTCTTACCAGCCGTCCACATTCAGAACAACGAATAAAATTACCATCGCCAATATAATTCTGATATTCATAACCAAGTTCTCTGAAATCTTTAATTTTTAATACAACCTCGTTATCATTATCTATAAAATTAACTTTCATATTCAGATTATCATTTTTATTAGAAAAAGAGATTAGTCCAGTATTCTCAAGATCATTTAAATATAAGAACTTATCATTCCTATATTTAACAGTCACTCTTGCAACTTTATAAATCTCTTTAATTTCTGTATTAACCCATCCATTATTTGTATCTGATAAGGTATTATATAGCTTTGCATAACACAGCATCGTAAATAACAATTTTTTATACTTTATATTTTCTACGCTTGCAATTTTATCTAGCTCACTTTTGGTAATATTAATCGACTCAATTTCTTGTAAAAGATACTTCTTACCTTTTTTTGAAATATCTTCAATGATGTCTTCCCATAAAGCTTCATTATATCCTTTATAATTTTTCTCCATAAACTCATTTAACTTCTGAGCCGTTTTCTTCTCTCCAAGTTTTTCTTCTTGTCTATAATATTTAGATAGTAAGAAGAGGGTAGAAGTTGGTTTATTTCCAACTTCGCCTTTCTCAATTATTTTTTTTGCTTGTTCCTTTTCATTTAAAATAACCGACATTCATTATCCTCCACATCAATAGTCACCTTAATTTCAGTTTCTTTCATAGAAAAATACATACCATTAAATTCTATATCTCCATCTTCATCCAGTTCAGGATATGATATTTTATATCCATTTCTTCTCAGAAGATTTTTAATAAAGGTCTCACCACAAATATCCCATGCAAACTGTTTACTGTTTTTTGATTTTGTATAACACAAATCGAGAACAACATTACAAAGTTCATCTTCGTTAGGACATTCCTTTAAACATTTCTCTCTAAACTGCTCCTTTAAAAGATACTTTTGAATCTGCTTTTCATCTGATTTTAATCTCTCTTTTTTAGCATAAAGCATATAATTTTGAGTAACTTTTTTATATGTCTCATATATTTTCTTGATTTTGTTATACACTTTATTTGTATATTCAGCATCACTTTTTAAAATAGAATAATCAAAATTAGATTCTGTATTACAATATTTTCCATCAAATAATTCTTCAATTTTCCAACATATTCTATTGATAGTGCATGGGGCACTTCCTAATGGTATACGATCATAATAACAGTATACAAAACGTTCTTCCTCTTTGGTTCTATTCTCTTTTTGTAATAATTCGTCCAATGTAATTCTAAAACGCATTAAACATTTTTCATTGTTTTTCTTTTTGTAATTGTTTAATTCAGCTCTTTCAGATGGATAAATATACTGCATAAAATATGGTTTTTTATCTGCAATTATTTTTCGATTTATCCAAAAATCCTTTTTTTCATCAGAATCTTTTGCCTTTGAAAGTTTATTTGCTATCCAGTTATACCATGTATCAGGCATAGGTTTGGCTTCAATTCCTTTAGTCTTATCAATAGCATTCTGCTGGTAAAGCTGTCCACATTTAATTCTATAGTCGAGAATATTATATTCACGACTGCCTTTTGGAAACTTTGCCTGAACCTCAAACATTGAAGTGATTTTGTTTGTTACACCACCAACGGCATTACCAAAGCTATTAATATTAGATTTCATAATATCATCGTCCGATGGAATACATTTTGGAGCTTTTCTTTGTACACATACAATAGCAGGTAACTTTTTAGTATTTTTCACAAGAATAGGAAACGATGTATTAATAACGCAATCCCCGTCTTTGTCGAAACCGTTCATTGCATCTGCACATGTATCCCAACTATTAAAAATAGTAGGAGTTGTCATATACTTATAAAATTCGTCCATCGTTTCGTTGTGTACTACATCTAATAATCTGATATTATTATGAGATGTCATTGGTGCACGAAAACTGACAATTTGAGTAATGCCTTTATCAATCCAATATTTTGAGTAAACTTGTCCAGCTTTTAATAACCCAGTAACTTCCATACCAAACATTGACTGACATAATGAATATGGATCGCCTGATACAAGAGAGTAATTAGCAGGTACTTTTAAAACACCAACTTTTGCTTCGTCTATTCTTTTTCTAATCATGGAATAAATTTGACTTTTAATATATGGATCTTGTGTCATAGATGGCTCAATCATAAGAGCGGTTGCGAAAGAACTGTCAAGATTTTGGACATTATTCTTATTTAATCCAATTCCTTTTGTATAAAGAATTGTTTTTCTATAATCATTTGATAAAATATCTTTTATTTCATTTACGGTCGGAGCAATAAGTTCATCAATCTGCTCATCTGTAAAATCATAACTTTGTAAAAACTGATAATTCATAGTTCTTACATTTTCAAGTTCTTCTTCAGAAGATTTAGTAATAGCAAATGTATATTTGTTTTCATCACAATTTTTAAAATATTCTTCGATAGAAGAGTAGGAATCCCACAATTTTAACATTGACTCTGTTAAAATAAGTTCAACCTCGTTAATCTTATATGTATTTCCCCATACATCTGTGATCTCATCAAAGCCGTTATCCAAAGCAAATTTTTGAAAATCAATTGGAAATACTGCACCTTTACAAAACGAGTTTCGTATCACACAACCAGGTAATAAATAAGCTTCTCCAATTTCTTCCCCCCATCTTTTCATAAGATTAGGCATTGCTAATCCATAACCATCACTGTCTATAAGTTCAATATCTTTATCTTTGATGAATTTCATACTTGGTTGATCTAATCCTGTATCATCTAATTCAATAATATCCGACTTAAAATGAGTAATACAATCGTGAACTACAACGACACCGTTTGGCATTGAAACAGGAGTAGAAGAGCTACACACTAAAGCAATATAGGCTTCAAGCTTTGCAGGAGCGAATTTCATTGACATATCTCGTCCGTTATTAATTCTCTTTCTTATCTCAGGGAGAAGTTTTTCATTAATAAACACAATGGTATTATTTTTTACTCCTCCTGTTGTACCAAGTAACCATTTATACCTAATACCATTTATCTCAAAGCCGTTTTTATAAATGTAGTGGAAATCTTTCTCTTTGTCGATTACTACACAGACATAATCTTTCTTAAATTGATAATTATCTAATTCTGTATATAATTTTTTGATTTTTGGTCTTGATATAGCAAGATTGGTTTCTTTCTTTAACTTTTTAATTTGAGATTTGATGTGAGATATATGGAGTTCTGAATCTTTAATTCCATTTAATTCATCTATCCATCTCATTATTTGACTTTCACTTAAAGCAATTAATTCCTGATTTTCTCTTGCGGTATTTATTGGAAGTTGTAACTTCCATTTTTTTCTTCTTAATCTAGCTGAATGAATTTTATATACATATCTCTGTGATGTTAAGTGTTTACTCATGTTGTACCTCCATTATTCGAATATAATCATTACCTACTAATGCCTTATTATGACATTCAATCATATAGGGCAATAAAATTTCTTTTAATTGTTCTTCCGTATTCAATCTATAATATTCAATTGAAAATTCTGAATCGAAATAATAATGATACGATATACGAATTTTAAATTTGTTATTTCTATGAGAAATAATAGAAAAATTCCAAGTATGATTACTCCAATTTTCAAAAAATAAGCGTAATTCTTTATAAACCTTTTGTATATGAACTACATCATAAATTTTTTGATAGAAATTATTTTCATTATGATGAAATTTAATTGTACGAAAGTATCTATCACCCCACCAATAAGAACTGTATAATTGTGAAATCCCTTTATAATCTCTTTCAATATCTATTCTTAAATTATCAATATTATTGATATAGTTTTTGCAGCGACAAAGACGTAAAAATACTATGTTATTTTTATAATCTTCATCATCTACACGATTTTTTTCACGCAAATTATATACATCTATTAATTTTTCTGTATCTGTGTCTTTGTGAGTAAATAATATAATATCTTTTCCCTTAAACACGAAAAACTTAAGTGGAAAAGTTTTTCTGACGAATTTATTATAAAATCTTCCATATGAAGAGACATTATTTACACGATACTTTTTTTCTATTGGGTTATAATATCCAATCACATGATTTTCAATAAATTTGTGTCTTGCATTAGGCTTAAAATATTTTTTTACACCAGCAATCCAAATATCAGTAAATCCAGCAGCTTGATACAATTCATGTCTCTCGATATATTCAGTAGCAATAGGAGAGCATTGGTATTCAATAACATACTTTTTGTTATTGTAATCAAACATAATATCAGGTCGTTGCTTAGTTTCTGGTATCCATCCCTCTAATACTGCATTTGTAACACCAATCTGTTTTTTAATCCATTCGTAAAGATCCCTTTTCCCGTTAAGATGTTCTTCTGTTTCTGACTCAGAATACTTATCCTCACATTCTTCTTTATCCATATGTCTAAAATATGGGGTTTTTACTTCGCCATGACAATATTCATATGGTTTATCACAAACAGGACATAATAAAATTTTCTTTTTACTCCATTTTTTGAGCAAATCTTTTTTGTGTGTTCCATCATAACAATTTATGATTTCGTCTCCAATTTTTGCTGTAAGTATAATTCATTCCTCCTTTTAAATTTCTTTATACCTATATATTCTCTCTTTATTTTTCGACAACATCGTATAGGTTGTCTTTAATCCAACATATCAGCCCATAACAATGTAATTCAAATTCATTTGCAATTTCTCCTAATGTTTCATAATCATCAAGAGAACCTGTGCTTCCAATAATCTGTACATCATTGCCAAGTTTAATAGCACCAATCAGACTATTATCCTTATTGATAGCAAATACTGCACACTGATTACAATCGTTTTCTGCACACATTTGTCCGCAAAATTGAGATACATCACTCTGGCTATTTAAGACAATACTAGTTTTACCTCCACACCCACATTCACAAACGGGTGCTTGCATAAAATTCTTTTCAATATCTAATCCACATTTTTCGAATGTGATATTAGGCTTTCTGTTAAAAGTAATAACTCTTGATTCACTCATATAAATTTACCTCCACCTATATATTCTCCAAATGAAATTTCTATTTCTCGTTAATTCACAAACTAAACAGGAACTTTATCAATATCATTCATCTTATAGATCAAGTATGAACAATATCCATCAACCAATTCGAAATCTTTATTTAACTTAATTTTTCCAAGAATTCCATATTTTTTGAAATTATATACCTTTCTCCAAAACTTCTTTGGGTGTGGACTTTTAAGCTGAAAATCATATGTAATGACAATATCTTTAATCGGAATCCAATATTCAATATCAGTCCTATGACCAAATAACAAAGCCCACAAATTTCTATTCATCATCATTAAAATCCTCCATTTCTTTAAATTTATATCCTAAGAAATCAGTTAGCCACATAATTCCAGGAATACACTCTCTATGTATATACTCTCCATTATCATTCTCTAAAAACTCATCACCTATTTCAATAGGCTCACTGCATTCACAACAATAATATTGCTTTTTAATTTTCTGTTTATAATTAGGGCATCTATAATGGTGATTACCCACTTGTCCACAATATTCACAACGAAAATTCATTATTATACATCCACTTTCTTGTCAAATACACTTACCTCAAATTTAATATTACTCATTGTGCGAGTAAACTCATCATTGTCATATAATTTATTTATGTACTTACACATATCATATTTTATTGTTCTTCTCTCAGAATCATTAAAAATAACTTTTTCATGATCTAAATCTAAGTATAAATTTTCTATATTTCCATACTGCAAATATAATGTTACTTCATAATAGTTTTCATTTTTATTCCACGAAGCCATACCAATAACATTAAAATCATTCTGTAAATCAACTTTTATAACTTCTGTTGCCATATTTTCATATCTAAACATTCTTATATTCCTTTCTTTTACTATCTCTATTCTCTGTATTTTTTCTGCACTGATTATCAAATTTCCAATCCGATGCTATTCTATCAGCCCACGATGGAGACTTAGCATTACGAGGATAATCTGTACAAAAGTCATATGGTGAAACAATTCCACCAAAATTACAAGTATCATAATTTGTTCTTATAGTTGTTAAATTAATAGTTTTCAATAATTAGTTCTCCTTTGCTGTTTAAAATTTTGTTCATTGCAATCAACTCCTTTGAGTGCTGCATTAATTTGTTACATATGTATATTCTCTGTTTTGATCATGCTAGATAATTGTTTTTATCATATTTTGATAATGCTTTTTTAATTTGTGTTTTTCCAGTTTCAGAAATATAGTAAAGTCTTTTTCTAACACCATTTTTATCAACGTTGTCTGATCGAAGAATAAACCAATTATTATTCAGTGAATCTTTTGTTGCAACGGTACGATTGTTTTCATCTACATATATAATTCCTTCTATTGTTAATTTTTGACGAACCTTACTATAGTCATAATTCTCTGGAAGTATTCCATCGTTCTGACATTCTTCAATAACACTTGTAAAATTAAAACGGTTTGAATTTTCGTTTTTCTTAGATTTAATTTGAGATTTATTAACTATTTTATCTGTATTATTTGTTTTACAATCTATAGTTGAAGTAATATTTGGTGTTGATGTAATATCTGATAATTCAATAATATCCTCTAAATCTTTTCGTACAATTTTTAATAACTTAGTAGGAAGAATTTTATCTTTGTCAGAATATATCTTTTTTAAGACATCTTTAGCATCAATATTTTCAGAGTTATTATATTTCGCATTACCATTTTTTAAAGTCACATATGGGTTAATGGTATTATATAATTCTCTTTTCTCTGATTTATATTTTAAATAGAACGCCGCTTCTAAATATAAAGTTTCTTCTTTTTCTGTTTTCTTATCTTTTGAAACTATTGGAAGCAAATAAAGTGGATAAAAATTAAAATTTGTTATACAATGCGTTTCGTTAAAAGCATTTTGTAGCTTTTCACAATGATGCCTATTGTTATATAGATCATCTACATGCTGAGTAAATCTCGAAAATATATCTATACTTTCTCCAATATAAACAGCATGAGTGTATTTATTTTCAATGGCATATGCACCTGAATATGTAATTTTCATATTGTTATGTTTAAAAACAAAATTAAAAATCATAAAAATTTTACTTGCAATCGTTGCATCTGTTTTATCAGATAAATAAGACCGAATACTATCACAATTTTCCTGTAATGTAGAAAGAACGACTTTATAATCAAGTCCAAGTTCATTTAACTGTTTCATAATAAGACTATTATTAGATCCATGTCCAAATGTCATATGTAAGATATTTCTATTGATAAATTCAAATATTTTTACTACATACCCCTTATCTTCAATGGATTTGTCATATATTTCTTTTGTTTTATAATATTTTCTATTTGGTGCTTTATAAAATGTGTCAGAATTACCTATTTCACCAGTTATTTTACAACGTACAGTTCTCATAAATTTTCCTCCTTTGCTATAAAATCATATTTATCAAATACTCGTATATCACGAATCTTTTCTAAACATGATTCATCGTTATTTTTTTTGTAGGTTGCTTCATATTTGTGATTTTCTTGCAAGACATATGCATAGACTTGTTGAATATCTTCTTCAGAATATTTAGAATCTTTATTTTTACAGATTTGATTGTACATTTGGGCAAGTCGTCTTTTGGCATTAGCCTTCCTTATATTATTCTCCACATATTTATATGAATCTTTATATTTTCGTTGACTAACGGCAAAAGCATCAATATATACTTGATCTTCAGGTCTACCATATACATTTGGCAAACGAGTTATTTCACCTGAATCTTTGTTGATCATAAAATCATTTTGTCTATGAATATAAATAAGACCAATACTTTCTAATATTTTGTTGTAATCAATAATGGATCTTTCTGAAATGCCTGAAAGTTGAGATATATATTCTATAGTAAGATTACCAATAACTCGACATTTGTGCTGATATGCGTCTATATACACATCAATCGTTGAGCTGATAGTTCCAATAAGGAAGATAAAGTATTTTAATAATAGAAGAGTATTCACATCTTTTAGCTGACATATTGCTAAAATCTCTTCATATGTAACAATTGTGAAATATTCACCTTCTTCTGTGATGAAAAGATCAGAACAATCTATTATGTCAAATTTGCCCTTTGATTTAACTCGCTTTATAATACCTTGATCAATTAACTCATCATATCCAGTTTTTAATCCTGTATAAAACCTACGTGGATAGTCTAATGATTTTGTAAGTTGATATGCTAGTATTTCACAAGACGTACATATTTCTTTAACATCTTCATTTGGCAAAAGCGTTTTTATTGCACAATAGGCTGCTAAACCATATATAGAAAGTTTGTCTGATTTATATATTTTTTCACTTAACCATAATTGCATCTGTTCACTTCCTTTCGCTTATATATTCTCCAATAGGAGTGTAGAAGAGTAAAACACTTAAAAAATCAAAGATTGTGAATTACCATGGTGCAAAAATGTACAAATTTATGCATGTACACCCCCAAGTGTAGAGAAAAAATGTGCTCAAAAATGTACAAATTTGCAGATAGTTCATTTACTATGATATTCAATTACAATGATTTTAATTAAACTCTTATTTTTTGTTTTACTCTTTCATTTAATTATTCTCTTTCTGAATTACAATTTTGTTCTAAATCAACATACCTCTCTTTGTAAATATCCTCTACAAAGAATACTGGCATCTTGTCATAGTATTTTTCATATAATTCCTCATCAGAAATACGAGAGTAGCATTTACCTATTTGAATATCTACTGTTCTGATATAATCTTTTACAATAGATTTATTCTCTTTGAATCGCTCATTTATTTTTCACAAATAGTACAGTAGGTATATAAACCTGTATTAAGATGAGTCTTTCCTGCAAATGTAGATTTATATTGAATCAGACATTCTTCATAATGATACTTGTGCTTTGATTTACGATTACTTTTTGAGACATCACTTTCTGTTGACTTGAGATATTTTGGTATTTCGTTTTCTTGTATCATATTTAACTCCTCCTTTGATAGATTATTCTCTTTTTTGTTGTCTACCCTAAAGATATTCTTTTCTTGCTGACGCTGCGAAAAGACCGCCCCTATCAAGGGACTATATCTATGCTGTCGCATGAATAAATTTTTAATCTTACTTACAATAGTGATGGAAGAGTATTGTTTTTATAGTCTATTATTAGAGATATTTATTATAAAATGAGATAAATTTAAGGTTTTATGCAGTTCATGACAAATTGTATGTCTGATTATTAAAATGGATTTTGAGTGCTATTTTTAACGATTTGAACGAGTATATAGAGCATATAGGATATGTGAATCAATTTATCTTGTTGTAATATTCTTGTTATTATTTTTGGTTTGGTTGTATAATACAATGTTCTTTACTTGCTATTATGGGAGATTATCTTTAAAAATTGATGTAAATTTCGTTTGAAATGCACTTAATGATAAATTGGTAGGCTAGAAAATAAAGTGTCTAATTTTTCTCTGAGAATGAAATTTCGTAAGCATATAGAACAGATGATATTTTGATATAAAAATAAGACATCTTACGATGCCTTATCAAATATTGTTGGTATTTTTGTATTTGTATTATTGGTGTCAGTTAAATTATTTTGTTCTAATAGATTATCTACTATAGACTCAAATAGTTTACGCAATGTTTTGTTATGTTCAATCACATCAAGTGTGTAACATGATTCTAAATGATTTTCATAACAGTAATCATCTATTTCTTGATTAAGATCTATGTCTGGATATGTATTTTTCATCTCATTATAGAGATTTTTATATAGTTCTTTATAAGATATTTGGAAATAATCTGTTAAAAGTTGATATTTTGGAAACATCTTAGTTGACCAATATGACCATTTCTTTTTAGGAAGCTGTTGTGGGTTTTTGAGAAAGTTAATTTCTTGCTGCATTGATGCTATTGTCTGTGTGAGAGTGGTAAGTGTATTAGTTATTGTGTTTAATGTTTCTGTTATAGGTTGCATATTCATATCTGAAACAGTTTTGTGGTCTATAAACACGGAAGCTAATACATCCGCACATTTATCTTGATATAATTCAAGCTTTTCTGTAATATTTGGATAATCTCTTTCTAATCTTTTTGTAATATTAATTTTTGCAAGTCCTAATGGTAATTTGTGTACAGAAATACACTCTGTTAATTGATATCCACCATTAGTAGGTATGTTGAACTTCAACACTCCTTTAGATAAAGTCTTATCTTTTATCCATTTTGAGCGTTGGTATCTCACCTGTTCATCTTTAAAACCAATTCCTCTTAATACTGAATTAATTGCCGTATAGATTTCACCAGTTGCATCGTCTTTGAGCGCAATAAGATTGTCTCCATAAAAATTAAAATCTGTTACTTGTAATGCTGTTTGTGTGTTCATTTGTAAATCCTCCTTTAAGTTGAATAATTATTTTTTTTGTTTTTGTTGTTTCTATAGATGTTATTCTCTTTTTTAAAAAGTATTTTGTGTATAGTTTTTGAATGTCGTATGTAAGTGAGATGAGAGATTAAATTTTTAAAATAAAAAGGTGTTCGAGTTTCGAAATGAAAGATAGATGATTTTTCTAAGAAAAATAAGTGATTTTATGGCTTTAAATTAAATTGAAAATATAAAATTTTAGGTGTCATTTTGCTATTATATAGTGAAGTTCGTATAAGGGTTGATTTATAAGGTCTTTTGGAAGGTTAAAGGATAATTTGGATAAAAGTTGAAAATACAGAAAAAGGATTTTTGATTGATTTATAAGGAGGTTGTCGAACTCATTCTCGAACTCAATTGTTAGTGGGAGTTTAAGGGTGAAACATAAAAAAGACTTAAAAAATAAGAGTTATCGTGTAAGTGGAACAGATATGCGGTTTTGGGAAATATGAATTGTAATTTAAAATGTAAACATACCCCTATTTACTTTAAAAATGCGTACTTTTGTTATTTTTACGCATTTTTATATTGTGGTATAAAGTAGCATTTTGCTATAAAATTGTGGTTTCTTGCATCATATATGAAAAGTATTAACTGGTATAGGATATATAAAAATGGACTTAATTTTTTGGTTCGTTTGGCAGTTCTAAGGTTGTAATGGTAAAAAAAGTTATCCACAAAGTTATCAACAATACAGTCAAGTTATCCACAATTTAACAAAAAAGTTATCAACAAAATGTGAAAAACTTTATTATATCATATTTTGCAATCTAGGTCAACACTCATGCACAACTATCTATCTTTTTACTATATCAATAACTAAATCACAATTCATTGCATCACATATTCTTTTCATGTCACGAAAAGCAAAGTTTTCTTTATTTATGATATTTACAAACTGCTGCGGTTTAATATTCATTTTATCAGCAATTTCTTTTTGTGTCATATCCTTATCAATAATAATCTTTTTTATTTCTTTTTTCATCTGCTCATTATCTGTATATATAAACATACTTACAAGCCTCCTATTCACTTATATAAGCGTTTTATTCTATATAGTCATATATTTTATCATGTATAAACTAAAATGTCAAATAAATCAATATACATACTTTAAACATATAGTAAAGCACTTTATAATAAAAGCAAATAGATATAAAAATAATTTAAAAAACTTTATAAAAACACTTGACATATAAAGTAAAATACTTTATAATAAGTACATAAGTTAAAGGTAAAACAATTTACTAAATAACTTGTACATTGACAACCAAATAAGACTTTACACCAGCAACACAACACTGCTATAATATAAGGTACAAAATCTTATATAAAGGCGGTGAATAAAATGTTAGGCGGTGATGATATGGCAGTATTCAAAGCGTATTTACGAAATCTAATGCGACAACTGCAAGCGTTAAAAAAAGCACTTGACAACAACGACATTGAAACGGCTCAAAAAATATTAAAAGAATTGACCGAAGATACTCAAAATAGTATCGAAGATTAGTAACTAATAACATGGTGTAAAGTCTTATAAGTTGGCTTTACACCTTAATTATATAAGGCAGGTGTAACACATGATAATAAACACTAATAGCGAATTATCCCAAGTCGTTTCTCAACTTATCAAAACATCTGGCTATAAAAAAACATACATAGCCGACAAACTAGGATTGACACGACAGGGATTAGACAAGTTATTAAAAAAACAATCCTTTTCACTTGATGATGCAAATAAAATATTATCAGTCATCAATAAAAAAGTTGTTGCTGATATTGAAAACGAATAAAAAAAGTTTACAAAAAAGAATAAAAAACAGTTGACAAAACAACATATCTTTGATATAATAAAGACAGTTAAAGGAGATACAAAAACAATGACAAATAAAGATTTATCGGTTCTGGTTAATCAGACCATAAAAGATAATGGTATAAACAAAACTTTTATATCTGATAAACTGGGTGTAACAAGGCAACAAATAGATAACTTGTTAAATAAAAAACAGTTTTCTATTGACGATGCTAACAAGATTTTGAATATTATCGGTTATGAAATAGATAATATTTCAATAAAAAAACTTAAATAAATTCAATTAAATCACTTGACAAAATCCCTCAAATATGATAATATATAATCAAGGAAAGGGAAATAAAACAAAATTTCAGGAGGTATTAAAAATGGTAAAAAATTCAAAATTACAAAACTTATTCAAGTTATCTAGCAAAGTAACAGTCATTGTTCCAGCTACAATCAACATCAATAAAGAAATCGACAACACACCTTATGTCGATAAAGTAGCATCTTTGTTATCAGATTGTTTTGGAGGAGCAACTGCTACAACAACTTTAGGTTACTGGAAAAGTCCTACAATGGGACTTGTAAAAGAAAAGTCAACAACAGTATTCGCATATTGTGGTGAATCAGATTTACAAAATAATATTGATAAGGTAATAGACTTATGCGAATCGCTCAAAACAGAAATGTCACAGGATGCAATCGCACTTGAAATTAACGGAGAAATGTATTTTATTTAATTGAACAAGGTAAGCGGTCAAGCCGTGGTATTCAATTACAACTTACCTTTAGGGGAACTAAAAAATCCCCATTTCCAAAACTGAAAACAGGGATATAGAAAGATGTAATACATCTAACCTAAACAATTAGAGTATAAATCATTTTTCTAGTAGTTGTCAAGTCTGACAGCTAAATCTCATTAAAAAGTTTTCAATATCGTACCATGAAAAATAAATATGATTAACCGCTAAAGTAGATTATGAGGTCTGCCAATGAACCCTATTAGGGCAAAGGGTAATAAGTGAATACATTAACCGAAACGGCATGAAAGTATTTCATATGACTTGGTGCAGGCGTGATTAGCACCGTTACCAAAAACACGCATGGCAATGCTGTCCATCGGGTAGAGTATAAGATACAACCCCAATATAAAGCAAAAGTAACAATGTAGTACGGGTTACAAGTAGTCAAAAATCAGCTAAAAAATAGAACTTGAAAAAGTAATTACCTATTATATATATATATATATATATATATAGGTGTTTAGGATATAAGAATTAAAAACCCATATCAGGCATTACAAAAATAAGTCCTGTATGGTGCAGTACATCGTTAGAGTAGCGATGTCAAATAAATACCAGTGACGGTTGCAAGGAGTACACTATAACTAGGAATTGCACAAAAGGTATGAAAGAACCTCAAGACTTTCAACGGCTCAAGACAAGCAATGCTGTTATAATTGTGCTTGCAGTAAGGAGCTTGTATATCTCCTTATAAAAACAGATTATACACGCAATCGAGCAAATAGCGTTATTAGTTGCTACGTCCGTAAGCTGGGAACGGAGGACAAGAAACCGCCAGCAAGGTGTAAACACTAATACATCTTAAATACTATAAAGAGTATTTAAAACAAAAAAGCAGGAACGGCAGAACCTGAGAACGTGAGTGGATAACACAATAAAACCACAACTGCCATAAAAGGTATGCGTTTAAAAATGCGTACTTTTATTGTTTATAAGATGCAAGTAAAATGCACTATGTCAAGTATATTGCAAAAGGCTTATATATTTGATTTTGTGAAAGCGAACGGCTAATCCTCATTAGTTAGTAGCAAAGCAGTATATAAGAGATATGCTTTCCCTGTCTTGAATACCGCAAAAGAAACTATTTGAGTAGTGATTTAATCGCAAAATAATGGTTTCTTTTTACTTGCATAAATAAGCAATAAAATGATAACGAAGCTATAGAGGTTTTTGAAGGAGGGAATAACCCATGACAACAATAAAAGGAATTAAAACAAATAATCTTGAGTTCACAATGCAACGCAAGTCATCACGGAAATACAAAAAGGACAAACCTGAGAAATGGATTAAACAATCAGATGATAGTAAAGCGATGTTAGCAAGACAACTAGCATCGCTTTTTTGATTGGATAAAAGCGAATAATAAAATATAAGGAGATAACAAAGATGGTAGGAGATTTTAATTTTAGAATAATGCATGCAGCAAACGGAGTGAATGTAATTGATGAAACATTGATTACTCCATTAGAATCGTTGTCTGATGCGAAACTAATGGAGTACATAGAAACAGAAAAAAGTTTATTGTATTCAAAAAGACAAGAAAAGAAACAGGAAAGACAAAGTTTTGCGGATTGTTTAAAATCTGCTTTATTGAGGAAGTGAGATCGTATGAGTATAATATACACTAAATTGACACAGTACATTTGTACATTGAGTAAGCCTGAGCAGGATAAACTTCTTGAAAAGGCAAAACGAAACATTGAAACGCTAGTAGAAGAATGTGAAGTAAAATCAGAACTTGAAATGATTCGTAACTCACGACTTTGTGATGTTGCGGATTTAATTGAAGCATAAATATAGGAGGTGCGTTAGTATGGAAAATTTTCACAGAGAGATTTTAAAAATAAAAAATAAAAATGGAGAGTATTTTGGTCTTATTGAAACAGATAATCAATATATTGTGGCTTGTTACTATCATCCATCACGGAAATGGGGTGAACAGTGGGGACATGGCATATATTATCCGTTTTTAAATGAAGAAGATAAAAATAATACCTTAAGACAAGCGACAAATAGATTGCTTGAAAAAGTAAATGAGAGTTATATTTCACGAATAAGACTTGAAGAACTTGCAACGCTTTTCAAGGATGGCTTAATCTCTGACTACAGAGAAAGTGCGATGGAATACTTTGATGAAGTCTGTGAGATGACGAATGAAGAAAAAGAATTTTTCGGAATTGAAGAAAGTTCACCATTGGCAAATACCAAGTTCGAGAATCCTATGTATAACAAAGGATATGATGATGGGTTCTCTGACGCAATGAATGAGATAGAAAGTGAGTGATACAGATGACTAAATGGTGGTATCTCAAGGTAAAATTTAAAGAGAAACATAATGGTAAGAAAATCTGGTATATGAATGATGGTTATTTATGTGACTGTGTAAATTTGCCATTTTCAGACAAGGCAGAATGTGAATCTTACATTTCAGAGATAAAGGCAAACTATGGAGATAGAATTAAGGAAATTTCAATCCATTGGACAAGATAGGAGTGATAGTATGTTAGATAAACTGACAGACGAACAGAAAGAAAAGCTTATTGATTTGTGTGAACAAATCAATAATATCTTCACAGAAGAAGATAATGAATTCAATGAAAATAATATTGATGAATATTATTCAAGTAAGTTATATAAAGGTATTTTTGATGTAATGTGTGATTTAGGAAAATGGTGTTAGAAATAGATTTTCATAGGAAGGTAAATGGTGATAAGCATGAAAAAAGTAAAAGTAACAATGACAGTTGTATTAAATGATGATGAAGATGTAGAGAAAATCAAAAAATGGGAGCATCATATTGATTATGCGATTGATATGGATAGTTATCCAGAAATTCATCACATTGAAAATGTAAATGTTGAGGAACAGTAAATTCGCATTTACTTGGAAAAGGAGAGAAATAATATGAAAATATATTGTGGTAAAAATAGAAAAGGTGTATGGAAAGCATCATTAGATGAAACAAAGTTGAGCAAATTTGATAGAGTATTTGAATCAGAAGTCGAGACTATCCATAATGACAAAGTGTATATGATTCAGACATATTATGGATTCGACTATAATTATGGTTCATCCTTTAATCCGATTTGCGATGTAGTTAGACATGTTCCAGAATTATTCCATTCTGTATCAGCAGCAAAGAAAAATGAAATATGGAAAGAAAGAGAAAATCTTGCGAAGACAGAACTTGAAAAATATCATATTACTCCTTTTTCAATTGCATCAGATGATTTTGGAGAACCTTTTGTATATGGGGATGTAATGCAAGGTAAATTCAATATGAAAATAATCGGAATTAAAGTAATTTAAGTAATGAAACTAAGATTTCTTTGAAAGGAGCGAAGCGAAAATGACAGATAGAGGAGCAATTATGCATTGTCACGATGCAAAAAGAGACGCAAATGATTTTAATAGATTAATGGATGAATTAAATTCTATCAAGAGAGATAAACAGGTGATTCAAGATATGGAATTATCTGATGAAGCAAAACAGAAATGTTTTGAGGATTTAGATAAACAGTTAGCAGACGCAAAAGAACGAATGCACAATGCTATTGATGAAATGTAGAAAGCAGGTGAAGAGAAATGTCAAGTATTGAGGAATCAAAAGAAAGAGCACGGAACTTAAACGAACTCACGGATCATTTGATTAAATTACTTGAATCGGATGACAAGCGGTTCTCATTTGAATTTTGTGCATGTGGCACAATGGAGATTTACGACAAAGAAAAAGAAATCGGTTATGCAGTTCACATTGCACCGATTGAATATGATGAAGATGGAAACGCAATAAATTTATAGCAAACGCAAAGGCGGTTAGGAGAATAAACACCTAGCTGCCTATTTTATTACAAGAAATGGAGGAAATTGAATTATGAGCAAATGGTTATATGATCCTAAAACTGATTCACGGAATGGAAAAGAGTTTACTTACAATTTGCCAATACATGAAAATGATATGTTATTTAATGGATTCACTTATAGAGAAATAATGGATTTAGTGATTGCAAATTGTGGTCACGATGTAACGGAAGCACATATCAATAAAGAAATCATTAAGCTTATGGAGCTAAGAACTGAGGAAATGAGAGAGAATTTGATGATATGCAGAGAGAACATGTTGAAAGAAATTAGAAGGGTGTGATGAATATGAGCAGCTTGAAGAAATTTGTAGGCGATTATGCCTATTCTTATATTAAAAATATTGCAGTTGACCAAGATAAATTAAGACATGCATTAGTAACCCCACAGAACGCAAGGAATGTATTCTCTGAATTGGACGAGTTCCAGATAAAGTCTATCTGTGCTGAAATAAGTGCAAATGATACCTTTGGAACAATAAGGGAAACTACGCAGGAAGAAATCATTGAAGATTTTAAGAAGGCTGGATATGACACTGTAATCTTTGATGATGAAGAGAAAATAGCAGAATGCAAAAAGTATTATGCGGCAGGAGAAGTAATTTGCACTTATAATAATCTTTCTGGTCGTATGAGTCAGTATCATATGCTGGTTGCAATTAAGAAAGATATTGACAAAATACAGAGAAGTAAAACACCACAAAGGGAGGATAAATATGGTACATCTATTCTTAATATTCAAATAGCCAAAAACGGAAGTCATATGTCTATTAAGAATCGTTACAATCATACTGTAAGTGAATGTGATAGTACACTTAATAACAATTTGGATTTATTAGTTCCTGGCTTACAGGCAAAGGTGCTTGGATATTACAAAATAGTTTGTCTTCATAAAAATAAAAATTACTATAATCATATTACAAATATAAATGGAATTTATTTGAGGTATAGTGTAGAGAAAAACAATGTGTACTTTGGAAACTTTGTTCTTGATAGTAAGAATGGAGTGAGATTTGAAGATAATGGCAGGTATTATGTGAATAGCTGTTGGGTAAATAGTTATAGTGATACTCCTTGTGTACTTGATTTTCATAATAAGGAAGTAATAAAGCTTTTTGATGAAAGATGGCAGATAAGCAAGGGAACTTTGTTGACTAGGGCAATGAAAGAAAATTTATTACATAGTGGAAACAAAGAAAGAATGGACGAGCTTAATATTATTTTTCCTGATGCTTTAAAAGAGTTGTTACAGTGCAGAAAAAAGGCATTGAAATATCTTGCTTGCTGTTATGGCTATGATTTTCAGAAGCCATTTAAGATAACTGGATTACTTGGAAAGTTTACAGCTAAGAGTATTGAAAAAATAACAGGAAACAATAGTGGAATGTTGTTGGTTTGCAAAGGAGCAGATGTTAAGTGTGTTGAATTAAATAAAGGCAAGTTTAATGTAGATATAGAACGAGCATTTTCATATTCGATTGATGATTATTGTGTAAAATATGATTTTGAAGCAGACAGAAAAAGTGGAAAACTTGGAGTATTCATTATTCAACAGAGTAATGAATATAAAAGAGAAGTGAAAAGAACTTCTACTTCTTACCGTTATAGTTATAGCAATAATGAAATATTTGATAAAAGTGGATGTAACTTAACAGAGACAAGAGAAGCATTACACTATCGTCTTCGTAAATACAAGGATGATAAGAGAAAAAAAGAGGTTGATGCCATTAGTTATGAAGCAGATCTCAAAGAGATTAAGGAAATGTTTTCAAAATTAAAAGCAAAACTTGTTCTCAAATTAAACGAGGCAAATACATACGAAGAATATAGCAGGCTTGAAAATGTATTTGACTATTATTTTGTATGGATGGTAAGAGATATTGAAAATTTAGAAAAGAAAGTAACTCAGAACAAATTTAATACTATAAAAGAGGCAACTGATAGTATTGCAAGTTTGAAAGAAAAATTACAAAAAATAATGAGAAAAATGGAAGGTGAGGAGGTTGATTGATTATGACAGCACAGAAATTTGAATTATTTATGGGTTGTATGGGTAATGGAACTACTGTATGTAATAAAGCAGTATATGAACATGGAGATTATAAAACTATTGCACATATTTCTAATCATGGTGTGATTAAGTTTTATGTTCTTGAAGATTATATTCCAGTCGATGCAATGGAAAAGATAAAGAAAACAGCAGAACGAAGCAAGGTAGAATTTATGAAGAAATGGAATCAGAAAACTACAAGACAGAAGTGTGAATATATGTTAGATATTCCTAGTATTGGCTATGGTGGAGTTATGAATCCATTTTATGTAATATGGGATAACAATAGAGATTTACCATTTGAAGAAAGAGTTAAATTGATGGAAGAGAAATTCTTTCAGACACATATGTAAAGGAGTGATACTATGGCAAAACAAATATATTATTTACACAGTTGCGATGAATGGAAATCTTATTCAAGTATGGAACTTTTATTTATTGGAACTTCTCAACGGAAATTAAAAATGAAAATCTCAAAAGAGATTGAAGAAGGCAATATGGAATATTATGATAGTGAATTACCACAAAAAGAGCAGGCAAAAAGATTTAGAAAAGATTGGGAAACTGAGACAAGAGATGTGATTAATTCAAGATTGACATATGGAATTTTTGATTATACATATGACAATGAAGAAATGTAACCACAGGAAATTGTAATTTACAGTGAAATTTTAGAAAGATAAAAGGTGATAACTATGAAGAAAATTATTAATGGGAAAATGTATAATACAGAAACAGCAAAAGAGGTCGCAACATGGAGTAATTCATATAATTTTGATGATTTTAATTATTGCGAAGAAACACTTTACAAAAAGAAAACAGGTGAATATTTCCTGTACGGAATGGGTGGAGCGTTGAGTAAATACGCAAGATCGTGTGGAAGTAATGGAAGTAGTGGCGGTAGTGAGTTTGTTCCATTAAGTGAAAATGAAGCAAAAGAATGGATGGAACGTTATGCAGATGCAGAAGATTATATTGCAGAATTTGGTGAAGTAGAAGAGTAATACAGAGAATAATAAGGCAGACGCAAACAAATGTGTCTGTCTTATTTATTTGGAAGGAGAATGTGAAATGAGAATGACAAGAGAAGAATTGAAAGAAAAATGGTTTACGTCATGGAATGATTCTCTCCATGATATTGTGGCAGTTCAATATGGAGATGAACCATTGATTAAATATACCCAAAATGAATATGAAAAATTTCAAAAATTAACGGGTACACTTGCAAATATTGAAGCAGTAGCTGCTTATATTTACAGTCAGAATGGGAACTACGATGAATATAGAACTCTTGTTGGAAGTGTAAACATTGCAGAAGATGGAAGAGTTCTTTGCGGTGATGTAAATGTAAAGTACAGAGGGAAAATACATAATATTATCATCAATAGAATGTATGGATTTTATAAACTTGATATTTTACGAATGAGTTCAGGAAAGGTTGTTGGATTTAGTAATGCAGATGGTCAGGGAAGTCCTTCAATTTATACAGAAGAAATGGACAAAGGTTTAATTGAACGGATTTTAAATGATTCAATGGAAGATTACGGATATGGTATTCAGAAATTTATGGAATGTGCAAGAGAAATGTATGCACAAGATAGTGTAAATCATATCATGGAAAAGAGATTTGGCACAAGAAAGTGAGGTTGATTGATATGGCAGAAATTAAAGATTGTATGAACAAGAAAGTTAAAATAAGCAAGGGAAGTATCACTATAAAAGATGATGACAATAAAACCTGTGGAATTGTACGAAACATTGTAAGCCTTTATGATTTACAAGTAAACAAAAAGATTGATTATTATAAAGTGATTAGAAATCTTGGTTTGCATGGGAAAATTAGTATAAGAGACTGCATTATTTCAGATGGTGTTATGTATGTTTTCAGAAATATCAAAAGCAAATCATTTCATGAAAAATACGGATATATAGATGATAATGAGAAGCAGAAAGCAGAAGAACAGGAGAGGATATATCAGACATTGAAAGATAATGAAATTGAAGTTATTGAATGTATATATGTATAGGAGTGAATGAATATGAGTATTAAATATCATGAATATGGAAAAGAAAATGAATATGGAGCAGATCATACACTGACAAATAACTGGAATCCTGATTTAGATTATGGAAATGAATATGTCAAGGTGTATTTCAATATTGATACACCAACATATGATTACAACAATGGTTGGGAAACAGAAGAGAGAGATGTGTGGGATAAAGAATCAAGCGAACTTATTAGTTCTTTCGGAATTATGGAAGATAGTGGATATAAGGTATGTAACGGAAAAGAAAAATGTGCCTATTTATATGCACATCCGCAACAGATTAGCGGAGTTATTTTAAAAAATGATGTTAAGAAAGTTGCAGAGGCAATTAGTAATATGGAACTTTCTTCTATTCGTTGGGTAGATTTACATGAAACAGTCTATGATATTTCTGATAGTGAGTATGAAGAGTATCTTAACGGAAAGAAAAATCAAATTCGCAAAGAATTATTTGAAAAATCAGCAACAACAAGAACGAATAAATTTTATGCAGCTTTTGATGTGGCAAGAAATATTGCCAATATAGTAAGACTTAATCGTTTAGGATTAAATGATGGGAGAAATTATGGAAGTGGACAGACAATCGAATATATTTTAAAAGTCGCAGATGAAATGATTACAGAAGGCTATCTAAAGCATTTTGAGAGAGATGGAGTTAAATATATCAGAAGTCTTAATAAGACAGAGCAGAAACAAAGCAAGTTGAGTATAACATAAAGGCAAAGAAAGAACTGTTTATTTAGGAAGTGAGGATTTTTAATATGTCAAATATTTCAAATTTAAGAATCACAAAATGTATAAATGTATTTTCTGATATGAATACATGGATTGATTTTGTAATAATTCCTTGTAATGATGAGGATTTTACAAAGGCAGAAGAGATTGTTAGCAAAGCATATGATGATTGGTGGACACTTCCTGATGTAGAGTTTGAACCAATAGCAGATTGGATCTGTAGATGTCTGGATAACAATGATATTGAGTTTGAAATTTATTTTAAGGATGAAGAGGAGAGTGGTTAGTATGTATCAGCATATAGAATTTATTGATGGTAGTAATCCTTATATCAGCAAAACGGAAAAGGATTTTAAATGGATGTGTGAACATTATGTTCTCATTCCGATTGCAGAAAATTTCTGGAAAGCAACCGATAAAATTTATTATAAAGTAGTTGGATTTGCAGATAAAAATAAGATGGCTACTTTTAACAGAAATTACAAATCAAAATCAGGTGCAATGAGAGTAATTAACAAGGCAATTAAAGAGAATAAATTTGAGTGCATTGTGCTTAGAAAAGAAATTGAAGATTTACGGAATGATGAACATTTTGACATTTCAGTGAGTACACCTATTAAAACATGGAATTTGGTATAGATTGGAGTGATGGAAATGGGATACATTATATGGGGTAAGGTTTATGGATCAGATGTACTAATTAAACTACATTACGAACCCAAACGAAATATAGCAGCAAAATGGATGGATGATAATAAAAAATATTATAATGATATGAGAATTTACAAAGCACAGTAAATAGCAATTTCATTTTAAGATTGGAGTGATTGGATATGTTGAAAAAGAAATTAAAAACTGGTTCAGTAGTTGAAGCGTGGAATTATGATACTGGAATTTATACAGGAATGTCAATTGGAGCTTATGATAGAATGACTTGCAATTCAAAATCAATAGTATCTGTAGAAAGTGTTGATAGTGCAAATGGAATTGTAAACAGAATTGTTATTAATAAAAAGAAAGCTGAAAAGTATGGATTTAGAATTGTAATAGACGAAGAGAATTAGAAAGGACGGTTGATTTTATGAAAGCAGATAAATTAGAAAAATATCTTGATGAATTATCAGATGGAACAGATTTTGATTTTAGAATATCAGAAATAAAGAATGGTGAAGTTGAGTTATACATGCAGGGAGATAACCCTTGTAATGAGGATTGGTGTACTGAAGTTACAATTAAGAATCTAAAGACAAAGAAAGAATTAATAGAGACTTTACACGAAAAAATATGGAAACTTTATGATGATTTTGATGTTGGGGAAGAAACATATCTTATGTTAGAAGCAAAACGAAACGGATTTCAGGGAGTTCCTGGTGTGGTTGATTTGGTACATAACGAGGAATACAAAGAAAATGCATTGAAAGAGTTTGCGGAAAAATTAAGAGATTTATTATAGGAAGGACGGTTGTGAATTATGTTAAAAGCAATAAATATTAAATGGGACACAGACGGAGATAAGGAAGTGTTAAATAAACTTCCAACAGAAATGGTTATTCCTGATGAATTAGAGGAAATGTACAAGAAAGATAAAGAATATGCACTTGAAGAGATTTCAGATTGGCTATCAGATGAGACAGGATTTTGTCACGCTGGATTTGAGATTGAAAAGGTGATTACAAAAGAGTCTATTGAAAATGATTTATATGATTTCTTTAATGACAAAATGGAAACTGGTGATGCACCTGAAATTGAAAGAGTTGGTCGTTATCCTGATATGTATGTCACAGGAGACAACGGAATTGTTATTGATTGTATAGGTGGAAAGCAGATCAGATTGATTATTCAGGTAGATTAAGGAGTGATGATTTATGAATTATATTTATTTTGGAAACAGAATCGAAAGAAGTTCATTAGGGAATCTGGGATTACAATTATTAGAATCTCAAGAGAAATTAGTTTCTCAGGAATATGAAATTGAGAATCTTAGAATTAAAGCAGCCATGTATAAAGCATATTTCTTTCGTAATTCTTCATTAGCAGAAAAATTACAAAAACAAAGTGAAGAAAACAGAGATGCACTTATTGGAGAGTTTGATGGTTTTTCATTTGCAAGTTGGAGAGCAAACGCTGTATATAGAACGCTTGAAGATATGTGTGATGAAGGACTATTAACTGAAAAAGAATATAGAGAATGCAAGATATGAAATGGAGTGATGAATTATGGCAAAAACATTAAGAGATTTTTGGAATAAGGCAGACGGAGTTTATGATTTTGTGGATAAGAATGGAGTTTCTATTGATGATATGAATTATCCCTTAGAAACAGAAGTGTTAAATGAACGGTTGGTTGAAGGTGAACAGTATGAGATTACATTAAATGTAGAAGTAAAGGAGTGATGAAATATGAAGATAATTAAAGAAAGTACCATTAAAAAACATTCATATGAAAATGGAGTTCATACTTCTTATACAGAAGTGATAGAACAATACCATTATGATTCGGAAGAGGAACGGAATAAACATGCAGAACAAATGACCGAGAAAGGATTTAACGATAGTGGTCAGGTTAAAGAAAATGTTGGTACGATTATGAATCCAAAACTTGTATGGTTCGGAAGCTATTATAAATATGAAAGAAATTAGGCAAGGAAACAAGAGTTTCTTTGGAAGAATGGAGGTAGATTTATATGGAAAGTAGATATAAGAAAAATCGTGGATATACTTATGGAAGCATGATTGTGGCTCAAGATGATACGACCGTATCAGAATTAACAGAAGGTGTATTCCACGAATGGAATGATAAATTAGAAATCATGGGTAGTATTTGTGATTTTTATGATTATGTTTGGAGATTTTATCCTGATGGGCGGTTGGTAATGTCTGATACAATCTTGCATAATGGAGATGCAGAAAGTTGTAATTGGGTTGGATCTGATGATTGTGGGCATTTGGAATATCATTCATTAGATGAGATGTTGTTGGATTGGTTAGACGAATTAAAGAAAAATGAAAGCGAAGAACAGTTCACAGAAGAGATTGAATTTATTGAAGCAATGAAATGAGGATTGACTAGGATTTACTGTGACGAAAGGCGAATATTATGAATAACGGACTTTACAATATACAAGATAATAAAATTTATAAGATGTCACTAGATAACCCTATGAAAAAAGTTGGGGTTGTAGCAAGTGACGAAACAATTATGAACATTATTGATACAGTCACAGAATACATGTACTGTAATTGGGGCGATTGCTGCATGAAAAAAATAACATGGGCTGAATTACAAAAAGTGCGTAATGAAATCAAAGAAAACGCAATGGAAATGATTAAAGCAAATTTGAACATGAAATGATGATTGACTGTGAATAACGGAGGTAGATTTATATGAAGATAACAAGAGAAATGGTAATGGAATTGAATAACGAATTAGCGGTTAAGGGTTGTCCATTCAGATATGAATATGAGGGAGCAACAGAATATTCACCCATTCCACAAATGCAGGTTGCATTGCCAAATATGAATTGTGTTAGTAGCTGCATTATTAATGTAACAAGGGATTTTCTCGAATGGCTAGAATTATGGTTCAAAACAAAATATGGAATTGAATTAACTTGTAATAATAATGGAAATGTTTTGTGGGCTAAAAATTATAAGGAATAAAAATTCAATGAAACGATGATTTACTGGGATTATGAAAGGAGGAACAGCTATGGATTCAAGGTTCTTTGAGAGAAAATGCTTTGCAACAACATCTGATTGTTTATTGGAATTTATGAAGGAACAAAAAGATGATTCAAGCCTTATATTTAATATGGAAGAAGATACAAAAGAAGTATTCTTATATAGTCCAGCGTTTGATGTTGAATATAATGAGGATGATATTATGGATTGTGTTGGCAGAGAATTGGGTGTTGAAATAAATAATCTGTTCGTAGATGGCGACAAATATTGTGCAGCAATTTATTTTACTGTAAGAAAATTAGAACAATGAATCGGAAGATTGGAGGTTGATTACATGAACGAAACACAAGAAAAGATATATGGCTTATTGGAAAGTTATTTAGAATACTGTAAGACAAACGGATATACAGAGTTTGAGGTATGGTGTGAAGATAATATTGATACTATTAATGAGGATGCATTAGTACAAGATATATGTCAGGAAGTAAACCATATAGCTGACAAATTGTTTGGATTAGAAAGTGAGGAATAATATGAAAGCAAAAGCAAAACATGATGTAAAAGTATTAATGGAAGACAATCGCTTTAGTAATTTCAAAGAAGGAAATGAATACAGATGTATGATGCGTGGCGAAAATATGATACTTATTGATGAAAACAAATGTGGATATACAGCTGATATGGAAACATTTAATGAGGATTTTGATTTGATTAGATAGAAATGAGGTTGATAATATGAAATTATATTGGGTATCATTACTTATTCAGGATACAGAAAATAGTAAGCCTTGGCTTTCTGCAATGTCAAGTGGGTGCGTAAGTCTTGAAGAAGCCATGGAAACGATTGAAAGAGGAAGGCGTAATTATAGAGTATTGTCTGCATGGATTGATATATTTGATGAAAGTGGAAATAAATCTACGGTATTTCATGAATGTTATGTTAATGCCATAGGCAATGTAGAATAAGAAGAAACGGAAATTTCTTTGTAAGGAGTGATGATATAAATGTATGAAGTAAAAGATAAGAATAAAATAATCTATTTTACAAATAAAACTGGTGCAGATAATTATAATGACTATTTGGAAAATGGATTAAAAGTTATTAGAACTCAAGGCAAAACCTATTATTTTAACAATGGTGACAGGTTATTTGATGTAAGTATATCATATGAAAAGAATTATGTGCTTAAAACACGGACAGGCAGAACAGTTACTAACAAAAAATTACAGAGAAAACATCTTGAAGTAATTCAATTTAGTAACTAAACAAAATAATGCAAATGCAAAGGCAGTTAGGAGAATAATCTACTAGCTGCCTATTTTATTACAAGAAAGTGAGGAATAATATGAAAGTAATTAAAAAATTTAATTGTTGCGGAAAGACAATGGTAATTGTTATAATGAAAGAAGCAGCTTGTGTAATGTTAGAAGGAGAATTTAACGAACTCTCTAATAAGAAGAATTGTAAATAATGGAGGTATAATTATGGAAGATTTATTAACAGCAATTATAATGTTAGGTATTTATTTTGCCATTAAGATAAGTGTAGAGCGTAAAGTAGATAATTATCCAACAGATAATTTATCTATTGGAAAAATGACTATGGATGCAGGGAAAAGCAAGTCATATATTAAAAATAAAATGATACGTGGTGAATATAACAAAGATGAACATTGGAAAATTTAAAATGTGTCAAAAAAGAAAGGAGTGTTAATTATGATAAATATACTAAATTCTCTCTTAAAAGAAGGAAGATTAACTAAAAACAATAAGGGATTTATGTCAGGAGATGCTCGTCTTATTCATTCAGGTGTCCCTATGGTTGGGGAATTTTATTTTTATGTATTCTCTGACAGTAGCGGAAATTACAATCCTGATAGTCTCGAAAATATTGAGGTGCGTTTTGATAACGCTAATCACGATTATTATGGTACTGCAACTCTTAAAGAAGATGGCAAATTGTATGATAATCGTAATCGTGCAGTTTGGAAAATTGTGTAGAGTAGTAGTTTTGAAAGGTTGGAACAAATAAGAAAGGTTAAAAGGTGATATTATGATGAAAAAAACAACGCAAGAAAAAAGTAAACAGGATATGATTAAATATGCAGAAGCAAAAGGATATAAGGTAAATTTTGGACAATATGAGTACAACGAAAATGTACCATACATTGAAGTAAATGGATGCTACATTTTCGTTGCGGAACGCTTAGAAAAAACAGGATTACAAGGGCTGTCTACAAATCCAAATTTTAGTCTTGAAAAATTGGACAAATTGATATATTTTGCGAAAGCATACGGAGATAATGATATTTTGGATTTTTCTAAAACAGATTTACAGAGAGTAAAAACATTAAATAATACATTTTATCCTTATTTTTCTGAAGAAGTCAAAGAATTTGACAAAAATGAATATATGAACGATTGTTTTACAGAATGGAATCCAGATGGTGAAGCATCCGAGTTTTATACAGAAAGCGAAATCTTAAAGCATAATGCATGGGTAAGAGAGATAAAAGAAAAGTTTTTCGATTTGAGAAAGAATATATTAGCCAAAAAGGGAATTAAGTATAAAAGAATATAGTATGTACAAAAAGAAAAGTTTAAACTTAAAATAATAGTTTCATTGTAATAGCATGTCATTGACAAAATAGAACATATGTTTACAATTAATAAAAAGGAGAAATATACATATGCAATTATATAATTATTTAAGTTTAATGCCAAAAAATGAGGAGTTAGTTGTATTTGATACAGATTATAATTTTAAAACAAATTATTATAAAGGGGAAGATGACGAATTACGTATATTGTTTTTAAAATTTGCAGATTCATTAACTGTAACACAAATTTCTGCGAAAGGGGTTACGGTTAAACTCGCATCAACAATTAAAGAAAATATTAAAAGTTTGGAAAAAGAAAATTTGTTTGAAATCTATGATATAGAATATATTATGAGTAGATTAGAAAATATTTTGGAGGGAAACGTGGATAAAGAATGGATGAAAAAATTTATTCAATGTTTTGAATAGTATAGAATGGAATTGTCTTTATAGGCGATTCCATTTGTGTATAATAGAGAATATATAGTAGGAAACCAAGTTTTCATGTGGAATGGAAAGGAGAATTATAATGTGTAAATATATCATAAAAAAAGAAAATGATATTAAATACTACAATAATGGTGCATGGGTATCAAAAGACAATGCGGAAGAATTTGATTGGTATAATGCAGAGAATACAGTAAGAGAATTAAAGCTTGACGGAATCAATGTAATTATCGAAAGCAAATAGTAGGAAATCTAAGTTTACTTGTCAATGGAAAGGAATGATAAGAATGAAAAAATACAATGACGAAATAATGAAAGCTATAAGGCAACGTATGGGACTAAATGAAAATGATACATCTTCTGATGAAGAAATAATGAAGTTAGATAAGTATGATGTATTCAGACAATATTGCTTATGGAACGGACTAATGGGTAGTTGGTATGATACTTTGCTTGGTGTTGTTGAAAATATATATGACGTGGAATTAAAAGAAGAAATATAATAACCCGATAAAATTTAACTTTCCTTTGGAGGTGAAAGATCATGAATAATAGTTGTGAATTATGTGGTAGAAAATATGATTTTAGAATGGTTCAAATTAATGAATGTTTAAATATGACAGGAATTGCTTTGTCAGGAAGTAAAAGACAAGTCAATAATGATAATCGCTTTAGATTTTGTCCTAAGTGTGGAAGAGAATTAACTAAAGAGAATTTTGGTGGAGTTAATTTTGACGATAAGCCAGATATGAGAGAAAAGATAAGAGAATATATTAATGAGCTTGATAGAGAAATTGGCAGACTTGAATCTGACCTAGAAAAGCAAATGACTTATAATATAGAAGCTTGCGAGGTTAGTTCAACTGAATCAAGGTTGAATACAATAATCGAAGTGAAAAATGATTTATTAGGAAGATTAGAAGAGGTAATATAAATGGAAAATAGAAATGTAATTGAAACAGTAGTACATACGGCATTAACGAAAAGAGAGTTGATTGATTTGATTAACAAATCTTTTCCTGATGAAGAGGTTGGTAATCACGGACAAATAGCACAGTTTTCCACAACAACTATGTCAGATGGAACAAAAATGCAGAATGTTTGCTTTGGTAAGATATTAAAAGTTTAGTAACAAGATGAAAGAAATTGCAAATAAGATTAGGCAATGTAAATAGTTATGGAAGGAGAATATAAAAATGAAATCAGTAGAAACATATTTGCATGATATACAAGATGAATTGTGTGATAAAATCGTACATCATTGGGAAGATGACCAACGTTTTGCAAATCAAAGAGAAATGCAGCAATATAATTGTGGAATTGCTGAAGCAATGGAGATTATTAGGAACGTATTGGATGGACGTGAATTTAAGAGTCCATTATTGCAGTCAATGAAAGAATGATTTACTTGGAAGATTGAGTGAGGTAATACACATGGACGGATTAATTGATAAATTTAAAATCAAAGATGCAATATATGAAATGAGAAATAAAAAATTATCTGATACGGATATGGAAATATGGTATTTGATAAATGATTTACCGGTAGATATGAATAAAAAAAAGGTAATTCAACAGATGGAAGCATTAAAAGATGTTACACAGGATGATTCGGTTGCAGAACAGGTGAGTACACGGATTTGGAATAAGGCAATTCAAGCTTGTATTCAAATTGTAAAGGATAGTGGCATAAATAAATGAAAATAAAAATAATTACGGGACAAAGATACGGAGACCTTATCAAAATAGCAAAGAATTATAATAATATCGTATATTATCCAGAAGCTAAAGAAATTCATCCGTATAATTTAGCAGATAATATTGTAGAACTCTGTGCAAAACACTATAATGAAAACAAAGATTTAATTATAGTTACATATTCCGAAATTGTTTTGGATGCGGTAAGGCTTTGGGGTGCAAGAACTAAACATTGTGATATTTTAGAATGTGTAAATGTATTAAATAATGATGAAATCCATATAGCTAAATTCAATGAATTTGGCGAAATGGATTTTTGGGAAGACGGGGTGTTTGATATTAAACGCATAATATTAAAAGAATTATTTAAAATTAAAAGAAATAAGAAATGACGATTTCTTGGTAAATAGATTGGAGATGATTAAATGGCAAGAAAGAAAGTAAATAAAGAATTAACCATAGAAGAACAGTTACAACAAGAAAGAGAAAATGGATTGAGTTTTATTAAAGATGAAGTACCACATCTGAATGAGCCAACTTATAGATTTGAAGTAGGAGATAAGGTAAAATATGGTGCATTAAAAGACTGTACCGTAAAAGAAGTGTTGTATGATGGAAAGGTGTATGGGTTACATTGTATTTCTACTAAAACGAGTTATGGAAAAACTTATGAAGAACAGGTATATCGGATTGTCGCATGGGTTGATATTCGACCATTAACAAATGGAAATAGTAATTTTAGCAACAATCAAGAAGTTTTTATTAATTTTAATAATTCAGAAATCGGTTCTATTATCCACAAGTATTATGCTTTTGGAGTAGATATGAATCCTGAATATCAGAGAGGGTATGTTTGGGAATTAGAAGATAAACAGTTGCTTATAGACAGTATTTTTAACAATATTGATATAGGTAAATTTGCTTTTATCCATTTGGATGATAAGAAATGGGCTGAAACGGGTAATGGATATGAAATACTTGATGGTAAGCAGAGATTAAGCACAATTATTGATTTTTATGAGAATAGATTTCCATATAACGGAGTTTATTACAATAATTTATCTGCTAAAGATAAGAATGTTTTCTTAAACCATCATATTGTGCAAGGAGAAGTAAGAGAAGCAGATAGAAAGGCAGTATTAAAATATTTCTTAATGCTCAATAGAACTGGAAAGTCAATGGATCAGTCACAGCTTGATAAAGTTGAGAAAATGTTAGAAGAATAACCCAAAGAAAAATTGCTTTCAAGGTAAATTGGAGGATAGGAATGAATGAAATATATATTTTGGGTGATGAAGGTTTAAGTGGAGAGATTTTAATTGTAGAAGCACACAATAGACAAGAAGCAGTAGCATTTGCGAATTGTTATATGGGATATGATGATGAACACTATTGGGAAATCATCGAAACATCTAAAGCTCGAAAAGATATTATCAACAAAAATTATTTTGAAGGATTATCTTAAAAAGGATTATCTTAAAATTGTTAGAGAATAAAAAGAAGCAGTTGATTTCTGCTTCTTTTTTGTTGAAAAAATGAGGTGATAATTTGTGTAAGAGAAATGGAAATCCGAAGCGGAGCAGCAGATTATTTGTTTGAGATGTATGCAGATTAATTCTTGTGGCTCTGGTATTCAACGTGGTGGACATCAGCGTGAAAAGTATCATATTAAGGATCTTATGTGCTTACATTGTAAAGATATGGAGATTACAAAGAATATTGAGATACGTTGGTGTGATAATTATGCGGATGTATATGAAAAAGCCATGGAAATTAGAAATAAATATTATGAAGAAGAGAATAATGAAAATAGAAAGGTAGGTTGATTGATATGTTAGCTGAAAAAAAATATGCAAATATAGATAAAATAAACAAAGTAGATAATATAGTTCAATTTCCATCAAAAAACATAGAATCTCGAATAGGTCAATCTACAAAAATGTGGTGTCTTAGGAATAAAGAAGAAATAAAACAAGTATATGATGTGTTTTTGGAAAAATTAAATGATGCTCAAACTGATAGTAAAATGTCTATATCATTTAGAAATATGACTATGTTTGTATGTGCAATAAATATAGGTTTACGTGGTGGAGATTTTTGTAATTTAAAATGGTCTGATATATATGATAGCGATTGGAATTTTAAAGATAAGGCAGAATATGTACCACAAAAAACAAGAAAATGTCACAAACATATTGATTTATATTGGAATTCAGATTTTGAGTATATGATGAACAAATGGTTAGAATGGAAAAATCAACATGTAGAGAAGCAAAGTATCAATGGATATATTTTCACAAGTCAAAAAGGCAATCATATTACTGAAAAAGCGTGGTATAAAATCATGGAAAAAACTAGAAGAGAAGCTGGTATTTAACAGAAAATAGGCACTCACGGACTTAGAAAAACGATGGCGAATCGGTATATTAAGTGTGCAGAAGACAAAGGGAGAGCATTAGTGGAAGTATCTAATATGCTAGGACATAGTGATTTGAGAATTACAGAAAGATACGCTTGCTTAGAAGATGAAGATATTCGTAATGGAAAGGAAAAAACTGCATTTTTGTTTGTATAAACGCAAAATATTTCCATTATTTACGGTAGAAATGAATAGTTAATGTGTGATATATGTGAAGGACAATACTTATTTAGTATCGTCCTTCATTTCAGATATTAATTTGTAATATTTGGTTAATCTTTCCTTTTGCTTATACAAATTAGCATAATCAGTTAAAAGGGAAACTATAAGATTACTCATTGAGCGGTTTTCTTTTTGAGCGATTATACCAATTTCATTTTTTAAATCTTTCGGAATAGCAAAAGACATAGTTGTGTTTTTTTCTGATAGTTGTCCTCTTGGCATTTTAAATACCTCCTTTATGATGATTATTATAAGGTATATATAAACCCAATGTCAACTTTTTATAGAAAATTATATAAAGCTATTGACAAGTTTATATAAACCTTATATAATACGAAATATCAAAGGTAATCCAAGTACATAGATATTAAAGAGAGGAGGAGCGTACATATGGATTTACAGAGATATGATATTATAAAAGCAAAAATTAAATATGAAGGTGGATCTGTCCAGACTAAAGAACGTCCATATGTAATTGTGTCAAATCCAATAGGAACAAAGCACGCTACGATAATTACGGTGATGCCTTTGACCTCTAAGATAAAGAAAATGAATATGCCCGTACATTGTTGTATTAGTGCAGACGACAATAATGGATTAAGTGAATATTCTATGGTACTTGGGGAGCAAATCATTACAATTTCTAAAGATGAAGTTATTAAAAGACTTGGAAATGTTACTAATCATAATGAACGAAAACTTATAGACAAGGTTTGTTTTAATGGTTTGTTCTTTGGAACTGAATATAGATTAGAGGAGGCGAAAGCATAATGTTTGTTAGTAAAGAAGAAGCAAAAAAAATGATTGACGATGCACCTGGGAAAATATGGGTAGATGCATTTAGTAATGTAACCTTTATTCATACTAAGCCAAAGGAGATTAGTATTGATGAAGGAAAGAAAATAATCAATAAGGCAAGTACAGTCGACTATTTAGATAATGAACTCTTTGGACATTTATGTTTGGAAGGAATCCAAACACAAATGATTCATAATATAAAATTTCCTAAATTGGAATAAATTTCCAATTAAAAACCGAACAAACATTCCGAAAAAAAGTATTGACAAGAACGAATGTTTGTTTTATTATAAAAATCACAAAAAAGAAAAGCCAAGCATGAGTGCTGGGAACACAATAATGCTTGACTTATCTAATACATAATAATGGTTTGGGTGGTTAGTCCCTAACCTTGAGACTATTTTACATAATTAAAAAAGAAAAATCAAGTTCTTGGGTTAAATCTAACCAAAATTCATAAAAACTTAACAATTGAATATGTTATTTTAACTTTTTGAAAAATCAAAAGGTTTATTAAAGTACGCCAAAAATCAGAGAGGAGTGATTTTTTGTTTATATTAACAGATGGAAAAAATTATGTTATGGAAAATCCTATGAAGTCAGGTGAGTATATGATAACGACTTCGAGTTCTATGGCAAAAAACTTTACTTACAAACAGGCGAGGTCATTAGTACAGAATAGCAGAAAGAAGTATTCATGGATTAAGAAATATAATCTTATTGATGTGGATACGGGGAATAAATCTGAGAATTCTCTTTATTATAAAGGGAATGGTGGTATTTATATGGATGATAAAGATTTTGATGATTCTTTGTTGGATAAGATTCTTGAGGAATCTAATTTAATTCTTGGATTGGCTGGATGGAATAAAACGCAGCTTATTACATATAAAAACTTGCTTAACACTGAATTATCGAAATGTGACAGTGCAGAAAGTGATATAAACCATGCTCTTGAAAAATACAAGAAAACACATAAAGGAAAGAAACCTCAAGCACATAAAATAGCAAAGATAGGCTATCTACTCGATGATATACGAGATAAACATCGTAAAATTAAACAGTGTATAAGATATGTAACAGTTATGTCAGATGCAATTGATAGATCGTATACGATTGAAAAGATTAAATTGGAGTTAAGTAAAGTTTCTGACGGAGAATATAAAGGTAGAACACAGTATTGGAAAATTGCTAATGATATACTAGAAGATTAAAAATATATTAAGTGCAAAGGCAGGTGCATAAAATGGACAAGATAGAGCTTGATGAAGAACAACTCATGATAATTGAAGAATATTGCAATGATGACATGAAAAAGTTAAAGAAACTTTGTAATCCAATTATTGTAAGGATTGGTGGTATTAGTGAAAAGGATCACGATGATATTTACAGTTTGGCGCAGTTTCTTCTATATAAAAGTGTGAAGAATTATGACAAAGATAATGCAAACGGAGCTTCGTTTAAGACGTTTCTTTACAATATTCTTAGTCGAAGAATTTATGCTACTTATATCAGAGATAAGAACCGTCAGTGCCGAAGTAACACGAGAATCGGTAAGAATGGAGAAGTGATATTCATTCAGGATGTTTCGCTTGATGCGCCTACAGAAGAAACACAAGATATTAAAGAAAAAATTGCATCAGATTATAACGTAGAGGATGCGAGTGAATTTGATTTTACAGTTGATGAGAATGTCGAGAATTTTATGTTGTCATTAAGCAATATTCAAAGAAAAATACTTGAAATGAAAATGAAAGAAGTCCCAACTGATAAGATTAGGTCAGAATTAGGTATTTCAGCAGCTAGGTATGCAAAAGAAATAGAATCTATCAAACTTAACGAAGGTTTGTCAATGTTCACAAAGAATAGAAGAGAGTTTATTGAGGAGGATATGTATATGGAAGAAAGAGTAATGGAAATTAGCGAATCAGAAGGATATAGAATGGACAAGTATTCTATGTTTTCTCTGCTTGATATGAAAAAGACAGGTGATATTAATTGTAAATATATTTTACAAAGAAAGCCTTTTCAGTGGACTGATGAAGAGAGAAATAGATATATTTGCAGAATACTTTCAAATCTTCCGATTCCTGAAATTATTCTTTGTGAGCAGAACATAAAAGGGATGACAATTTCCCACCTTATTGATGGATTACAAAGATTATCATATGCAGAATCTTTTAAAGAAAATCGCTTTAAGATAGGGTTAAAAGGTGCTGAAAGACATTTAATACAATATAGAGAATATGTATTGGATGGAAATGGAAATCGTGTTCTTGATGAAGATGGAATTCCAATTTTTGAATTAAGAGTTATTGATGTTGTTGGAAAGTCGTACAAAGACTTGCCAGATGAATTAAAAAAGAGATTTAATAATTTTAATGTCAACGTGACCAAATTTTTTAATTGCACAGATGACCAGATTGCAGATCATATTAGAGATTATAACAATCACGCAAGTATGAATAAGGAACAGTCTGGAATGACTATTATTTCTACTGAAACAGCAAGAAGGATTAAGACAATTACAGAAAAAACTGGATTCTTTAAGAATTGTGGTAAATATACTCCTTCAAATTGGAAAAAAGGAAAAATAGATAGAATGGTTGCAGAAATGGTTATGTTATTTTTCCACTCAGACAATTGGAAATCGGATGTAAGAATGGCTTATAAATATTTAGATGAAAATGCAATCCAAGAAGAATTCGATGCTGTTAAGTCAGATTTGGATAAGTTGGAAACAGTGCTTGAACATGCAGGAGATGATGTGAACGCTATGTTCACTACTACATACACTCCAATGTGGATGGCAGTATTTCATAAATTCCTTACATACAATATTGATTTAAATAGATTTGTTGATTTCTTAAATGCTTATAACAACGGTTTAAAAGATACAGAAATTGATGGCGTAAGTATGAATGATTTCAAAGATCAGCAGTCTAAGAAAAAGGCAACTATTACAGGTAAAATTGATTTACTTGTAAAATTAATGAATGAATCTTTACATATTGAATCAACATCAGACGCAAATAATACAGAATCAGAGAATAACAATACGGAAGAAAATAAGCAAGATAATACGGAAGAAACTATCCTTTCCTTTGTTCAGGAAAATGCAAATCCTAACGCTACAGAAGAGGATATTGAATTTTATAGAGATATGGTTGAAGATTGTGTAAGGGTGGACGAGCCTGTATATCAGCAGTGTGAAAGAGCTGTCATTGCTATTATGGCTTATGCTTGTACGAAAGAACAGGATGAAGAATTTGAAAAGTGGATTCAAAAGTATAAGAATCAGACAAATTTTAGTCCTTCACAGAAAACAAACTTTACATATATGAAAAACAGTTTTGATAAATATGTTCAGAAAGGAGCAACGGCGTAATTATGAAGAAGATTAAATTATCAGAAATTATTATCACAGAGGCTTTTGCAAATTCACATCCATCAGATCAGAAGGTTCAAAAATATAGAAAGGAATTTGCGAAAACAGGTAAGCAGAGCAAGTTCTTAGTTATCAATAAATATAATGTGCTTATGGATGGATATATTCAGTATCTTATTTTAAAAGAAAACGGAATTGAAGAAGCTGAATATATAAGAACTAGAAAAAGACATTGTAATAATTACAGGTATGAAAATACTACATATATTTTTGGTAAGCATCCAAATTGTGATAAAGAGTTTGTTTGGAGAATACCCAAATACTCAAAAGAATGGAATATGTTTAAAAATAATATTCAGGTTGGTAACAAGATTTTTTGTTATACAAGATATGGTGTTAAGCCTGTAATTGTAACAAGAGTTGAGAAGCTAAAAGAGTGTCCAACTGATTTGAGGGTTAAAAAGGTTGCTAAATGTAATATAAAATAATAGAGAATAAGTTAATAGCAGAAGTCAGAAAGCGTCCGATTAATCTATCAAATACATAGTCAAGTCTGGCAATTCTTATATTCTTCGTGAGTATGATTTCTGTTCTATATATAAAATTAATCGAAAGGAAGAAAAATAACAATGAAAACAATAGACAATAAATTTGAGATAGGTGAAGAATGTTATACATACGCAAGAGAAAATGTAGAAATTGTTTGTCCTGTATGTAAAGGAACTAAGAAAATTCTTTACAATGAATATGAAATTCCATGTAAACAGTGTAATACAACAGGAAAGATTGTATGTAAACAGACAGTGGTTGCACCTCATAAAGTTAAAATTAGAAGGATTGTGGCTAGTATTTGGAATGATGTAACCACAATTAAATACAAAGTTGATTCTGTTGGAGAATATATCAATGTAAGAAATAGAGGAGAGAGTTCTTTATTTAAGACATTGGAAGAATGTGAGCAGAAGTGTAAAGAAATTAATCAGGGTGAGAGTAGTGCTGCATTTTAGCAGTAAAATTCTCTTTCTTTGGATTGTGAGGTGAAAATAATGGATAAAACAAAAATTAAAACAAAAGAAGTATGGTCAGCTAATAAGTGGTATTTGCTTTTTGGGATTTTATTTGCAATTATGAGTGTTTTGTTGGAGATATGTGCAATAAGAGAGTTCTTTGTATCAGATATAGAACAAGCATTAGGACTGTTATTTATTCTACAACTGCCAGTTATGATTTGTTTATTATTAACAACGATGATTGGAGATTATATCCATAGAGAAAAATTTAATATCTATTACTGTAAATTGGAAAATGGTATTGATATTGATTATATCAAAGAAAATTATTGTATAGAAGATATAAATGAGAGTTGTGTTTTGTTTGTAGACAAAGGTAATGATCATAATTTTTACGTTTGGAAATTGATACAAGGATATAATTCATTGTATCAAGCAGAAATTAAAATGTTTTTATAACACGAATGTTCGTTTCTTTGGAAAGAGAGGTGAAAACTATGAGATGGAAACAAGTAGTACAAAGAAAACCTTATCATGGGGAGCTAAGATATTCTACTGTATTCGCATGGTTGCCAATTATATGTGAGAATGGTGACTGTGCATGGTTAGAAAAAGTAAATTTGGTTGAAGAATACAGGATTGATCCAATAGGGCATTGGATTAATAAGAAATTTGAGTAGCAAGAATGTTCGATTTCTTTGGAAAATGAAAGGAGAAAAATATGAAAGCAGCAATTAATAAAATTTTAGAAAATAAAAACAATATCGGTTTGGATTTTGTTGTACATGTTAGAAATGAAAAAGAATTAAGTGATTTAATTAATGTACTTATGAAATATAATTTTTGTGCTCAGTTATCCTTTGAATTCAGTCCTGAACAGATAGATTTATGGATGAAAGATATCGCAAAAGAAGATGGATACGATTTATGTTTTAGAGTTAGAAATCGAGAAAATGATAAATGTGTTGCATACAATCCTTCTGTAGAACATTGGAGATTGTTTTGTAATGATATTTTAGAAATGAATAATGGAGAACTGGAATTTAATGAGGGAAAATATTCTCTTCAAGATGCAAGAATTGAAGCAAATAAATTATACAAGGATATGAAAGATGACAGTGTTACACTCGATTTATTTGAATTAGACACAAATGCAGATGATAAAGATATCATTAATAAAATTGTATCATTAGTTGGATTTTCAAAAGAAGAATTATTTTAACAAGAAAACTTCGATTCATGCGAAATTAAGAAAGGAGACAATATGTTAAACGTAGGAGATTATGTAGGGCAGATTAACAAAGATTCATCTGGTATATGGAAGTTATATAAGGATAAGATAAATAAGATCACGACAACAAAGAAATATGGTAGAAGATATTTTACCAAGACAGTGTTTCGACCATTAGATGCAGATGATGTAGATAATAACACAAAAGATATGGAAGAGTCGATTGGTAAAGAATATATTATCGTAAGAGAAGTGTTTGGGTTAAATGATAATACTGAACCTTATGCTGAAAGATGGATAAAATGGGCTAATGAAAATCCAGATAAGGCAAATGGTTTGATATAAATGGAGAATATAATAGTAGAAACATTAACAAAAAATATAAGAAAGAAGAGGTACAAAACATGGATGGATTTATGAAGTTTAAGAAGGTTTTACAGAAGCACTTCGATGAAATGCAGAAAGAGGCTACACATTTATTTGAGGTAAATGTAGATAAGGATGAATTATGGAATACATATCTTGATAGCTTCCCTGCTGGTACAAATGATATTTTCAGAGAGCGTAGAGAACATGATTGTAGTTGTTGTAGACAGTTTATTAAGAATATTGGTTCTGCTGTCACTATCAAGGATAACCAGATTCATACGATTTGGGAACTGAATCTTGGTGATACAACATATCAGCCAGTATGTGATGCACTTGATGCTTTTGTAAAAGCTCATACAGTTACAGATATTTATACAACTAAGTTCCATAAGATTGGTACAGATTTTAACTTTGAGGAAATCAATGGAAAGTCTCATCAGTGGGATCATTTCTTCTTAGAGCTTCCAAGCAAATTCGTAAATAGAAGTAGTCGTTCTAACGAGGAAGTTAAAGGACAGTTCAGAGATACAAGAAATGTATTTAAGCGTTCTCTTGATGAGATTACTATGGAAGCACTTGATACAATTCTTGAACTTATCAATTCAAATACACTTTACAAGGGCGAAGAGTGGAAAGGCGTACTCACAGAGTTCAAGAAGTATAAGAAGGAATATGATAAGCTAACTTCTGATACTGAAAAGGATTTATATGCTTGGGAGAAGTCGATAACAGCAGGTATGGCTATCGGTAGAATTAGAAATCATTCCATTGGAACACTTCTTATTAATGTAAGTGAGGATATGGATCTTGACACAGCAGTTAAGAAGTATGAGCAGATTGTCGCTCCAAGTAATTATAAGCGTCCAAAGGCTATTTTTACAAAGAAGATGCTTGAGGATGCAAAGAAGACCATTACAGAACTTGGATATATGGATTCATTACAGAGAAGATTTGCTAATCTGAATGATATTACTGTAAATAATGTACTGTTCTCAAATAAGAGTGCTGCAAGAAGAATGGTTGGCGCAGATGATATTTTTGGTCAGATGGAAAAAGATGTTGCTGTAAGTCCTAAGAAGTTTTCTAAGGTTGAGGAGATTTCAGCACAGGATTTCATTGATAATGTACTTCCAACTGCAAAGGAGGTTGAAGCTTTTGTAGAGAATAAACATGAGAAGAACTTTGTTTCTATGATTGCACCTGTTAATTCGGATGCTAAGACAATGTTCAAATGGAACAATGGATTATCTTGGGCTTATTCAGGAAACATTACTGACTCTGAAATTACAGAAAAAGTGAAAGCTGCTGGTGGAAGAACTGATGGTGTTTTAAGATTTTCACATAGTTGGAATTATGATGGAATGAGAAATGCTTCTCTTATGGATTTACATGTATTTATGCCTGGTTCAAATCAGAATGTTGTTATCAAGAATGGAAAAGAAATTCATGATAATTATGGAAATGATGAAAGAGTTGGATGGAATCATAGAAGACATCATGCTTCTGGTGGAGTTCAGGATGTAGATTATACCGCTCCTGCTCCTATTGGATATGTTCCAGTTGAAAACACAACATTTCCTTCAATTGATAAATTGAAAGAGGGTGTATACACTTTTAAAATCCATAATTGGAATTTTAGAAATCCGACAACAGGTGGCTTTAAAGCAGAAATTGCATTTGGTGGTAATGTTTATAGATTTATAAGAAGAGAACCATTACAGCACAAGGAATGGATTACTCTTGCAAAATTAGAATTAAAAAATGGCGAGTTTAGTATTCTTGAGATGGCAGAGAATGATAGTACACCTATTGAAAAGTGGAATATCAAAACGAATCAGTTTGTTCCTGTATCAGTAATCAGTTACAGCCCAAATTATTTTGATGAACAGGATGGAATTGGTCATAGACATTTATTCTTCTTCCTGAAGGATTGTGTGAACAACGAAAGTCCTAATGGCTATTACAATGAGTTCTTAAAGAGTGACCTTGAAAAGCACAAGAGAGTATTTGAGGCTTTAGGTGCTAAGTGTCATGTAGAAGATACTGATGATCAGCTTTCAGGAATTGGATTCTCTATGACAAAGAGAGCAGATTTAGTTGTTAAGGTTAAGGGTGCAACAGAGCGTGTAATGAAGATTAAGTTTTAATTAGATAAGGAGATTATTATTATGACAAACAACGAATTATTTATCAATGCAACAAGAGCTAACTATCAGTTCCCATTCAGAGGAATGATTAACGTAATTGATTTGTGGGATTTATCTCTCACAAATCTGGACTCAGTGTTTAAGACACTCAATGCAGAAGTAAAGAAGTCTGAGGAAGAAAGTCTTCTGGATACCAAGTCAAAGGAAGATGAGGAGATTTCTAATAAGATTGAAATTGTCAAGTATATTGTTAGTGTGAAGCTAGATGAGAAGAAGAAGAGAGAAGATGCTAAGAAAAATGCTGAGATGAGACAGAGATTGCTTGAAATCAAGGCTAAGAGACAGGATGCAGCACTTGAGAACATGTCTGATGAGGATCTGGATAAGGCACTTGCAGAATTAAGCGAGTAATTGTTACAAATATACCATATATAGTATTAAAAATAAACGATATAGACTATATATGGTATATATTTTACATTAGAAAGAAACGCACATTTCTTGCGGAATTTTGGAGGTGAAATATGAATATTTTAAATATTATTTTATTGATTATGGGAATTTTTAACCTTATTGTTGGGATAACATGGACGAAAAAGAATGTTATTAACTTTGTATTCAAATTGCTGTTCTTGGTAGGTGGTGGATATTTAGTATTCTATGCTTTATATCTGAGCAACATTCTGATTGTTTTAAATAAGTAAGGAGAATAATACAATGTCAAATTTATATGTATATTTAATTCGTTCTCGCAACAAGGATAATAAGTACATTCCAAACTTTAAGGAACGTGCCAAAACAATCCTTGAATATAAAGAAAGTGAAGATAAGGTGATTGATGCTTTTAAGAGTTTTGCAACCAAAGGACTTCCTGGCGAACAGACGAGATTGTATAGGTCGGTCAATTCAAGGAATGAAGAGAAAATCAGAGAAGAGTTGATTATTCGTTTGTTGAGAGATAAGCCAAGTATGACACAGCTTAATCGCACATTAGCATCCGTTGCACGGCAGGTACAAAATCGTGATGAGAGTAAATGGCTGTTTGATTTTGATGTGGATGACAAAGAATTACTTGGTCAATTTAGAACAGATTTGGGATTATTAGGTATTCACAATGACTGCCATAAAACTCCTCATGGCTATGCGGTAATTGCAGCGCATGGATTTGATACAAGAGAACTGATGGAAAAGTGGAAAGATTATGACATCACATTGAAGAAAGATGAGTTGTTGTTTTTGGATATGATAACGAATAAGTGAGGTGAAATAGATGACGTATAGAGAAGAGAGCAAAGACTTATTTACAGTACCAGAAGATTATTATTTAGCACATTGTATCAGCGCAGATTTTGGAATGGGTAAAGGAATTGTAGTTGAATTCAATAAAAGATTTGATATGAAACGAAAATTACAGACAAAATATCCAGATTATCTTAATCAATATACTCATAAGAGAATTGGTGGTGATTGTCTATTAGAAGATAGAGTATTTAATCTTATTACAAAAGAGAGATATTTCCACAAGCCAACAATTATTACAATGAGACTTGCACTTGACAAGATGAAACAGATTTGTTTAAAGAATAATATTAAAAAGATTGCAATGCCTGTAATTGGTTGTGGTTTAGATAGGCTGAACTGGAACGATGTCTCAGAACAGATTAAAGATGTTTTTGCAGATATGGATGTTGAGATTTTAGTGTGTAAGAGGTGAATTATGGCAGTATTTGTAACAGGCGATATACATGGAAATCCTACACGATTAAGTAAAGATAGTTTCTATGAACAGAAAGATTTCTCTGGTAATAAAGCTGAGAACACGGTAATTATTCTTGGCGATTTTGGTCTTGTGTGGAACAGAGATAGTGAAAGCAAACAGGAAAAATATTGGTTGAATTGGTTAAATCAGAAACCATTCACAATTGTATTTGTTGATGGAAATCATGAATGTTTTCCAAGAATCTATAGTTATCCTATAAAAGAATGGCGTGGCGGTAAGGTTCATGAAGTCAGATCCAATGTATTACATTTAATGCGTGGTGAAGTGTTTTCCATTGAAGATAAGAAATTCTTTGCTTTTGGTGGTGCGTCAAGTCATGATATTCAGGATGGTATTCTTGATTATAATGATGAGAGTTGGAGAGAGGAAGCAAAGAAACTTGATAAACAAGGTAAGTATATGTATCGAGTTAAAGGACTTACTTGGTGGGAAGAGGAATTACCGACAGATGAAGAAATGCAGCATGGACTAGATGTTCTAAAAGAGAATAATAATATAGTTGATTATATTATCACGCATAGTTCCTCTACGTCAGAGTTGTATCTTATGGGTGGCAAAGGGTTGTATGAACCAGATGTGTTGACTAATTATTTGGAAGAAGTGAAAGCTGCAACTGAATATAAAAAGCATTTGTTTGGTCACATGCATGTAAATACGATAATTAACGACAGAGATATTTGTTTGTATGAACAGATTGTTAGGATATTGTAAAGTGAGGTGAAATGATAATTGGAGTAGATTAAATGTGGTGAAGGACAAATGTCAGAAGATGATAAAAGATACGAAGGTAAGAAAGTAATCAATGTACTTGTTACCACAAATCGAGGTATGGTAACAAAAGTACAAAGACAATACTATGATGGAACATGGTATTGGAGAAGAATTATTGGCGGTATGAGAGCTTGGATACCGTTGGCAGAACCATACAGAGAATAAATGAGGTAAAATGGATGGATATTATAGAAGAAATTTTGGACAAGTATTTTGATGAAGAACATGAATATTATCATCGTTACAGAGAAGATGAAGAAAATTATTATGATGTCGTGGACGAGTTAAAGCAGGAATTAACTAAGAAGAACATTTCTTTTAAGTTGGATGTTACAGACGCATTTGATTCTCCTGGTTATGAGTGTTCTGTTTTATCAATCGCTTACATTAAACTAAATAATAATTGGGGTTCTATTGAACTGGAAACAGTTTTATTAGAAAGCATGTAGAGAATTATCTAATATAGAAGCAATTCTGTTCACGGCTGATCAGCCAAATTAAGCGAGGTGAGAAAGTGAAGAAATATTGGGAAACAGGTGAAAAGAATGACTTTGGTAAAGAATGTTATAAATTACATTTTAGTCAATTTTATGAAGAAGATGATGAAAATGTAGTAGCTGGTTTTGTACAAGATGAGACAGACGAAAACATATTTATATATGTATCAAAAGAACTAAATGTTGAATATGATACATTGTTTGCAGACAGTATAGAAGATGCAAAGCATCAAATCGAAGACATGTTAATAGACCATTGGAATGATGAGATTGATTATTTAGAAAATCGAATTAAATCATTTCAAGACGAAGAATAATCATATATAGAAATTTCTATCTTGGCGATTCAGCCAAATTTTCCAAAAAGTAAAAGTAACAAGAAATATTTTTTTCCTATGGATTTAGCAAAGGAGGAGATAAGGATAATTAAAGTACGAGAAGATTTATCTGGCAGACGTTATGGAAGTCTTATTGTTATTAAACAAGCTGAAGATGGTACGGTTGCAGGCAAAAATGTACCAAAATGGTTATGTAAATGTGACTGTGGTAATTTTAAAGAAATACTTGGCGATTCATTAAAGAGAGGGAAGACAATATCTTGTGGATGCAAAAAGGGCAATAAGCATTACAAATCAAAGAACGAATATGATATTGAAGATTTTGAATATGGTGTCTTATATATAAAAAATCAAGCAATTAAATTTGATACTGAAGATTATGAAACCATAAAAGAATATTCGTGGGCTATTTGTAAAACTAAGAAAAATTATTCTTTTATTCGAGGAAGTAAGAATGGGAAAGTTACAATATTAAGTAGACTTGTTATGAATTGTGATGAAGGATTGCAGGTTGACCATATCAATCATGATCCTTTTGATAATAGAAAAAGTAATTTGCGAATTGTTACAGTTTCTCAAAATAATATGAATAAAGATGTTAGAGTAGACAATACAAGTGGATACACAGGCGTAGCTTTATCAAAAACGCCAGGGAAATATATCGCCAATATTAAAGTTAACCAAAAAAGAATACATTTAGGAACATTTTCATGTATTGAGGATGCTATAGCAGCTAGATTAAATGCTGAGAAAAAATATTTTAAAGAATATAGTTTTAAAAATTCAAAGAATTTAAGTAATAAAAATAATAATTAAGGTGGTTGCAAACACTTTAATAATATAAAAATGAAAGGATAAAACAGTAACTCCTGGGTAAAAATGATTGCGCAATCTCTGTAGACTAAAAGATTTTGACAGAGAATAAAGAAAAAAATAATTATTGTGAGTTAAGTGTAATTGAGCTTTGTAGTGGTATTGGCGCGCAGATGAAGGGAATTGATAATACTCATCTCTTTAATGCAAATATGATTGCAACAGCAGATTTAGACAAGGAAGTAGTAGTTAGTTATGCTGCAATTCATTGTGGATTAACTAATGAAATGATTGAAAATTATGAAGACTATCCAAGTAAAGAAGAAATGGTAAAACAGCTTACAGATAAGAGACTTGGATATGATTTTAAGAAAGATGTTCCGTATGATTGGGAGAAGCTTTCACGAAAGAAGAACAAGACAAAAGGTATTGAGAAATATTGGTTAGCAGATCATATTTCACATAATCTTGGCGATATGATGAAGATTGAGTCACTGCCATATAGTGATTTACTTACATACTCGACTCCATGCACAGATTTGTCAATCGCCGGTAAGCAGGAAGGATTAAAGTGGACATGTCATGATTGTGGTTGTGAATATGATCCATCAGAATTAGATGTAGATACTCGTTATACTTGCCCTAATTGTGGCAGTCACAACATTAAATCAACTCGTTCAGGTTTATTATATGAAGTTGAGAGGCTTCTTGTAAAAGCAAAAGAGAATAATACATTACCAAAGTATTTACTTATGGAGAATGTAGACGCTCTTGTATCAAAGAAGTATATTGACAGTTTTCAGGATTGGTTGATTCGACTTGATAACTTGGGATATAACTCATATTATCAGACAATAAATGCAAAGAATACAGGTATTCCACAGAATCGAAATAGAATCTTCTGTATCTCTATTCGTAAGGATATTGATACCAAGTCTTTTGAATTTCCACAGCCTTTTGATACAGGAATCAGATTGAAGGATTTATTAGAAACAGATAACAGTGTTTTGGAGAAATATTTCTTATCTGATGAAGTACAGAAAAGACTTCAGATAACAGATCCAAAATTTGAAAAGAATATTGTTGGTACTACAAAACCTGAATTCAGAACTATCGGTCAGAGAGATTTAGTTTATCAGCAGGATTCAGTAATGGGTACTTTGGTGGCAACCGATTATAAACAGCCAAAACAGATTCTTGCCGACTCAAATAATATAAAAAGACTTTTTAATATTTATGGTGAAAATAAAGGAACTGGATTCGCAGGAAATGTTTGGGACAAAGATTATATTTCTCCAACAATAACAACATGCCAGGGAGGAAATCGGCAACCAATGGTCGAAGAAGATAGAGACAATTTAAGAGTTGTGAGAAAGCTCACACCAAAAGAGTGCCACAGGCTCATGGGATTCGATGATATTGATTATGAGAACTGTAAAGCAGTTGGAATGTCTGATACCCAGGGATATAAACAAAGCGGTAACAGTATAGTGACAACTTGCATCTCTTTGTTGATTGAGCATTTATATAAGGCTCAGTATGACAATACATATATTTGTACAGATGAGAAGATGGCAAATTTTCATCAGCCACAAGTGGATTAAGTTCTGCTTGTGGTGATAAGCCACAGTTAGTTGGAGGTATTGGTGAGATAAATTTTGGAAAGCAATTTCGCCAGGGTAATAGGGTATATGATTCAGACCATGTAGCAATGTGTTTATTAGCACAGCCTGTAGGTAATGCTGGTGGATTTAGTTATTTATATGTGGTTAGAAAATAAAATGGAGAATAATACAATAAGTAGTTGAAAACAAAATAGCATATACAATATATAGTATTAAATAATTACAACAAATACTATATATTGTATAAAAATCAAGACCGAAAGAAAGCGGAATTTCTTCTGAAAAATTTAGGAGGTGTGTAGATGAATTTATATCATTTGTGGAAGAAAATTATTAAACAGCCAATTTACATTCTTAACCATACAAAAGTAGTTGTATTTATAGATGATAAGGAATATGAAATTATAGGTATTCGATATAAAAATGGTAAATGGTTAGGCTTGGAAGCAGATAACCACGTATGGCACAACAGAGACGATTATCCAGAAGAGAGAAAATGGATAATTGTAAAAGATAAAAATGGAACAGAATACAAATATCATCAGTGGATGGGACACACATATTATGAATTTATATTTGATGCAGATGGGTGTGATGGATATAGAAGTGATGTGGATATTGTAAGTTGGCGATACGATTGTTCAGATAAGGAGAAATAAATGGTAGTTAAAGTAAGTTTAAATGATGCCCACAAAACGATTAAAGAATATGAAAATCTGGGCTACTTATATATTGGAAGTAATCAATGTATGGATATTGTAACTCTTACATTCAGAGATCCTATAACAGATATTCAATTTCATGAAGGTGACTATGTAGAAAATAGTAATGGCAAAATTGGATATATTTCATCCATTTGTCATTGTGATGAGTGTAAGAAGCGTGGATTCTTTGAACCAACAATTACATATTCTGATGGAACAACAGATTACATTAGCAATTATTCTGTTGAAACTGTTTCGTCTGATTATAAGCAGATTGGAACTCAGAAGTTTTCAACAGAAGATGAGTTGAGAAATAGAATAACTGCACTTGAAAAAGAGAATAAAGAACTAAAGGGAAAAGTGGATAATCTTACTATTCAAAGAAATCATGCGGTTGATTTATGTTTCTTTTATGAAATGGAAAGGTGAAATTAAACAATAATAGATATTCAATGTAAAGACGGAAAATATATTATTGATGCAAGGATTCATAGTGAAGTTGATACGAATGATATTGCAAAAGTACAGGAAAGATTTACTTCTGATTGTGCTTATGAGTTTGCAGAAGCTATGAGAGAAGCAGTAAACGTTAGTCATTTGGTAATGAAAGAACAAAGAAAAGAGGTAACAAAATGAGCAAAACATTAATCGTAGTAGATATGCAGAATGATTTTATTGATGGAACACTTGGCACAAAGGAAGCACAGGCAATTGTTCCAAATGTCAAGAAGAAAATTGAAGAATATTATAATCGTGGAGATAGAATTATTTTCACAAGAGACACACATTATGAAAACTATTTAAGTACACCAGAAGGTATCAAGTTACCAGTTGAACATTGTATTTACAATACTCATGGATGGCAGATTGCAGACGGATTAGAAGTTCCAAATTGTACATATATCAATAAGGAATCTTTTGGCTGGACACATTGGACTGACTTGGGATTTAACAATGATATAGAACTTATTGGTCTTTGCAGCGAAATTTGTGTAGTATCAAATGCTTTAATTATTAAAGCTGATTATCCATTTATTAATGTCACAGTAGATGCAAGCTGCTGTGCAGGAGTTACACCTGATAAACATAAATCGGCTATGGAAGTTATGAAAAGCTGTCAGATTGAAGTGATTGGAGAGTAGAATATGATTAAAATTAATGGCGATGAAGTAAAAATTGAGCATTTTCCAGACGGAACACAAAGATTAAATATAAAAAATATATATGAAGCAGATTATTCTGATAATAATATTGAATGGTTTTATGAAAAAGAGGAAGAGTTGTCAACATTAATATACATTACAAGACATATTAAAAATCTTCCTTATGTTGGATTATTAAATCTTTATATGTATTATTTGCCAAATGCTAGAATGGATAGAATTCATGAAGATTCTGAGGTATTTACATTAAAAAGTTTTGCTGATGTTATTAATTGGTTAGATTTTGATTACATTGAAATTTTAGATGTCCATAGTAATGTTGGAAAGGCACTTATAAATAACGCCAATTTTGTAACTCCAAAACAATACATTGAAAAGGCAATTGAATGGGCTGAAGACGAAATTGTTGAAGAGGATGAAAATGCGTCACCAGAAACTGTTCTTTATTTTCCAGATGCAGGTGCGGCTAAGAGATATTCAGATCTATTTCCAGAACTTCCATATTGTTATGGTGAGAAGAAAAGGGACTGGAAAACTGGAAAGATTCTTGGGTTAGATATTAAAACAAATGGCATTGATTTAACTAATAAATTAGTGTTAATGATTGATGATATTATCGCATATGGTGGTTCACTTTATTATAGTGCAGAAGAATTGAAGAAACATGGTGTAACTGAGATTTATGCATATGCCACTCATACAGAGAATTCAATTCTTGATAAAGAAAAAGGAACATTAATCAAATCTTTGGAGAATAATACTGTGAACAGATTATTTACCACAAACAGTTTATTTAATGGTAGTCATGAAAAAATTACAGTTATGGAGGTTTAAAATTATGGATAACACAATGGCTTTATTATTATCAGATACTTATAAACAGTGTCATGATCGTATGTATCCGAAGGGATTAACTAAGTTAGTATCGTATTGGGTTCCTCGAAAATCAATGTTAGAGAATCAGAATCATATGGTTTTCTTCGGATTACAGGCTTTTATTAAGGAATATCTAATGGGATATTTTCAGAAAAATTTCTTCGATTTATCGGAAGATGAGATACTAACTCTTTATACAGATTCGATGGACGTACAGATTGGTAGAGACAACTATGATTTAGATAAAATTGTAGAGCTTCACAGATTAGGATATTTACCACTTGAGATTAGAGCATTGCCAGAAGGTACACTTGTTCCTATGGGTGTTCCTTGTATTGAAATCACTAATACGGATGACAAGTTTGCATGGCTTGTTCAGTGGATTGAATGTATTCTTCAGGTTGAGTTATGGAAACCTTGTTGTCATGCGACTATTGGTCATATGTATCGTGAGATTGCAGATTATTGGTATGACAAAACAACAGACGGTTTACCTGGCAATATGGCTTGTGCTGATTTCGGTATGAGAGGTATGTCTTGTATGGATGAAGCTACAAGATGTTCTGCTTCATGGTTGCTTTCATTTAATAAGACATCTACAATTCCAGCAATTAATTATATTGATAGATATTACAATGCCGATTGTAAGAATAATGGTATTGGAATCGGTGCTGTCTCAACTGAGCATTCTGTAATGGGTGCTAATTTCTCAATTGATGGAGATGAGATTACGTTCGTTAAGAGACTTTTAACAGAGTTATATCCAAATACATCATTTAGTATGGTTTCAGATACTTATGATTATTGGAATATGGTAAATAATATTCTTCCACAGTGTAAAGAAGAGATTATGAATCATAATGGAAAGCTCTTGGTTCGTCCTGATAGCGGTGATATTGTAGAGATTTCAGTTAAGACAGTTGAAAGGTTATGGGAGATTTTTGGTGGTTCTGTAAATGGTAAAGGTTATAAGGTATTAGATCCGCATATCGGTATTATTTATGGTGATGGCTGCACACTTTCTAATGTAGAAACTATTTGGAAAGAATTAGAAAAGCGTGGTTTCGCAGCTAATAATATTGCTTATGGTGTAGGAGCTTTTTGCTTCACTGCAATCGTTGAAAACGGCAAGATGATTGTTGTTACAAGAGATACTTTTGGCATTGCAATGAAAGCTACATATGGAGTAATTGATGGCAAGAAGTTAATGATTTTCAAAGATCCCAAGACAGATACAAGCCACTTAAAGAAATCTCATAAAGGATGTTGTAGAATATACGATGATAACGGTGAATTAAAGTGTCAAGATCAGTTACTTGAAATGAGTGATAACAGTTTACTTACCACTGTATTTAAAGATGGAGAATTAGTAAGAAAAGACACATTTGCGGATATCAGAAACAGAATGTACGGAGGTAAGTAATGATTAAAATTATTGATGGAGACTTACTCACTTCAAATACTGATATTATTGCACACCAGGTTAATTGCAAAGGTGCTTTTAATTCTGGTGTTGCAAAAGCAATCCGTGATTATGATGTGCAAGTGTATAAAGATTATCATAGTTTTTGTTCGATTAATACACCTGAACAATTATTGGGTTCTGTTAGATACTTTCAGTCTAATATTGATGCAAGAATATATGCAAATTTATTTGCACAAAAATCATATGGTTATGACGGAAAACAGTATACAGATATCAATGCTTTAAGAAAATGTTTTGAAAATTTGAAATCATATGCAGTTTTGGAAAATATGAGTATTGCAATGCCATATAAAATTGGATGTGTTCGTGGCGGTGCAAATTGGGAGGAAGTACATCAAATGATAGAGAATATTTTTTATGATTGTAATGTTGAATTATGGAGGCTTGACAAAGGATGATAAATGAATTTAGAGGTAAATATTATTTTTTAAGCAACTTTTATTCTTCTCCTGTTACATATGAAGGACTTACATATTTGAATAATGAAGCCGCTTTTCAATCAGCAAAAACTTTTTCAGATAGAGAATGTTTCACGAATTTAGATCCATCATCTGCAAAGAAACTTGGCAGAAGAGTTCAGCTTCGTTCTGATTGGGAAGAGGTGAAGTACAACGTTATGTACGAAATTGTAAAAGCGAAATTTACTCAAAATTTAGACCTCAAAACAAAGTTACTTGAGACTGATAATCAGCATCTCGAAGAAGGTAATACTTGGGGTGATAAAATTTGGGGCACAGTGAATGGCGTTGGAGAAAATAATTTAGGAAAAATTCTTATGAGAGTTAGAGAGGAGATTAGACGTGAGTAATTTTGATGTAAAAAAAGTAACTAATGATTGCGTTCAGTGGATTAAGGATTTCTTCGAGAAGAACGGTAAAGACTGTATGGCAGTTGTGGGTATCTCAGGTGGAAAGGATTCAAGTGTTGTGGCAGCATTATGTGTAGAAGCTCTTGGTAAGGATAGAGTAATTGGTGTAAAGATGCCTTGTGGAGAACAGAAAGATATTGATTATTCTAATATGCTTATCAATCATCTCGGAATTAGATGTTATACAATGAACATTGGAGATGCTGTTGGCGAAATCAGAAGTCAATTTCCAGTTGGTGTTAAAATTAGCGATCAGACCACAACAAATCTTCCTGCTCGTATTCGCATGGCTACGTTATACGCTATCTCTCAGTCAGTAAACGGTCGAGTTGCAAATACGTGTAATCTTTCCGAAGATTGGGTGGGTTACGCTACAAGATATGGTGACGCTGCTGGTGATTTTAGTCCATTATCTCAGCTTACAGTAACAGAGGTTAAAGCTATTGGTCGTGAATTAGGGCTTCCATCAGAATTAGTTGATAAGACACCTGCTGATGGTCTTTGTGGAAAGACTGATGAAGATAACCTTGGATTTACTTATGCTGAATTAGATGCATATATCAGAGATGGAATTGAGCCAAATGAGGAAGTGAAAGCTAAGATTGATTCAATGCATGAGAAAAATCTGTTTAAATTACAGCTAATGCCAAGTTTTGTGTATCAGGCGTAAATGAGATACTATATATAGTGTTTATAGAAAATATAGACACTATATATAGTGATATTTTTGCCAAGAAACATAGATTCTTTTGGAGAATATATTAGCAGGAGGTGATACGATGAGTAAGATTTACGATTACGAAGAATATCAAAATCAACGAGTAAAAGTTACATATACTGATAAAAGAAAATACAGAGAAGAAAACATTATTGGTCTGTATGGACAAGTTATTAAAACACAGAATAATTCAATAGCGGTTCAGATTGATGGAATGTACAATGCAGCAAGTTCCAATGGATTATATTGGTTTAAAAGAAGTGAATTGGATATTATCAGAGATGAAAGTGAGGATAATAAAATGACAGGATTTAGTAAAGTGGCGATTGTAAATTTGGTAGATGATTACAATAAAAAGGATTATGGATTTGCTTTATATGATGAAGATATTAATGAAATTGTTAAGTATGATACCAATCATCCATTATATCTGATTGTAAATGCAAGAGGAAAAGATAATAGAGTTCTTGGAATTTTAAAAGAAATTAAGACAGTCGAAGAATATGGTAAAGGTGTGACAGCTCAGGTTGTCGGTGTAGTTAATATGAACGCATACAATGCAAGAATTGATGAGGAAAATCGTCAGAAAGAAATTGCAAAGCAGAAAGCCTCTATTGAGAAGGAATTAAAGTCTGAGATTGAAAAGATGAATAATATTGCTTTATATGAAAAGATGGCAAAGGAGCATCCTGAGAATCCAAGACTCGCTGAACTTGTTAATGCACTGAAGGAACTAGGAGAATAATATGGCAGGATTTATATCAAAACAACCAAACGGATTATATTGTAGATTTTCGACTGTCACGGATTGTCCTACGGCATGGGATATGACACGAGAAGATTATATCAATATGAAAATGCGGGAAGCAAAAGAAGATGCAGAAGATGTATTAGATAATTATTTGAAGCCGTTTGATATGGTGGTGGATATGTATTATCCAAACAATATGACAAAAGAGGAATTTGATAAATTCCTTGAAGAGACTGGATATGATAAAGAACATGAAAATTTAATGGGGGGTTCAATATGAAATACAGAAAGAAACCAGTAGTAATTGAAGCAATACAGTGGACAGGGTTGAACTTAGAAGAAATAAAGGAGTTTGCTGGAGAATCGTTGACTTACGACATTATTGACGATGCATGGGAACTCGGCAAAGGAAGACCACATGTGTTTATGAAGATTAAAACTCTTGAAGGTGATATGAAAGTATCTAAAAAAGATTTTATTATAAAAGGTGTCAATGGTGAAGTATATCCTTGTAAGCCTGATATTTTTGAAAAGACTTACGAAGAAGTTTTAGAATTAGGAGAATAAATAATATGAAGAAGAAAGTTTTAGCAGTCGCTTTAGGATTAACATTGTGCTTAGGAATGACTGGATGCACAAAAGGTGATATTAAGCCTGAAAGTAGTGTTCTTGGGAATAAGTATATAGATTTAGTAACAATCTATAAAGATGATAACTGTCTTACTGAGGTTCTTTACGATAAGAATACCAAAGTTATGTATTTTGCAAAAGATGGTACTAATCAGTTTGGAATAACACCTATCTATAATTCAGATGGAACACTAAAATTATACGATGGAGAATAGATTATAGGAAACCGAAGTTTCCTTGGGATGATAAGAAAGAGAGGTAAGATGTGGATATTTTATTAACAGTATTAATTGGATTATTAGGACTTTGTGTTGGAGCTATTATTGGACTTGGAATTGATTTTAAGATTAATCATACTTACATACTTGAAATGAACAATAATACTAAAGAATATTTAGAAAAAATGATTGATTTACAAAAAGGATATTTCAATACAATTGCGACAGATTTAGCAAAAGCAGTAGATGACATTAACAAAGTATATGAAAAGCCAATTTGGAGAAAGACAGAAGAAGAATTACCACCATGTTCAGGATTATATTATGGCAAGATTAAAGGTAATCCACATGGAGAGAATGCTATGTGGAAAGTAGTATATAACGACAATGAATGGAGCTTATCTGACTATCCTGATAATAAAGTAGAAATTAGTGAATGGACAGAGATCTATTAAGAGAATAAGAAAATGAAAGGAGCGAGAGATTTGCTGCAGCATTAAATCTGGATTTGCTCTGAGTAAGAAATGGAAGAAAAATATCAAATTTATAATGATGATTGTTTCAAAATTATGAATCAATTGATTGATGGTGGAGTTACAGTAGATGCAATTATTTGTGATCCTCCGTATGTGATTAACTATGCTGATTGGGATAAAGAGTTTAATATGCCTCTTGCGATTAAACTATGTTATCAGTTATTAAAAGAAAATGGAAATCTGATTTTATTTCAGGGTTGGTCAAATGTAGCAAAAACAATATCTCTGCTTGATGAAAGTTTTCAAATTCAGAATTGGATTGCATGGGATCGTATTAAAGGACGTGGTGCGAAGAAAAATTTTGTTTCAACAAGAGAAGATATTCTTTGGTACTGTAAGGGTAATAGTCCTACATATACAAAAATTTATTCTAATATCCCCAAGAAAACAGGTGGTTTAGGTAAAAAGAATGGTCAAGAAAATAGAGCATTGACAAATGTTTGGTATGATATTTCACCTATCGTTCCGTGGAGTCCTGAAAGAAACGGACATCCAACACAAAAACCATTACAGTTGATGGAACGATGCGTAACAATTTGGACAAATGAAGGCGATACAATACTTGATTTTACAATGGGCAGTGGGACAACAGGTGAAGCTGCGTTGAAGCTTGGTAGAAAGTTTATTGGTATCGAACAGGATCAAAAGTGGTTTAATATAGCCCAAAATAGATTGGCAGGTGATGCCACTTGCTAGAGATTAATAAAATATACAACGAAGATTGTCTTGAAGGTATGAAAAAGATTGATGATAAGTCAATTGATTTTATTTTCACGGATCTGCCTTATAATACAACTAATAATTCTTGGGAATGTGAAATGCCGTTAAATGATTATGTGAAATTATCAGGTCAATATTTTTATAAAACAGATTTATTCAGGTTAGCTCAAGTAACAAATAGCAGTCTCGAATATACAAGAGATTGGTTTTATGAGAACAAAAAAGATGGTTTATGGACTCATTACAATCGAATCATCAAAGATAATGGTTGTATTGCATTATGGGCACAGTCCCCATTTGATAAGAGACTCGCTTGTAGTAATGAAAAGCTATATCGCTACGAATGGATTATCGAAAAGACCAAAGCAACTGGTCATCTAAACGCTAAAAAAATGCCTATGAAGGCACACGAAAATGTCTTGATTTTCTATAAGAAACTCCCTACTTACAATCCACAAATGACAGAAGGACATATGCCTGTTCATTCTTATACAAAACATACAACAGATGGTAACTGTTATGGTGCTACAAAGACTGGTATTTCAGGTGGTGGTAGTACACAAAGATATCCAAGAGATGTTCTGCAGTTCAAGTGGGACACTCAGAAAAGTAGTTTACATCAGTGTCAAAAGCCTGTTGAAGCGTGTGAGTATTTTATTAAGACTTACACCAATCCAGGAGATTTAGTTCTTGATTCATGTGCAGGAAGTTGTACAACTGTAATTGCAGCTTTGAATACAGGTAGAAATTACATATGTTTCGAGAAGGACAAGGATATTTTTGAGGTTGGAAGTAAGAGAGTAAGAGAATACATAAATGAGTAGATGTGGTAATAATGACTGCCAGTATCATAAATATTGCGAAGGTGGTTTGATGTGGTATGACGAAGATATTACAGAATGTCGTCATTGGATTAAGCCAAAGCCTATCAAGATGAAAAGCATTAAAGTGGCTGAATCAGATTATGATAAGGCGGTTAAGGTATTAAAAAGAAATAAGATAGAGTTTAAATGATACATTGAAAGAAATCTTTCATTCGGTTAGGGGTGAGAAAAATTAAAAAAGAAACAAAAGAAAGTATTAAATGCTTATTGATTATTGTGTGTGTATTATTACTTGTATCTTTAGCTGTTTTTAAACTTATGTCGTATGCAGATTATGCAGAAGAACATTCATATGAGTTGGAAGAAATAAGACCAGAAACTTATGCAATATGTAATACTGTTTCTTATGCTATAGATGATAAGTATGAGGTAATTACAATTTGTTACAATGGTAAAATTCATGTAGTTCAAGGGATAGTGAATATTCACGAGACAAGCGACAAGCCTTATGCAGATATTATAAGTAAACCTCATAGGAGGTATAGTGATGAGATAACAATTTATGTTCCAAAAGGAACTGTTGAGTTCGCTGAAGGCGTCGGAGTGAGATAAGGAGAATAGCTAAATGGCAGAAAAATTTTCAATAGTAAAGCAACTCGATACAGAGCAATTAAGTGAAAAAATTGCTTATTTTGTATATGAGAATGGACACAATCCATATATTTTTGCGAATAATGCAACTTTAGAAGTATTAAAGAAACCATACGAACAAGAAATGAAACGCATCGAGTTTATTGATAGTGGAGTTCTCGCCATAGGCGCAAACAAAGGTCTAATTGGAGAATATCAAGGCTACAAGATGTTTGAGGATAACACATTAGATTTTGGTGAGATTGAATTGAGATAAGAGAGGAGATACAAAGATGTTAAAAGATAATGGAAATTTACGAAGATTTAATGATGATGGAGAACACGCTGAGATGATTTTTTCATACAAAGTTCCATATGGGAATAGGTATGGTTTGTCTGCTGGGAATAAAGGTGGTTTTTGCACAAAAGAAATGTATGAATTTGAGAATGTAACAGAAATTGAAAACCTCATGTTAGGACTTGCTGATATGTTAAATCAAATTAGATGTGATAATGGTGGCAATTTGAGATAAAAAATAATATGAAAGGAATGTGAGCGGCAGCCTTAAAGAAATTCCGCTCTGAGTAGATTAAATGAAATATATGGGATCTAAATCACGTATAGTTGGTAATATTTTACCAATTATACAAGAGCGATTACGAAATTATAATATCAAAACATACATAGAGCCATTTTGCGGTGGTTGTAATGCGATCGACAAAGTTCAGTGCGACACAAAAATCGCATCTGATAATCATAAGTATCTTATCGAAATGTTCAAAAATCTAAATCAGATTCAAAATCTCCCAGAATTTATTACAAAAGAACATTACTCGGATGTAAGAGAGTGCTTTAACAAGAGATCAAATACATATCCTGATTGGTATATTGGAGCAGTTGGCTTTCTTGCGAGTTATAATGGACGCTTCTTTGATGGTGGATATGCAGGTATTGTTCATACAAAAGCTGATACTGAAAGAAATTACTACGATGAAGCTAAAAGGAATTTGTTAGAACAGATTCCACGATTGCAGGATATTCAGTTCCAATGTGGAGATTATGAAGAGTTATATTCTGATAGAATTGACTGCTTGTTTTACTGTGATATTCCATACAAAAATACAAAACAGTATGGATCAAGCAAGAATTTTGACTATGACAGGTTTTGGAATTGGGCTGAGAAGATGAGTGAGAAGAATGTTGTCTTAGTCAGTGAGCATGAAGCTCCTTCAGGATGGGAATGTATTTGGCAACAGAAAGTCAAAAGAACGATTGACAATACAAAGCGAGTTAAAGCAGTAGAAAAGTTATTTGAAATAAGAGAATAATTTAGTGAGGTGAACGAAATGGTATACGGAGTATTTGGTGGTTGTTATAGTGACTGGTATGTGGTCGGATATTTCACCAATCGTCAAGATGCAGATAAGTATTGCTGTTTATGTGGTGATGGTGATTATTGTGTAAAACCGTTAAAAGATTTAACCGATGAAAAAGATTTGTCAAAAGTAGAATTGAAATATGTACATGAGGTTCTGTTTGATTATAGAGATAATAAATGGATCATGCGTGAAGAACCAGATAGATATAAATGTTATGTTGATAGTAAATTACATTGTAATAGCATACGAAGAGGAGATCCAAATAGAACATGGACTAATTGGGTAGCATTTACAGTTAATATTGACCACGATGATAGAAAACTTGCAGAAAAAATTGCACAAGATTACTTAGCTGAATTGCGTTCTTATGGTGATGGTGATATCTATAATGAAAACATTGAAATGATGAATGAAAAATTCGTAGCACCATTTAAGGAAATGGAACGATTAGAAAAAGAAAAAGCACTAAAAGAGAAAGAATTAGCGGAATTAGAAAGATTAAAAGCTAAATATGAGAAGTAATGAAACTCGCATTTCTTGTTTTTAGATAAGGAGAATAATCATATGGAAGATTCAGTAAGGTTTATGCTGTTTTATACTTCAATGCTACTATCTTGCGAAGATGAAGAATTACCTGATTTTATTGATAATACAGCAAGTGTTAATTATATAGGTGGAATTCCTATTGATTTGCATGAATGTTCTATTGAAGAATTAAGAGGTATTAGAGAAGGATTTGTGAGACAAATTTTGGATCAAGCAAAAAACGAACTGGATAAATTGGCAACAGTGCAGCCATTAAAATATAAGCCTGAATATAATGGACAAATTGATATATGGGACGAATTTCATAGATTAAATGGAATAGTAAGAATGAAAGATGCTGTTGTTAGATTGGTTAAAGAAGGAGAATAATTATATGAGGAAGAAAGAAGAATGGATGGTTCATATTTGGGGTGGTGCATGGAATCACGATGCCAATCCATCCATCGAGAAAGATTTAGGTATAAAAGAGGGTTATTACTATTTTAATACTGAAGAAGAAAAGAACAAGTTTATTCAGTTAATCAGGCAGGATAAATATGAGAAACAAGGACTGGCAACTGATTGTAAACACGGAATTATGACTCATAAGAGGACAATTTTCGTTGCCACTCTTAAATATAGGGACAAAACATTTGTCATTCATTATGACTTAGGATATGAATATCCAGAAGATAGTGCAATTTTTTATTTCACAGAAGGTAATTTTGGTTGTGATTGTAATAGAAGTCTTGCTATTAGATGGGAATATGGAGAAGATGTTATTCCTGAATTACCTTGTGGAGATGAGATTGAAATGACAGATTATCATGTCGAGTATCAAGATTAGTAAAGAATAATAAAAAGCAAGGTCTTAAAAGTCTTAAAAATAAGGGCTTTTGAAAATGAATTTTGACTTGAAATTTTGGTTTCCTATGGAGGTAAAAATATGTTCAATAGATGGAAAGCATATCCTAAACATATTCCTAAAAAGCGTGGTTGGTATATATGCTCAATTAGATATGGCGAAGAACCAGGACAAGCATATATTATGGATTTATTTTGGGACGAAAAGACACTAAGATGGAAAGATAATAGACGATTAGATGTTTACAATACATATGAAGTATATGGATATAACGATGAAACTCATTTAAATGATAAAAGGATTTATAAGGACAATGTTTGCTTCAGAGATGATGTAGTTGCCTTTAAAAAATTACCAAAGATTTATAAGTAATAAGAGAATATAACAATGTAATTACAAAACAAGGAAAGGAAAAACGTTCACATGTGAGTAAAGCTGCGCAGCTACTAGGTGAACAAATATTGGCATTAAATATTGGATATTTAACATCAGATAAGGAAGATAATGAGTTATACACGCCCTATTATGCAACAGATCACATTATTAAATATCTTCCAAAGGATAAAATTATATGGTGTCCATTTGATGAAAACTGGTCTGCTTTCTACAACAGGCTAAAAGAGGAAGGATACAATGTAATCAGAAGTTCATTAGCTGAAGGTCAAGATTTCTTTAATTACGAACCTGAAAAATGGGATATCATAGTTAGCAATCCACCCTTCTCAATCAAAGATAAAGTCTTAGAAAGACTTTATTCATTCAACAAACCGTTTGCGGTTCTTCTACCGCTTAATTCCCTGCAAGGTAAAACAAGATATAAATATTTCAAAGATGGTATTTAGATTCTTAGTTTTGATGCAAGAATTTGTTATCACAATAAAGAACATATGGATTCTGTAGTAAAAGGTAGTCCATTTGCAACGGCATATTTCTGTAAAGATTTATTACCAAAGGATTTGATTGTTGAAAAATTGGTTACATATGAAAGACCATTAGGAGAATAAACCAATAGGAAAACCACGTTTTATGTGGTCATGAAAGTAGGTGGGAAAAATATATTGGGATTTAAATACTGAAGAATGGAATTTTAAAAATGATTATGAAGACATCTATTTTCTGCTTCATTGTTTATACAATGCAAAAACTGAGTTATACGACAGAACTCTTACTAATATGAGAAGCAGATATGATCCGACTGAAGCATTTATAGATGGCTCGAATAATGGCTGGAATAGAAGGAGATCGAATTGGTATTCCAAGAAATTATACGATAAATGTGTGAAATGTATTGAGCTAAAAACAAGAGGTCATTTTATACACAGACATTGGAAAGAATGCGTTTGGAAGTACAAAGGTCTTTCAGCACAAGAATGGATAAATTTATATCAGCAATTAATTAAAGAAAATAAATACGACAGTTGGATATTGGAATATGTAGAAGATTGGAAACAGGAATGAAGCATTTCCTTGGAGTTTTTGAACGATAAAGAGAGAATAAATACATAGAAAGAGAGGCGTTAAAATGGTAAACAGATTATTATTTGAGAGCGATGTTATTAGAGCAGTTGATAAGCATACGAGCAATGATAAGTTAGACAATGATATTTCTTGCATTCTTGAAGAAGTAAAGACAGCTACAGTAGAACTCCCATCTATTTTGTTAGAGAACAAAGTAGTACAGAAACAGAAACGAGTACAGTTATTTGAGAATGAAGATGTCATATTAGAGCAACGCGGAAACAGATATTACTTATCTTTGTATGATAAAGAAGGAAAATTTCAGCGAGAAGTTACTATTGATGTCAAGGATAATTACAAGGTTGGACTTGGAAATTGTAAGTAGAGGAGATTATTTATGAATAGACATTTAGATGGATATTATTTTAGAGTTAAAAGAGATGGAAAATGGGACAATGTTTGTTGGTCTGATATGACAGATGAAGAAAGAGACGAGCAAATGACCAATTGTAGTGAAGAATGGTTAAAGTCGCTGTGTAAGGGACTTGGTAATGTTATTCATAAGATTGGTGAAGATTTAGACATTGCGTGTAAATAAAAGTAAATTCAGGTTTCTTGTGAATATTTAAAGGAGGAATAATAGTGAGTAATTTGACACCAGTAGAAGTTGTAAATATATTGGCTTGTATCGCAATGATGTTCTTTTGGGGACTACAGATTGAAGCATCTGAGAAAGTACAGAATCTTGCGGAAGTGTTTTTGTCAATTAGCGTAATTGTAGTGTGGATATGTATATTTTTGAGTTAATAATTCCGCAATAAAAAAGAGAATATTAAAACAAGGAGGTAAGAAAAATTGAAGAGACAGATTCGTAGAGGCGTTTTCGAGACAAATTCATCAAGTCAGCATTCACTTTGTATTATGAAAAATAATGAGCATTATACACCAGATGAGATTGCAAGGGATTTTTATTTGTGGGACGACAAGAAAACTGGTGAGAAAGATTGCGAATGGCATATTTGTGATTACGATATGGAGTTTGGCAGAAGTCCATTTAGAGCATTAGGTAATTTTCATGACAAATGGTTGTATGCTTGTGCTTCATTAGTTCATGAATATAATGATGAGAATTATAAGAAGCTTGAATCACTTGCATTAAAATATGTTCCTAGTCTTAAAAGAATTATTATTCCGATGATTTCAGATTCAGTCGCTGATAAAAATCATCCAGAAAATAAAGATAGCGATTATGCACAGGAATATGGTAAGTCAGAGGATGAGCTTAATGAGTGGCTTGAACAGAAAGAAAAAGATTGGGGAATTGATACAATCGAATATTGGGAAACTGACGATGGTTATTTTCATTTTGAGATACCATATACAGGATATGTTGATGAGAATATACTTGGTGGATTCCTCAAAAAAGAGAATATATCATTAGAAGAATATTTGACAAATAAGAAGTATGTTGTTATTCAGGATGGTGACGAATATTGGTATTGGTCAGATATGAAGAAAGCAGGATTAGTAAATATGGATGCCATTGAGCATGAGTATCCAAGAGCATATGGAACGGAGGATTAATTTATGAAGAGACAGATTAGAAGAAAAGTGTTTGAAACTAATTCGAGTTCTATGCACTCTTTAACAGTTGAAAAACTTGGAGTAACGGAATATCTGAATGTTGATGAAGTAGAGAACAAAGTAATTGTAAATTATGGAGAGTTTGGATGGGGATATGATGAATATACTGATCCAGAAACAAAATTGTCATATCTTATTACGATGTTGGCACAGTATTCTTGTAATGATATTTATGATACCGATGAATTTAAAGAGATTAATGATATAGTTGCTAAGAGATGTGAATGTGATGGGATTCTGATTGATGAAAGTTATAGCGGACATGTAGATCATCAGTCCGTAGATAATATTAATTCTTTAATAGATGAATATGGTTGTACCATTGAAGAGTTTATATTTGATAAAGGTATTAAATTGATTATTGATAATGACAATCATTAAGGAGGTTTTTGATGAAAAAACAGATTAGACGTGGAGTATTTGAAACTAATAGTAGCTCTGTACACAGCTTAACTATGTGTATGGAATCAGATTATGATAGATGGCAGAAAGATAATTTATATCTTTTTAGAGGTTCAGGTTGGTGCTATCCAGATAATAACAAACCTGAAACGAATCATTTCTATACTAGAGAAGAAGCGATTGAATTTGAGAAGACAGACAAATATGTAAGAGAAGATATTAATTGGACAGATGAAGAGGAAGTAAATGAAATTCTTCATGAAAACGAATTCTATGATTATGAATATTTCTGGAATGAATATTGTGAGTATTATGAGACTTTTGAAGAGATAACAACCACACCAAATGGTGAGAGAGTCGTGGCTTTTGGATATTATGGTCATGATTAAATAAAAAAATTGGAGGATTTTAAGAAATGGAATTATTAGGAAGATATAAGAATGGAAACTTTAGAACCACAATTTTGAGTGATGGAACAAAGATCAGAGAGACAGAAGATGATGAGTTTGTACCAGCTTTTGCAGAGAATATGGATATAAAAATTTGTAATTTTTGCGATATGGGATGTCCATTCTGTCATGAAGGTAGCACAACAGATGGAAAATTTGGAGATATTTTGAATGAGAAATTCATTAACACACTTCATCCTTATCAGGAAGTTGCCATTGGTGGTGGTGATGCTACAAGTCATCCTGATTTAATTCCATTCTTGGAAAAACTCAAAGGGAAAAAAGTTATTGCAAATATGACTGTAAATCAGATTCATTTTGAGAAGAAACAGGATTTAATCAGAAAGCTTGTTGATGAAAAACTTATCTATGGTCTTGGCGTATCGCTTGTAAATCCAACAAAGAATTTTATTAAACTCATTAAGCAATATCCAAATGCAGTTATTCATGTAATCAATGGGGTATTAAAATCATCAGACGTAGAAGCTTTAGAGAATAATAATCTGAAGATGCTGATTCTTGGTTATAAGCATTTAAGACGTGGTGATGATTTTTATTCAGAAGATCATGAAAACATTGTTGTAAAGCAGAATTGGCTATATGAAAATCTTGCAGATATTATTGAGAAATTTAAGGTAGTTAGCTTTGATAATCTTGCCATCGACCAGTTGAATGTTAGAAGATTGATGTCTGATGATGAATGGAATGAATTCTATATGGGCGATGATGGAACAATGACTTACTACATCGACATGGTTGAGCGTAAATTTGCAAGAAGCTCAACAGCAGCGTTTGATAAGAGATATGACTTATTGGACTCAGTAGATGATATGTTTCAAAAAATTGTATCTGAATAACTTCACATGAATGCAACATATCATTGGATTTAGAAAAGAGGTATCAAATGGATGATTATAAAAAGCTAATTGATTCAACCGAATTACAGAAAACAGTATTGAATTTCATTGGTTCTGAAGAATTTAACAAGATGGTCAATTGTTCAATATTCAAGGATAATCAAGAGTGTAAATCTGCTATTATTTACGGAATGTCAATCGCATCAATGTTGGTCTGTGATTGTACTCCATTTTATATTAAATTTAATGCAGAAACTAATGAATACGATAACAGACCACAATGCTGCATAGACCACGATAAGTATTTCTCGACATGTGATACTTGTGAGTTTGGAGGTGATTAAGTGTTAGTACCTGCAATTTTATATAAAGAACAGATTAATAAAGAATTTCAAAAATATTACTATACAACAGATATGATGTATGAAACAGGTTGCATGTGTAATTGGAGTCCTGAAATTGCAGAATGTCCAAATGAGAGTCAGTTTCAATATGCAATAATTGATAAGAATGAAAAGCTAATTGGTTACTTAGGGTATTCAGTAAATTGGTTTACATCTAAAGCATATAACTTTGGGTTGTTCTCATTTGACAGAGGGAATGTTCTGGTTGGTAAGGATGTATTCGATAAATTAGAAGAACTGATTAAAACATTACATAGGGTTGAATGGAGAGCTGTTGGTGGCAATCCTGCTTGTAGAGGTTACGATAATTTTATTAAAAGACATAATGGGACAAAACATATTTTGAAAGATTCAATTAAAGATAAGAATGGTAAATATCACGATGATATTATTTATGAGATTGTGAGTGAAGAATAAGACATTGGAGGTGAAAACATGTATCAGAATTGTTGTAAGAAATGTGGAAGCATTTCACTACATACAGAAGTAAAAGGTAATAATACAGGACTTTATTGTGATGATTGCGGTGCATGGATCAAATGGCTTGGTAAAGATGAATTGAGAGCTTTCGAACATGCAAATAAATCAAGAGGTTTAAGAGCGACTGCAAAAGTTTATGATGAAGCATTTGCCAATAATTCAACAGATAATGAAAACATTAGTGATTGTTTGATTATTGGATTTGATAAACATAAGGGCGAACAAACTTGGATGTCTATTGGTAGAAAAGATGGAGACACATTGGACATTGTAAACATGATTAAGGATGAAAGAGCAGAAAAATTATATAAGCAACTACTTTCAACTCAAAAATCAGTTTCGCAGTAAACCAATCTTTCTTTGGAAAATTTTTAATCGTATCTAAGCCATTCGGCTATGGAAATCCCGACAAATAAGAGAATATTACAGTGTAACTAATAAAAATATTACATATAAAGGAGATTTTAAATGAAGAACACAAATTGGAAAGTGCCAGTAATTATTGGCGTAGGAGTATTAGCGGTTATTTTGATGATTGTATTTGGAGTACAGAGTTCACAGAATAAAGCCATTGCACTTGAGGAACAGGTAAACACAGCATCATCAGATATTAAAGTACAGGAGAAACGAAGAGTTGATCTTGTATATAACCTTGCTGATTGTGTAAAGCAGTATGACAAACATGAAGCTGATACATTGACAGCGATTGCAGCTGGTCGTGGATCAACAGGAGATATTGAGAATGTAACAACAGCTATTACAGCAGTTGCAAAAGCATATCCTGAGTTGAAGTCCAATGAGAACTATAAGACTCTTATGAATGAGTTATCTATGACAGAGAATATGATTGCAGAGTATCGCAGCAATTACAATAAACAGATTAAGGAATACAAGCGATATGTGAGAAAGTTCCCTACAAGACAGTTCCTTGGATTGCTTGGATATGAAGTACAGGAATATCAGTATCTGGATTACAATGCGCCAGTTGATGCTCCACAGGATTTGTTTAAAGAGGATTAGTCTATGAGATATGGTAGAAAAGGTTTTGATTTTGGCGATTTTGAAATAACAAAACGTGAAATCTTGGTTAGTATTTCTATCATTGCAGTTATGATTCTGTTTGGTATTCTGATTTCTTCTAAGATTTCAGAATATGAAATGGATAAAAATGAAATTTATAACAAGGCTGTTAAGATAGAAAGTCAAGAAATGTTCCAATATGGAATGGACACAAATGTTGGTAATGCTTTTGTATATGGTGATTTGAAAGCAGTAGATACAGTTACATATCCTGAAATTGGTGGAGAATATATGTATGTAGAAAAAGTCAAAGAGAGATATACGATGCATACAAGAACTGTTACATATACAACGGGCAGTGGAAAAACAAGACGAACTCATACAAGAACAGAAGTATATTGGACTTGGGATAGAGTTGGAAGCGAAGATATTAAATGTAAAGAAGTGTCATTCTGTGGAGTGAATTTTGCAAGTAATAAGATTGACTTACCTGGTACTGATTATATTGACACAATTAAGGAATCAAGTCATGTAAGATATAAATATTATGGTGTTGGAACTGAATATAAAGGAACAATTTTTACAGATTTAAGAGATAAAACTATTCCAGATAATACATCCTTTTATAATAATTCGACTATTGAAGAGACGATAGGAAGGCTAGAATCTGATTTTCCAATTATTATTTTCTGGATTTTTTGGGTTATTTTAATCGGTGGAATAGTGTTTGGTTTCTATTATTTAGATAATAGGTGGTTAGATTAAGGATAAGAAAGGAGAACAAATGAGTAGCAGTAGCATTTATGGAATAAGAAAAGATTATACAGGAGAAGAGATATTTGAATATAAAAACTCATGGTGGTTTTCTCCTATAATTTGGAGCGTCTTACCAGATAAATATATTCATGATTACATTCAAACACCATTTGGTTTTAAAAAGGGAATTATTGGAATGGACGGAAATGATGTATGGACAAGAACTAACAAATCCATTAATGAGTGTGATAACACACCTGATAGGGTTTGTTGGGAGATGTCAAATCAACAGATTTTTCATACATCTGATAAACAGATTATTTCAAATTCTATTATGCAATTCTTAAAACAAAATGATACTTATGATGTATCAGAAGAAGATAATATCCCAGTTTTAAAAAGAGAACATATTATTGAAAGATTTACCGAAATAGCAAATGATATTTTGTCAATTGACGAAAATGAATTTCCATATTTTGTTTTTAAAAATACAACAGTTGATGATGGCGTTGAGAGATGGTTTGAAAAATATGATGAAGAATCTGACGAGTATGTTTCATGTGCAATGTCAGAAAATACAGATGATTTTTATGCAGAATTTGTATTTTTCAAAGATGGAAAAATTGACAAATTTGTAAGTAACAAAGATTATCAGTTTGAATCATAGAAAGAAATTTTTCTTTCCTTTGGGCAGATTGGAGGTGTGAATATGTATCAAGAATTAAAAGGTAATGAAAATTTTTCAGATAAATACGCAACATGGGTTATAGCATATTGTTTAGATACAGATTCATTTTTTGCAACAAATCAAAGACATTTCTTTTGGGAATATAATGATGAATTCCAATGCGAAAACGATGCGATTAATTATTTCAGAAACAATTTGAATGAGTTTAGAAATGCTAGGAAAGAAATATTGAGTAATTGTGGTGGATGGAGCATTGATAAGGATTTGTTTTTAGAAAATACGAAAGAAAGGTTTTCAAATGCAAATAGGAGAATAACAGTATGAAAGCATATTTAGTAGAACGACCTGCAAGAGATTGGTGTCAAGATTACGCAATGGTAATTATCGCACAAGATGAAAGACATGCTGAAAGAAAAGCAAGAGTAAGTTCAGATGACTTCAAGAAGTGTCAAGAGATTACCATTACAGAAATTGATATGAATGAAGAACAGTGTGTTTTAACAGCAAATACAGGTGCATAGGAGAATAACATCATGAAAGGTAAATATAAAGGCTGTGACATAGAAGTAGGACTAGATAGCTCAGGTTTCTTAACCTTTGCAGTGTTCGATAATGGATACGAAGTGACAAGTGGATTTTCTGAAAGTAGTGATTCTGTAAGAGATTATTTTAACTATATGAAAAGTGTAGTAGATGACTATAAAGAACATCCAGAAGATTATGAATAGGAGAATAAGTACATGAGAATAGAGAATATAGAAGTAACATTTAAAATTCCAATTCCAGTTGGTAAACCTGATTTGAATGGTGTCATATATTCTAAAGAAGCAATTAGAAATGCCTATAAAAATGTAAAGAATATTCCGATTGAAATGCCAAACAACGATGGTCAGTTTCTTCCTATTGGAGTAGCACAAGAGGTTGAATTGATTGAGGACGAAGATGGTATGTATATTACAGGCGTTGGTCTTGTTTGGCATGGTGGCACAGAAGAAAGCGTTGAAATTAAGGATGGTAAGGTAACTAGCTTCAAAGTGAACGGCATTGGAATTGCAAAAGAGTAGGAGATAAAGATATGAATAATTTAACACATAGAGAAGAAATAAATCTTTATGAAGCAATTCAAAAATCGTTTCCTAAAATTCTAATCAAGGATCTGACAGAACATGAAAGAATTTGCCCTATCTGTAATGGTCTTGGTATGAGAATTGAAGATAATATTTATGGAATCAAAGATGATGATTCTGAAGCTGGCAGACGAAAACTCTTTCCCTATAAGCATCAAGCACTTTCGTTTTGCCAGAGTTGTTTTAATGGAGTACAGAGTTTGTGTCCTTATTGTGGACAACCATATAAGAATCAAGGATATATGCATTGTGACTGCGAAGGACAGAAGAAAGCTGACGAAGAAGAGAGAATAAAGAAGTGGAATGATAAAGTATCTAAAGCAGTTCAAGTTGATGAAAAAGATGTAAACACGATGCTTTACTGTGAAGAGTTTGACGAGTATTACGATACTGTTGATGATTTCTTTGACGATTATGCAGCAAATTACATGAATGAAGAATTATACATAAGACCTGAGAGATTATGGGTATGTAGCGTAGAAAAGATTCATATTGATGCTGACAGTGTAGTTGACAATGTTTGCCAAGAGCTACACGAAGATGCTTATGAACAGTGTGATATTGGTAGTCTACAAAATCTGTTGGATGTTTGGTGTAAAGATCAGACAGGAACGATAACATATTACCCTTGTTATAAGCAGTATGTAAAAATTGATTGGAGTAAATATTAACAGGAAAGATTCGTTTCTTGTGGAATGAAAGGAGAATATATAAATGAATGAAGAATTTTTATTAATCGTAGAAAGCTTAGAAAAATATAAGGATCTATTAGAAAGAAAAAATGATGAAATTTGTGATGGAATGACTGAAAGCGAAAAGAGAGCATATCAGTTAGGAATTACAAATATGTATGAAATGTTGAAACAAATTATTGAACATGATCGCAACGAAGGTAATTATAACGTATTTGTTCCTGAGATTAAGGAAGAAGAATCTGGTGAATATGATTCAGAAGATTTTATTAAATGGGATTCTAAGAACAGAGAATAAATAAGTATGAATTATCGGTTTCCTTTGGAGGTGAAAATGTGGAGATTTTAGGAAATAAATTAAAGAGGTTTTTTGATACTGTGGATAATCAACCAAATGATGCTGAAATTACATATGCTGGCAATAGATACGAGGTATGGGAAGTATCTGAAAATCTATTTAATAAGATGTGTGATATGTCAGAAGATGAATTTGTTAAATTGGCAGGTGAAGAGGCATGGTGGAGACAGTGTGATGGTAGTGTACTTGGCGTTCCTGATACATATTTTTCTGTTCATGGAGAACGATTACTTGGATGGGATTCACCAATTTATGAAAGTAAGGTATGGCATAAATACGTAAATTTATCTGAATATCTTTGTGACTGTATTGGTGCTTCAACTGGTAAAAATGTATGTGCTTGTGTAACAGATCTTGCAAAGTATAATGATATGACAATAGCTGAATTGTTTGACAAGTATGAAGGATACTCAGAAAAAGAGTCATATAAAAATAAAATTATAAATGACACTGAAATTGAGGATATTCTTGCAGAACACTTCAATGTTTCTGATTGTTTATTAAAAGTAGTACACACGATACATGGTGAGTCTGTTATGGCAGAAATAGTTGAATAAATAGAGAATAATCTATCAGGAGGTGTATATGTTAAAGACTTTTGATGAATTATCTGAAGAAGAAAGTTTGTGTAAATATTGTTCAGCAACCGATTATGGGGAGCATAAATCATGCATTACACCAAATGGATATTATTGGTGCGAAGGTGCATATTGTGAAGATGCTTACAGAGAATATTTAGATGATAACGAAACAAGTGAAAATGTTGTGAAATATGCAAGTAAAGTAATACTTACGAATAAGGAGGATATTGATGAGTACACCACTAAAATTTGAATTCGATTTTGATGAAGTGTTTGAAGGAATTAAACAAGGCGTTATTAGAGAATTGGAAGAAATGAATTTCGATGCTGCAAAAGATAATGTTATCAATCAGATAAAGAGTGAAATTAAATCAAAGATAGAACTTACATACAGTGACGAAAGAGAATTAAAAGACGAGATAAAAAATGAAATCAAGGAAAGGGTTTATGATTCGATTATCAAAGAAGTTGGTGATAAATACGTTGATAAATTTAATGATTATGTAGAAAATCAGTTATCTAAAAATCCAGAACGTCTCAGCTCATTACAGAATATTATTAAAAGAGAAGTGAGTGAGAATTTATATGAAGATTTGTATGGTTCTATAAGAAATGAAGTAATTGGACAGGTTAAGGATGCAACAACACAATTATGTAATTTAATTGGTAACAATTCTGTCAAGGTTAAAGACTCTAATAAGACTATTAGTAAAGAAGAGTACGAGGATTTACTTGATAGAGATAGAAAATTAAGTGCATTAGAAGCAGGTGGAGTTGATAACTGGAAGTGGTATGGAGAATCACTAGTATAATATCTTTTTAATAACTCGACTATATTTAAAATCTGTGCTACAATGTCCTTATAAAGATTTTGGAGGGCATTTACATGGGCAAAAGAGCATCATCAATCGAACTTAGCA